GAGGATTGCTGAAATGCAAAAAGAGACAGTCAAAAAAGAAGCAGAAAGGCTTGAGGGTATGGCTGAGTGGAAAGCTAGAATTTTAGGTATAAGTCAAGACGATGTCATTTAAATGCAAAGAATGTGGAAAGGACTTCGAATCACAAAGAGGTCTTCATACTCATATAAAGAAACACGACATGTTTCTTGGGGATTACTACGTAAAGCATTACGCCCGAAAGAACAAGCTTACGGGAGACCTTCTCCCCTTTAAGAACTATAAGGATTACTTTTCGAAAGATTTCTCTCAACCACACCAACTCATGGAGTGGGTTAACAAGTCACCAGCTCAAGAAGTAAGAGAATACTTAATTGAAATACTACAAAAGAGAGTATCTAATAAAGATATGGGCTATGGCCCAACGGAGTTGGAGCTAAGATCAGCTGGATTACCATCAATTGAGGTTTACAAAAAGTATTTTGGCAGTTACACATATGCATGTGATAAGGCTGGCGTAATGCCATTACTAGGGAGTCAATTGCCAAAAGAGTTCTTTAATGATTATTCTGATGTCAAAATATTAATTGATACTAGGGAGCAGCAACCTCTTTCTTTTAAAAACTCAGAGTCTTTTAAATTGGATGTGGGCGATTATGGCGTTACTGCCAAAGATTATGATTACACTTACGTGGATAGAAAGTCATTTGGTGATTTTTGCGGCACAACTACCGTGGGATATTCTCGTTTTTGCAAAGAGCTTGATAGATGTAGGTCTTTGGGGGCTTATTTGTTTGTGGTAATGGAATTCTCGTTCGAAGGCATTGATGAGTGCAATTACAAAAGCTTCAAAAAGTATAAACTTGATTATGTGCTTCATAATATGCGTGAAATACAAAAGCAATATAAAGACTGTTGTCAATTTGTGTTTGCTGGGTCTAGAGAGTTAAGCGAAGAGCTTATTCCCAAACTACTTGTTTGCGGTAAGAAATCTTGGAAGACTGATATAAATTATTTTTGGTCTAAACATCTAAAAGAATTATGAGTTGGGTAAAAGGAATACAAGAGTCTAGAAACAGGTTTCCAGATATTAATAAAGAGCTTTTAGAGATAGAAGGATATCTCGAGGAAGACGAAGCTAAGATATTGTTTTATAAATTTCTACGACAGAATCCATCTTTTGCTGCAGAGTTCATAACTGGTGTTAGATTGTTCCCTTTCCAGCATATGGCTATTAAGGGCATGATGGAGACCGATTACTTTTTGGGGATATGGAGTCGTGGAATGTCCAAAAGCTTCTCTACGGCCGTTTTTGCGCTATTAGACGCCATTTTAAACCAAGGCGTCCACATAGGAATCATATCTAAGTCTTTTCGTCAGTCAAAAATGATATTTACTAAGATGGAAGAGATAGCTCAAAGCCCCAAAGCTGAGTTTTTATCTCAATGCATAACAAGGGTGTCTAAAGCTAACGACCAATGGGTCATGGAAATCGGATCAAGCAAAATTACTGCTTTGCCTTTAGGAGATGGCGAGAAGCTACGTGGTTTTCGTTTTGAGAGGATGATTATTGATGAGCTACTCCTGATGCCTGAGAAAGTCTTGAATGAGGTCATCATGCCGTTCCTTTCTGTTATCAAGAATCCAACAGAGAGACAAGAAACTTATGATCTCGAAACAGAGATGATAAAACAAGGTAAGTTAACCGAAGAAGAGAGAACAAAGTGGCCCAACAACAAAATTATAGGGTTGTCATCTGCCTCTTACAAGTTTGAGCATTTGTACAAGATGTATAGTCAATATGAATCATTGATTTTAAACGAAAACGAACAAGATAAAGCTCACAGGACAATAATGCACTTTAGTTATGACTGTGCGCCACAACAGCTTTATGATCAAAACCTTATTGACCAAGCAAAGGCGACCATGAGCCAATCTCAGTTCGACCGAGAGTTTATGGCTGTATTCACAGATGATAGTTCTGGCTATTTCAAGGTTAGTAAAATGGCGGCATGTACAATTCCAGACGGAGAGGGTCAATCTGTTGAGGTTATTGGGTTACCACAAGATGAATATATACTTGCTTTTGACCCATCTTGGTCTGAGAGTGAATCATCTGATGATTTTGCTATTATGCTTATAAAGCTTAACAAGGAATCTAAAAAAGGCACTGTAGTTCATAGTTACGCTTTGCCAGGAGCTAATCTAAAAACACATATAGAGTACATGGCTTACCTTCTGACGCATTTCAATATAGTATCAGTTGTGGGTGACTATAATGGAGGTGTACAGTTTTTAAACTCCTGTAATGAGAGTAGTATATTTAAAACAAAAAAATTAAAACTAAATGTAATAGATGCTGATCTTGATAACCACCAAGAATACGACAAAGGATTACGCAGCTTGAAAAGGCAGTACAATAAAGACACAAGTACTTATGTTTTCCTAAGGAAGCCAACCTCTAAATGGATTAGATACGCTAATGAATTACTACAAGCTTCTTTTGATCATAAGAGGATATTCTTTGCTGGCGCTGCCATGAATGATGATTACAATAAACAAAGAAAAGCAAAAATACCTATAAAAAAAATAAGCTTTCTGCCAAATTATCAAAACAACTCCGAACCTTCCAAAATGATTGATTTTGTTGAACACCAAAAGGATATGATGGATCTTATTAAGGTCGAGTGTGCTTTGATACAAGTAAACACATCTGTTCAGGGAACCCAAAGTTTTGATTTACCAATAAACCTAAGAAAACAAAGCAGTGCAGATAAAGCAAGGAAGGACTCTTATTCTGCAATGATATTGGGGAATTGGATGATGAATGTTTACTACGACATGATGGATGATAAGATTGATTCAAGCCAAGGCACATTTACACCCATGTTTATAGATTAGATATGCAAGATTTCAGATCTCTAGAGGCTAATTTTAGCACAATTAAAAAAGAATACGAACAGATAAAAAACAGCATGTTGAATTATCCAGAAACAAACCTTTACAATAATGCGGGTTGGGAAGTTTTTCCTATTTTTAATTGGCCTCATGGGGAGATTATAGAAGAGACATCAAAGCTATTGCCAGAGACGACAAAACTTATAGAGAAATATGTGCCAAATCATAAATCGGCTTCGTTTTCTAGATTAAAACCTAAAACAATTATCAAGCCTCATATGGGACATCAAGGAGACTTCTTAAGATATCATTTGGGAATTGATGTATATGAAGGAAATTGTGGGTTAAGATCTGAAGGTAAGGTGTATAGATGGGAGAACGGAAAGTCCTTTGTGTTCGACGATAGGAAAGTTCATTCAGCTTGGAATAAAAGCAGCAAAGACAGAGTTATATTAATAATTGATTTTACAGAATAAAATGGAATACGATTTCGAAAAACTAAAAGAAAGATTTAAACCTATAGAAGATAGGTGGGAAGACATAAGAGCTGAGTATGATGGTATAGCAGAGAAGTTTTCTGCTTGGCCAGCGACATACATAAACAAAGGCGACACTTGGACTTTGTTTCCGATATTCGATAGAAGAACAGAGAGTATAGGGGCTAGAGTTGGGTGTGATATTGAAAAGACTTTCCAACCAATGATTCCGATAACTACATCTTTAATAAAAAAGTATATACCAACTCATGGAGCTTGTGGGTTTTCTAGAATGGAGCCTGGGGCTTATCTTAAGCCACACTACGGATATAAAACGCCACATCTTAGATACCACCTAGGGATTGATTGTCCAAGTGGTAATATAGGTCTTAATTGTGAAGGAAAAATATACAGATGGAAAGACAAAGAATCTTTTATCTTCGATGATAGAAAACTTCATCATGCTTGGAATAAAAGCAGAAAAAGAAGAACTATTTTGATGATAGATTTTATACCTTAATTTAAAAGTTACTTTTAAAAGTTAAAAGTTTAACTTTACACTTTTCCGTGTATAATCTTTTATGGCAAAGAGGAAATATACAAAAAAATCTGAATATTGGAACAAGCTTAGTGAGAAGAGCCAACCAATAGCAGGCGCATCAGAAGATTTTCAACCAGATATGCTGGGCGAAGCTTTTTACACAGCTTCGGCTTCTTACAGAACGTCGAAAGCGTCTAGAGCTACATCTACTCAAAAAGGTGTATCAAGATTTAATAGGTCAGCTTTAGATAAAAAAACAGATAGGTTTTCTAGTATTAGAGGAGGCCTTCTTCCATATAAGTATTCGGCCGATGGAGTTAATGTGAGGGATGCTATTGAGCTTTGTCAAAAAGCTTACGCAAACGTTTCTGTTTTCAGAAATGCTGTGGATATAATGTCCGAGTTCGCCAATACAGATTTGTTTTTAGAGGGAGGCACAAAGAAAAGCAGAGAGTTTTTCCAGGAGTGGTTTAAGAAGATAAATTTAACTAATTTAAAAGATCAATACTTCAGAGAATATTATAGAAGCGGCAATATATTCTTGTATAGACTTGATGGTAAATTTCAAGAGGACGATTTCATAGATTTGGTTAGATCAATATCACCAACTGGTATATCTAAGAATAGTATACCCATAAGATATATATTGATGAACCCATACGATATAGTAGCTACAAGAGCTTCGTCGTTTAATGATGGAGCTTACGAAAAAATACTTTCTGAGTATGAGATGTCAAGGCTGCAAAACCCATCCACAGATGAAGATAGAGAAATATTCGACTCTCTACCTAAAGATGTTCAAGAAAACATAAAAAGAGGAAATTATAACACAGACGGTCTAAAAATTAAACTAGACCCAGAAAAAGTGTCTCATTCTTTTTATAAAAAACAAGATTACGAGCCATTTGCTATTCCATTTGGATATCCAGTTCTTGAAGACATTAATGCAAAGCTTGAGCTTAAAAAAATGGATCAAGCAATAACACGAACCATTGAAAACGTAATACTTTTGATAACAATGGGGGCAGAGCCTGATAAGGGGGGCATCAATGCACAAAATTTAAACGCAATGCAAAACCTTTTCAAAAACGAAAGTGTTGGGCGTGTTCTTGTATCAGATTATACAACCAAAGCCGAATTTATTATACCCGACCTTAATAAAGTTCTTGGGTCTGAAAAATACAAAGTGCTAAACGAAGATATTAAGCAAGGATTGCAAAACGTTGTTGTTGGTGAGGAGAAATACGGCGCAACACAAGTTAAGGCTCAGATATTTATTGATAGACTCAAAGAAGCCAGAAATGCTTTCTTGGCAGACTTTTTACAAAAAGAAATCAAAAGAATATCTAAAGAATTAGGTTTTAGATCTTACCCCACAGCGACATTTAAAGATGTGGATATGAGAGATGAGGCTCAACTAATGAAAGTTGCGACAAGACTTATGGAGCTTGGTGTTATTACACCTCAACAAGGCATGGAGATGTTCCACACGGGTAAATTCCCCAATGTAGAAGATATAAGCCCAGCCCAAAAGAAGTTTATAGAGGAAAGGGAAGAAGGTTATTACAACCCTATAGTGGGCGGTGTGCCAATGCTAGAGCCAGCCACTGGCGATACCCCAAAAGGACCAAACGGTCAAGCAGGAAGACCAGAAGGAACATCTGGCATACCTCAAGAAAATTCTGAAGCTAAGTATTCAAGAAGCAATATAGAAAAAACAATCCATAATCTTGAAACAGTTAGGGCTGAAGTAAAGAAGGAGATGAGAGATAAATTAAAGATTAAGAGGTTTACAAAAAACAACGAAAAGATGTTGGACAGTTTATGCGAAGCTGTAGTTTGTTCCACTAGCATTGAAAGTTGGACGCAAAAAGCAGTTTCTTGTGTATCTAATTTAGAAGAAATACAAAATCTAGATGTTTTACCTGAAATTCTTGATATATCAGCGAAACACGAACTAGATAATTATTCATCTGCAATATTGTACCATAGTAATGAAAACAAATAAAAGCAAAAAACTACCCTACAAATACACAACCACTTTTGAAGCAGAAGTTTTTTCTTGCGACATAGGAGGAGATTCTTTTATATCAAAAGCATCACTCGATAATCTTGAGTCGCTAGTGCCAAAAGGTGTAAACTTTGCAGATAACATTGATCTTATGGGGGTTGCTTTTAACGCAGCTGTAGTAAATAAATTTAATAAAAATGGCGATGGAATTGATTCCAGCACAGCCATTGAGTATACAAAAAACTTTATACATAAGCCAACAAATATAGAACACGATAAAGATAGAATTGTCGGTCATATTGCAAGCGCTGGTTGGAGTGAGTACGGGACAAGTAGAGTTATGCAAGCCAATGAGCTTGAAGGTTATAAAAAACCATTCAACATTGCTTTGGGAGCTTTGGTTTATAAATCAGCTAACCCAACATTCGCAGAGGCTTTAGAAAAATCATGTAGCTCTGGCGATGAGATGTATCATTCTGTATCTACGAGTTGGGAAGTTGGATTCTCCGAATATGTTCTCGCTGTTGGTAGTGAGTATTTGGAAGAAGCCAGAATAGTATCAGATCCAAAAGAGATGGAAGAGATGGTCGGATGCCTTAAATCTCTAGGTGGATGTGGAAAAACAGACAAGGGTGAAGTTGTAAGTAGGCTTATAACGGGTAAAATTTACCCGCTTGGTATTGGTTACACAACGAACCCAGCAGCCGACGTTAAGGGTGTCTATATGAAACCTGAAGAGAAAAAACAAATTATCATTAAAGATAAAAGAGATAAAAATATTTCACAAAGTGAAAAAACTAATGTAAACCTTAAAAAGAATAATTCTATGGAAACTGAAAAAGTTATCAACGAACTGAAGGATCTTCTTAACGAAAAGAAGTTCTCGCAAGAAGCAGTCGCTTCTATGACCAGCACCTTTGCAGATGCTATCAAAGAAAAAGACGAAGAGTTTCGTGCAGAGCTTACTAAAGCACAAGAAGAAAAAGAGGCTGTTGCTGCAGAGCACCAAGAACTTAAAACTTCAGTCGAAGACTTGAAGGCAAAGTTTGAGGAAGCCCAAAACAAAATCGCCGAATACGAAGCTACAATTAAAGCTGAAGAAGCTGTAGCCCGTTTCAATGAGCGTATGGACATCCTCGATCAAAAATTTGATCTTGAAGACCAAGATAAAGAGTTTTTAGCTCAGGAGCTTAAATCAATCGACGAAGCTGAAGAAGCTTTTGCGTCTTTTGAAGAAAAGCTTTCTGTTTTGTGGAGACACAAGAGTAAAGAAGCTAAAGCTGAGTTTGAGAAGCAAGTGGAAGCTCGCATTCAGGAAGAAGTTGAGAAGAGAATCTCAAAGCCTACTGAAGAAGCTGTAGCTAGCAAAACTCAAGAAGAAATCCTTGATGGGGCCGAAACTACGGAAGCGGCCGTTTGTAATTCTAACGAAGAGTCTTCACGCGAAGAGCAAACCATTAGAGAAAAGCTCGCTGCAGCTTTTGATCGCAGCAACATAGAAATTTCATAACAATTTAACAAAATATAATAATATGTCACTTAGAATTCTACCATTTAGACAATATGACGAAAATGATGTAATCAATCTTTTCGCCCTTGAAGGTGCTAGCGCAAACGAGGCCACTACGGACTCTGGTGCTGGCGATGCTGGTGTATTTGTTAAGGTCTCCGCAGGAGATTTTGACCAAGACCCAGTTTCATACTCAGACGACTCTTACCTTGGTAAGACCGACTACCCATTCATCAAAGCTCAATATCCAAAAGTAAACCTTGAGTGTGCTCCTGCTTCTAGCGGTGATGCTCTTCTTGGAATTACTCTTCGTCAAACTGCAAAGACTGACGAAAACGGAGAAAAGCTTCTTTACAATCCAGTTAAAGCAGAAGAGCTTGGCTGTGTTATGCCTGGACAAGCTGTTCCTGTTGCAACCCGTGGTGTGTTCACCATCACTGCTGATGCATACACTGGCTCTCTTTCAGTTGGTGGAGGTGTAGCTCTCAGCGCTACAGCTGGTAAAGTTAAGGCTTGCGCCGCAACTGCAGCAGAAAAAGTTGGTACAGTAATCGGAACTGGTAGCCGCTCAAGCGGTACTATCACTGACGCTTTTGCTGGTGATTATGCAGTTATCGCTCTTGGTCTGTAATCTTTAACATTTAACAAGAAATATATATATAATAACATGAAAATTTCACTCAAAAGAACTCCAGAACAAGTCGAGCTTATCAAAGCTATGGCTTCGAAGAATCGTTCGGTTGCTTATGAAGCTCAAGTAGCTCTTGCCGAATTTATCGGTCCAGTTATTGCTGAAGTAATCAATAATGCTCCAGTACTCAGTAACCTGTTTACTTCTCTTAGTTACAACTCAGAGGACAATCCTTCAATTCCGTTGGATCTGTACTACGATGTTACTGACGAAGATTATGTTAACGTTTACAGCACTAGCGTTGCTGGTGGTCTACCTCAGAATCAGGTAACACCTACAGTTTCTGAGCTTAAGGTCGCTACCTACAGCTTGGATACAGCAGTAAGCTTTGATCGTCGTTATGCAGCTAAGAGCCGCATGGACGTTGTAAGCAAGACATTCACTCGTATGGCTCAAGAGATTCTTCTTAAGCAAGAGCGTACTTCTGCTAACCTTATCATGGGCGCAGTAGCCAATGCATCAACTAACGGCAAGGATCATATCTTCCGTGCTGGTACTGACGGCTCATTCCTTCTTGATGACTTCAACAACTTGATTACCCGTGCAAAGCGCATTAACACCGCTTGGAACAAAGGTACTCCAGAAGGTGGTCGTCGTGGTATTACTGACCTTATGGTTTCTCCAGAGGCAGTTAAGTCTCTTCGTGAGATGTCCTACAACCCTGTAAACACCAAGACTGGTCCTGGATCTTCCGATAACGGAATCGCAGCTCCAGAAGGTCTTCGTGAGTCTGTTTACAACGCTGGTGGAGGTCTTCCTGACTTCTACGGTATCTCCATCATGGAGGTTAACGAGCTTGGTGTAGGCCAGAAGTTCAATACTATCTTTGATACTATTGCTGATGCAACTTCTTACTCTGATGCTAATGGTGCTAATAGCGCAGTATTCGATGGAGCTTCCGACGAAATCATGCTTGGTCTTGATCGTGGTCGTGACTCACTCGTTAAAGCAATCGCTGTCGACGAAGAGAATGGTTCTGAATTCCAACTTACCGCTGACGATCAGTATAGCATTCGTCAGAATAAGATTGGCTGGTTCGGAGGACTTGAAGAGGGCCGTATGGTTCTTGACAATCGTGCTCTGGCTGGAATCATCTGTAACGGACTGTAATAGCCTAAAACAAAAATTTAAAGGTCATCCTTAACGGGATGGCCTTTTTTTGTGTAAATATATTATAACAAACCTATAATATTAGTATGAAAGAAGAAAACTCAAATGAAATGGACGTATCTTATGGAGTAGATCAAGATAGTGAATCCGCAAAGTACTCTTACAAGAAATCTAAAAAGAAGATGAAAAAGTCCAAAGCTAAACAAGAAAAAGCAGAACCTAAAAAGCCGAGTTTGATCACAGAGATCAATGAAATGAAAGCTAACAACGAAACCAGGACTCCTGAGTTTTCTAAAAAAATGAGCGAGCTTGAAAATATTCTGGGCGTGAGTGAAATCAATCCATTTGGCACAAATGAGCTGGACGTATTCGAAGATAAACTTAAGGGAATGAGCGAATCTGATTTGCAAGACCTTGCTTACAAGGTGGGTTTAAACCCATATATACCAGGACCACAACTCAAAGGAGTTCTTAGAAACGAATTCAAGAGCTATAATAGAAATAGCATGCGTAACTCTTTGCCTTCAAAAACAGATGCTATTAAGCTGGATCCAAACAACCCAGACCATCAAGAAACTATAAAAATTATAGGAGAAATTTAATAAATGCAAGTATTAGAAGAACTGGCTGAAGAATTAATGAAAGATGAGTTTGATGGGGATTCCTGTTTGAACTCTATCCAGTCTATTCTTTCTTGGATGAGAGCCAACCTTGGTGTTCTTAATGGACTGCTCGATCAGTGCTATGAGCTAGATGGCGAAAATATGGACGAGGAGGCGCAAGCGATATACAAGCAAGCTTATCTATATCATCATTACTCCAAGAAGGCTAGGAACGCTCTACGTGGCATTATGGACACATCTGTGGACTCTCAAGGGGAGGTGGCATCAATAAGCGATGGTGAAAGCAGAGTTACATTCACAAATAAGAATGAATCCGCTAAAGTAATCAGGGCTTTTGCTAACGATGCTAAAAACATGATGGATGAATTGATTCATAAATACAACATGTATCAATCCGAGCCTAGACAGGTATCTGGAGGAGACGCTTAAAGCTTATAGTCTGCTGACCAGCGTGAAGTGCCATTGATTTCATCTAAATTATTAAAATAACTTTCATCTATAACTGGGTAGTATTTATGCAGGTGTTTTTTAAACTCTTTTATGCTTTGTGTCTTTTTGATACCAGCGTGGGTGTAATTTAATACAAATAAATAATCTTCAATTTCTTCCCAAGAAGTGTTCATTTGCTTTAGGTAAATATTAGCTAAAATTTTTCTTTGTTTCTTTTTTGTTATTAAAATTTGATCCCAAAGTGGCTCTATTAAACCTTTTTCGAACTTCCTACTGAACTTTATAAAATTATTAACTTCATTTAAAGGGTTGGAAAAGCAAGCTTTGTAAATAAATTTAGCTATATCATAAAGCTCTGGTCCTCTGCAGGTTGATCCGAAGTCAATAGCGTAGGGTTCGTTTTTTTTAACAATTATATTACTTATTGAAAAGTCCCCATGGAGCAAAGTGTCGCCAGTTGGAAGTCTGTCTAACACCTTGATTGCTTCTGCGACTTCATCTTTAGGAAATTCATTATTACAAATAATTCTCCTTCTTAGGTCTTTCTTATAGCAATCGGCGTTTCGTACTTTATTTTTAAGTATATCCTTATGTAAGGATGATGCATATAAGCAATATTTTTCAAATATATTGTGTTCTATTTCTTCGCCGTTTACTTCTTTAAAAATTAAGTTGTCAATTGAAAGCTCTATATCTGCATCTCTTTCGTCACCTTCTATATATTCATAACAAATTGCTTCATTTGTTTTGAATTTTTGCTTGCTTAAGAGTCTGGACTTATTGAAAGGAAGGTCTCTTATTAGTAGTGCATTATTATATTCTTTATCTATCCTTCTGGATGTGGGATAAAGTTTATATATTACATTTCCATTCTTCAGGATTGCACAAGCATGGGATAAGTATAGTATTTTTTCGTATCTAAGCATACTTTAAACTAAAAAAGCCCCGCAATAGCGGGGCTTTTGTTTGTTATCTTAATGTTATTGGAAGATAGGTCTATTCAAACCAGATCCACTACAAATAATTCCGTTTTCGATATCATCAACGCCGCCAAGTTGAACGCCGAATGTTAAGTCTACAGTCTTATTCGATCCAATACTTGATGAGTATGATTCGGAATCCAGAGTTGCCCCTTTAAGGTTCCATATCATAGCGTCTCCACCGTCACATGACTGCATGGTTATTTGAACTTCTCCGTTTGAGCTGGAACATCCAGAAATCAACGCTGACAAGTCTCTAGTTTCTTGCTCACTGACAATAGCGTTGACAGACATGGTTGCGTTAACAGGGAAGTCAACAACTCTAGCAAATGGGAATTTAGACCCAAGTCTTTCAATAGCTGATCTAGATAGAGGAACAGAAAGGTTCGCGCTCTGAAGGTTGAATTTTCCGTCTCCACTGATTCTAACCAATGATGAGTTGTCATCTGTAAATCCTGGGAAGGTTATATAAATATCTCCAGGACGAAGTGCTGTTGGGCCTCCTTGACCAGTATTAGTGGGCTTAAGGATATCTACAGATTTTCCAATAGGAGTTCCTAACTCAATATCGATTGCTGGACTATCGCCAGTCATTCTGAAGTCGCTAGGAACATTGCCTTGAATTGTTCCGTTAGTTGAGTTAATATTCGCAGCTTCGAAAGAAACCGTGGCTGTTGGAAGAGATCCTACAGAAAGATCTACGCTGTAATCACTAAGGAAAGCGTTTCCGATACCGATCAAGCTGTAAGGGTCATCTTTAATGAAGTTGACCGAGTCTTGACCCTCATTAGAGGTTACGATATAAAAGTTTCTTCCACTTGTTGTTTCTAGGAATCCACTTGGGAATTGGGCATTTGACGTAATATCAAAACCCAACGCTTTTTCATTGAATCCGTCTCCTACATAATAGGAGAAGTCAAAGTTGACTGTTGGAGCCTCGAGCACCAAAGAGTCGATGCGAGCGAGGTTTCCGTATTGGTTTACGTCCTGTCTATTGATGTTGAATCCATAGTTTGCGCTCTGAACCCTAATTAGCTCCTCATGATCTCCAGAGGATGTGGATGATGCATCTTTACTTACGTAAAGAGATTCCGATTGATAAATTACTCTATTTCTTGACATGGTTTAGATTTTGTTTTTTTGATTTTTATACATACGGAACAGTTGTATTGCTTCCGCTAACAAAGATACCATTATTGGCGTCTCTTGTTCCTCCGATTTGAGTTGAGAATGTAATATCTACACTCTTGTTTGAACCAATACTAGAAGAGAAACTTTCTGCGTCTACAGTACATCCTTTAAGAAGGAATTCCATTCCTGTTTTTGAAACGCCACACTCTTCAAGAGTTAATGTTACGTCTCTTCTGTTGGTTTCTCCACAGCCGCTGATTACATTAGCGAGGTTTTGAGCTTCCATTGTGTTAACAATAGCATTAACACTTAATGTAGCATTAACTGGGAAGTCAACAACCCTTGCGAATGGGAATTTAGATCCAAGTCTTTCGATTGGAGATCTTGAAAGAGGTATAGAAAGAGATGCACTTTGAACGTGCAAACCGTCAGTTCCAATCAAGCTACTCAAAGTTTCACCTTGGAAACTTGAGATATCGATTTTAATATCTCCAGGACGAAGAGCTGAAACGAGATCTGCATCAGTACCTCCAGCATTGCCAGAAGCCACTGGTACTTCCACCTCAAGACCTAACGACTCTCCTAATTCAGGGTCGACACCAGGAGAACTAATGCCTGAAAACAGACTTGAGTTTCCTGATATAGCGGTATCGGCGATAATGTTGGAAGCTTCAAAAGACACGGTCGCTGTCGGCAGAGATCCTACGGAAAGGTCTAATGTATAATCGGTAAGGAATGCGTTTCCAATTCCGATAACACTGTTTTCAGTTTCTCCAACCTGTCTATTTAGGTTAGCGTCTCTTCCTTCTGGTACAGTAAGAATATAGAAATTCTTTCCAGATCCAGCAGCTAGGTGACCAGAAGCAAATTGCCCAGAGGTGTTTTCTGGTGTATTGCCATCTCTAACAAAAAAGTCTAAAGCTTTTTCGTTAAAGCCGTTTGTAGGATAGTAAGTTACATCAAAGTTAACAGTTGGAGCTTCCAGAATGATCGAATCAATTCTGGCTAGGTTTCCAAACTGGTTAACATCTTGACGACTGACTGAAAATCCGTAATTGGCGCTTTGAACTCTATGAAGTTGCTCATGGTCCGCAGCATTTTGAGAAGTGTGCTCTTTGCTAACGAAGAGAGCTTCCGATTGATAAATTACTCTGTTTCTTGACATGACGTTATTATTTTAAATGTTTACAGTTGTTTTTTGTGTTTGTGAAATTATTGATGCCTGAATCTGTGTTGTTGTATTTCGAAATCTATGAAGCCAACAAATATATTGTTAGATAAAGACTTTCTAGCCCTATCTGTTAATTTAGACGTATTGACATTGTTTACATATAAAGAATTACACTTATTATTGGCGTTTGATAGATTTTCGTAATTAAAAAAACCTTCTTTTAAGTCATTGAATTCATTAAATGGGTGTTCTGACATTGATATCAATGCTATTGATTCATTTTTTGAGTCATTGAATATTGAAAGCACTCCATCAAGCATGTAGCTGTCCTCGGACATTACAGTAGCTGTTATTGTAGTAGTCGTCTCTTCCATACCCCCAAAGGCAAATCCTTTGTTGTTCGATGTAGAGGTATTAAAAAACACAGCGGGGATAACTTGATCATAAGGCTCTATAGGACCAAGGCCAGCAGAGGGTATTCTAGAATTTATTGTATATTTATTCTCTACTATTAGGTCTTCCTCTGTTTCGTTTGTGAAATATAGATTGAAGTCTTTTACTGAGAAATCCGCTGTTATGTCGTAGTTTTCATTTGTTGTTTCTACCAAAACCCTTCCGTTATCAAAATCCAACGCTATACCGTCTCTTCCGCTTATGGATGGATTATAAGATCCAGTAGGTGTATTACCAACGGTCACCCCATCTGGCACAGTCACCCCGCCAACAGAAGAATCAAAAATCCATTGTTTATATGGGCTTCCATAGGCTTTGTAATTAGAATCTATTCTGTCATCAGGATAGTATTCAAGCTTTACCCCTGTATGGTTTGTGTAAGCCTTACCTTTTGTTAAAAGATAGTTGTCGAACCAAAGCATAAACGAGTTAGTTAATTTATGGTGATACTGCTCTATCATCTTATTTCTTTAAACTTTTGTTTGTATTTTTTTAGTAAAGCGGAAATGTATGGTCTATTCTTAAATTTACCACTTCTAACTTTAGATCCTGCCTGTATAGCTACACCAGATCTGCTTGAGGAACTTGATTTATTTAAAAGGTAGCCAACCCCAGAAATGCCAGTCTCAATACCTTTAGCCCAGCTTCTACCAGAAGCCCAAGGCATAGGAGTTACTGAAAAAACATCTTCGCTAGTTGGCATTATAATGCTAAACTTTCTTCCTTCAGCTGATTCCCCAGAGTCTTTGTATGTAATGTCATTTAATAATTTTAAAATTGGTTCTATTGGATTTTCTCCAGAATTAAAACCTATAAAAGCAAACAGGTTGGAATTTATGTTTAAAGTCCCGCTGATATTAGATCCAGAAGCACCTGATAGAAGTTCAACAGTAACAGGGTCAGACATGAACTCTTCTATCATTTCCTGTTTCGTTGTATCGAAGTTTTTTTTAAAAGTTTTGGTATAATCTCTTTTTTTTGTTTTTTGAGATTTTCTCTCCAATTCTTTTATGACGCTTTTTGGTATTTTAATCATTAATCTGTAGCCTCATCTAATGGTGTTAAATAAAATGTATAAAAAAGATTTCCAGTCAAGCCGTATGGTGATCCATCAGTATGTATGCTGAATTTTCTACCATCAAACTCCACTCTTCTTGATTCTTGTATGAATTTAAATCCGTCCTCTTTTACTATAACTTTGACAGAACCCTTAGGCATTATGACTTTTACTTGGCTGCTTTCATTGTTGAATAGCTCCTCCTCTGTTTTTACGTAGTAAATTCTAGCATCAAAAGTGTTTGAAATAGTTTCGTATTCGACACTATCTCTCCTACCTAAGTTGTTTCTTCCATAGACCGCATTGTATTTTGGGTCATGAGCTATTAGGGTTTTTCTACCGTTCTTGTAAACCGTTATAGTTTGAGCGAATGTTTCATGAAGTTTTCCATACAAACGTTCTATTTCTGTTTTTTGAGATGCTGATAAAAAGCTTGCCATATTGAAAAATACACTTTTTTTTATATTATAATAAAGGATAAAGGTATGAATGCTAAAAAAATTCTGAACGATAGTTCCGATAAGGAGATTAAATCGTTATTTAAAACAATGCTTATGTTGGTTGAGGACATGAAGAAAGATCATGTTTTTCACTACCAAAAGCTATACGAGGAGATCCCACAGGAATATCATTCGGTTATTAGGGCAGCAGATCACTTCACCCCAGAAAAGTTGGCATGGATAAGAAAGAGAATACTTGACCATGGTAATGAATCTGTAAGAAATATGCAAAAAGAAATTGAAAATTTCAAGGTAACATTTAAATTTAATTAAAGGATTATGGAAAATAAAATATTATATAAATTCACTATTGATAAGGACGTTGAGAAAACAGTTGAGTCGATCAGAAAAAACAAAAAAACTGGCGAAGAGACAATCACAAAACGTAAGGTCAAAAAGAAAGAGCCTGTAGAGGTTCAGATTAAAAGACCAAACAGAAGAGAACTCGAAGAAGCGGAGCTTGAATATTCCGTTGAGATGAGTAATTGTATTAAAAAGGGTATTTTAACCAAAGCTATGCTTGGTAAAAAGTATAGCGATACTGGAGGACTATTTAGCGAAGAGGATTCTAACGATTATGCAGATATGTATAAAGAGGCTCTTGATATGCAAAACGAGTATATGCGTCTAGATACAGTAAAGAAAAGAACCGAAGCTCAAGAAAAACGTTTTGATAAACTGAAGTCAGAAATTTCTTTTAACAGGAAAAAAATTGTAGAGTTTGAATCTAATTTCCAATCTCTATTTGATCATACTGCAGATGTAAAAGCTCAAAACAAAGTCTTGCTTTGGTACTGCCTCCATTTAACCTATGTGTACAATGAGGAAAAGGATAAGTTTGAGCCTTATTTTATTGGTGATACTTTTGAGGAAAAAACAGAGTATTACTACGAGCTTGAAGAGCAAGATGATCCGTTTTACACAGAACTTATTCAGAAAGCCTCAACAACGTTGGCGTTTTGGTTCTTTAACCAAGCTTCAAACCAGGAAGAGTTTGAGGAGCTAATGGATAAAGTCGAGAAAGGTGAGTTAGATAGCCAAGAAGAAGAACAAGAGGAGGCTTCTGAAAAATAAGTTCTTCAATAATTCATTAGTGTGAATGAAGAGTTTTACATCTCTATAGCTGGAGAAATATTTGATGGTTATACATCATTTGATTTCCAGGGTGAAGAACTGTATCTAAAACACACAAGTATAAAAGATCAAAGAAATTTACATTTATACTACGAGCATTATAAGAATAGAGCTATTAAAAAAGGAGTTCAATCAGAAGAAAAAATACTTATTAAAGTAAAAGAAGACAATCTTTGGACTGAGGACGATGATTTAAAAATATCTTCTTTGGAAATAGAAATTCAAAATCTAAAAAAGACTAAAGATAGCTTATTGTTACCCTCTCAAAAAAGAACGTTACAAGAGACTATAGATCAAAAGCAGAACGAATGGTTATCTCTACTTACCAAAAGAAAAGAAATTATAGGTAAAACTGCGGAAGATTATGCCTCTGCAATGGCCGCTAATGAGATAGTTAGGTATTTTGTTTTTAGAGATCGAGAATTAACTAAAAACGCATTTAACAAAGAAGAGTTTGACAACATGGATGACGAAGACATGTTGAATTTAAGAGATATTCAATTAAAAACCTCTAACAGATTAAATGAATTAGATATTCAAAAAACAGTATTAAGGCCGTTTTTTAATTTGTATCTATCTTTTTGCGATAGCCCTAAAGATTTTTATGGCAAACCATTGGTCGATCTTTCTGTTTATCAATTAAAGACATGCGTATTCGGCAAGGTTTTTCATAGTATATTCCAGCATGTCGAAGGGATACCAGAGGACATAAAGGATGATCCAGAAAGATTATTGGCGTTTTCTGAGTCTAAGAGTAATTCAAGTAAGTCGAAGAAGTTTATAGATGAAGACTCTGCAGCTTCTACTGTTTTTGGGGCTAGCACGGAAGACATAAAAGATCTTGCTGGTGATAGCTCTGAGATATCTCTAACCGAAGAAATAAACAAAGCTGGAGGCAAGCTTGACATGGAACAAATGATGAAATTGGCAGGTCATTAATATAACTTTCGGTGTAATACCTTAAAAGGAAAAAAGGTCTCACCAATATGCCAGAATCAGTATCATTACCATTACAAGGACGCATAACAAACCAGTCTCAACTAGAGAGGCAGGTCGCCTCAATAGCAAAAAAAGCTGGTAGAAATTTAAATATAAATTTAGGCACCAACGCCAAAGATATTAAATCTTTGGAGCAACCTCTTGGCAGAATAACTGGACAGGCTGATGATTTTGGTAAATCAATGGAGGCTGCGAATGCAAGGGTTATTGCTTTTGGAGCATCAGTGGGAATTATAAATGCCGTTGTACAATCTTTCAAATCCCTTGTATCTACAACCATCGAGGTCGAGAAAAGTCTCGCAAAAATAAACTCAATCCTAAAAACATCCACTTCTGGCTTGGATGCTTTAAAGAGTCAAATATTCGACATAGCAAGAAGCACAGAGCAAACTTTTGATACTGTAGCTGATGCAGCGCTAGAATTATCTAGGCAAGGTTTGAGTGCCACCGAAGTTACTAAAAGATTAAATGACGCTCTTATACTTTCTAGACTTTCAGGAATTAATGCCGCTGAGGCTGTTGCTGGATTAACTGCTGCGGTAAACAGTTTTTCTAAAGCAGGTTTAACTACTGGCGAAGTTTTAAACAAGATAAGTAACGCAGCGAACCAATTTGCGGTTTCAGAGAGAGACCTTATTGAAGGTTTTAAGAGATCTGCGTCTGTTGCTGAACAAGCTGGTGTAAGTATTGATGAGTTAGGAGGTATTATTACTGCCGTCCAACAAAAAACCGCTCGAGGGGGAGCTGTCATAGGAAACTCATTTAAAACAATTTTCACACGGATAGGCAGAGCCGACAACCTAGAACTTTTAAGGAGTGTCGGGGTAGAAGTCACAGATTTACAAGGTAAAATATTACCAGCTACTAAGTTAATAGAAAACTTATCCAAAAGACTTGAAGGTTTAAACGATGTACAAGTTAGGTCTATAACAGAAAAGATTGGTGGCGGATTCCAGATAGCTCCACTACTTGCGGCTTTGTCTGATTATAGTAGTGAGACATCTGTAGCAATACAAGCGACAGAGGCTTTTAGAAGTGCTACAGATCAAGCTTACCAAAAAAATATAATTTTAAATCAGACTTTATCTGCAGCGATTAACACCACATCCCTGTCAATTCAAGAGTTGGCGAACTCTTTAGGAGAATTGGGTATTTTAGATCCTTTTAAGGAGATTTTAAATTCAGTTAATGCTTTTGCACAGAATGTAAACGAATATCTGGGTGATGGCGAAGCTTTTGGTTCTAAATTTGCGAATGGTATCCTAAAAGGAATCAGTGGGATATTAATTAAAGGTGGTATAGCTGTATTTGGTTTATTGCTATTTAATCTTTCTAAAAACTTACTAAAATTTGGAGCGGATTCATTTAAAGCTTTTCTTGGTTTAAATAAAGAAGCAGAAAAACTAAAGAGTATACAGTCTCAAATAGTTCAAACACTATTGGGAGACAAGGGTGTTAGGGAAGCAATCCTTAGGATTGAGAATTCTTCGGTGTCCGCCGAACAAAAGAGACTACAGCAAGCTGAGTTTTTTAATACAGCGCTAAGGGAAAGAGTAAAAATAACCTCGCAGTTAAATACTATTTCTGCTGGTATAGCTCCAGGAATTATTGGCAGAAGCAGATCGGGCTCCACTAAAAGAGCTGCGGATGGATATTTGCCAATTGGCGCAGAACAAAAAGACATAAGCAGTGGTGTTGGTGGCGCTCCTTCTTCAGCAAAGCCAGTTGTTATTCCTAACTTTGCATTTGGTGGCGGTAAGAAAGGCACAATGGTTGCTAACTCTAGTGAGTATCTTGTTCCTAATTTTGCGGGTGGTGGTGATGCGATATTTAATCAGGACATGGTTAAGTCGATGGGCTTACCAGATGGAGCAAAAAAGATAAACGCGGCTGGTGGTTATGTTCCAAATTACTCAAGCAAGTTCGCACAGAGTCTTAATGTAGCAAGACAAGCAAGAACAGATAAGTTTCCATTTAGACAAAAATCCTTTGGTGATCTTTCTGCAGATGAAGCTAATCAGGCAGCTGGAAGAGGCAGAGCAGTAAGAGACCGATTTGATAAAAAACGTAAAGCAGGTAAAGTACCACAAGGAATCAATCTTGTTAATACTGGGGGTCAGTATATACTCCTGGTTGGAGCGGACGCTCCAGACGAGCCAAATAAAACACTTTATTCAGGCTTGTTGAAAGAGAGTGGCAAGATTAATAGCTACGAAAACATAAAAGATGCAACAACTTATCTTCGGGCGGGTTTTTCTCAAGTAAATGTTCCTACTTATGGTTTATCGAAAAATGAAAGAAGTGACAAGAATCCAGGAGCTAAAAATGATGTTGATTCTATAGAGGCTGATTTAACAAAACAAGCTTCTTTAATAGGTTATAACTACGCCAAAAGCATAAGCAATACCAACACTCTGTCGCCAAGAACAAAAAAAGAAATAGGATCTCTTTTTAACAAAGGCTCTTTAAGTGGTTTTGCTGGGAGTATATTTGAAGCTAGTATAGCTTCTATAATGACAAGCTCTCAGTTTAGAGATTATAAAGACAGAACAGACACCTCTTTAATTGACCTCCCTGCATCTCCTGAACTCTTCGAGTTGTTTGGAGTCGGCAAAGGCAAGGGTACTTCAGGGGCAGAGGTAAAAAACAGAGCTGGTAATGATCAATTAAAATCTACAGCTGACAAGCTTTTTAAAATATTAGTCGGTGGTAAAGAGGGACCTCAAGCGCCTTTTGAATATAAAGAAGGCACTGCTTCTGCTAAGAGAGCGGCTAAAAAAGCTGCATCTGGATACATACCTAACTACGCTCAAGGCATGAGTCCAGTTGAAGAGGCTATCCAGCGAGAAAAAGATGCTGGTGTTCCAATCAACCAAATCAGGATTAATCAAGACGGAAAACTTCGCAACAGTCAAAACCCAAGCGGTATTGCTGTAACTAATACTAGAGATGAGCCTACTGGCGCTATACCTAAAAATGCAGCTAGAGGATTCGTTCCTAACTTTTTTATAGGAGCAGGAGTAGGTGAAGCTGCCAAAGCTAACGTAGGTGCTCTTAAAGAGCAAACAGAATCTTTAAAGAAAAGCTCCAAGGTGACTCAAGGTGAGGCTACTCAGAGAGAGAGTTCAACTAACAAAATGATATTGTTGACTTCTGCTGCTTTCGGATTGCAACAAATTTTTGGTGGCTTAGGGTCTACTACTGACGGTTTATCAAGTAAAATGGCAGCTTTTGGAGAGGGCGTAACTGCAGCTATATTTACTGGATCTGCCTTATCAACTATTGGTGCTGGGCCTGGAAATATTATAGAAGGTATTGGAGGCTCAAAAAATGGGCGAAATAAGTTTGGAAGGAGTGCAAAAAAATCGACCCTTGATTTCGCTCAAGGTTTAAAAGGAAGAAGTTTTATTGGTCCTCTTTCTAAATCTTTCACTAAGCTTGCCCCAATTATTGGTAAATTAGTTGGTTTCGGGGCTAGATTAATACCTATCATAGGTACAGCTGTGACAGCTTTTCAATTGTTAAATCCGATACTTAAAAGTTTTGGTGTAGATTTAGGCAAGTTGCTATTTTCACCTTTAAAATCTCTTGGTCAAAAACTTGGTTTTGTAGATACTGAGGCCGAAAAAGCAGCTAAAAGCATAAATAAGTTTAGCGAAAAAGCTCTAGAAAGTATTTTTACTGCTGGTGGTCAGCGAAACCTGTTTAAAGAAGAGAGTAAGCAATTTAAAAACCCAGAAGGCAAAGTTCTAGAAAGCGCAAACGACATTCTGAAGTCAGTGCTATCTTCCAGAAGCGAGGGCAGACAAGATTCGGCATCGTTTTTTAGAATAGAGCAAAGACGGCCAGGTAGAAACCAGCAGTTTCAAGAACAAGGAGGCGTTAAGAAATATTTCTCTAAAATAGAGGGGGAAGAAATAGAAATTAGCAAAAAAACTTTTGATAGCCTAAGGGAATTAGGACCTTCTATAAATAAGAAGGTTGAAACAGCTCTGCTTAAAACTCTTAGTGACGTCGATTTGAAAGATCTGGAGAATAATCCTACTTTCGAAAAGGTACAATTTTTATTAGACAAACAAATAGGCCTTCTTGGTGAAGGAGGGAGGGAAAAACTTCGGGCAGCTCAACAAAGGCTAGAACTAGCACAAGCTCAAGTCGACGATGCTCAACCTAAAAGAAACGGTCGTGGACAGAAGGTTGCTCAGACAGCAGAGCAAGCTGCATCTGAAGTTGATGGAAATGTAAAGGTAGCTTCGGCTAAAGAAGAAATAGCAAAACTTCTCGAAGAGATACTTAAAGGTTCCAAGGCTTTATCTAAGCAGGAAGTTATTGCTAATAACATCAAAAAAATAAAATTTGATATAGCAAAAATAGAAGCCGAATCATTTGTAAATCAAAAGCTTATACTGACAAATGTTAAAACTCAAGAAGAGGCGGAACTTTCTTATAGAAACGCTTTAAAAGAAACAGCTGGTTTCCAAAGGTTCAATAATGTCACAAGATTAAAAGAGATCGAGACAGAAAGAAAAGTACAACAAGAATCTTTAAAATCATTACAGAAAGATCTTGGGTCAGATAAATTCTTAAAAAGAGTGTTCAGTGTAGACGCTCTTGAGGAGATCGATGAGAGCGGACTTAACTCTTACCTGTCAACATTAAACGAGATTTCAGAAGCTTCAGCCGAAAACAAGCAGATTAATACCGAAGATTTTGCCCTCCAGTTGGCTCGCATATCTAATAACGAGGCTTTGACGGGAGAAATTAAAGCCACTCTTGACGCCAATCAAAAAACATTAAGCGTAAAGAGGGAAGAACTAACTTTAACACAGGCTATGGAAAACTTAGAGCGAGGTCGTAATAAGTTTTCAGAAATACAAGTCAGGCAAGAAGAAGCAAGACTGTCTTTAATTCAGAAGCAGTTTGATATAGAGCAAAAAAGAATAAGCGACGCCAAAACACTTAGTGATTTGGGTTTTGATAGACAGCTTGAAAAAGCAAGGGCTGACGCTATCGGCGGTGGTCAATCAGCTAGACTTGGCTTGGCAGCTGAAGAAAAAAGAATAGGGAAGCTAAGAATAGATGCAAACGAAATTTTTGATAAAAAAGCTCTTACAAAAAGTTTTCAAAAAACAATAATTGATTCTTTTAATCAAGCAGGTCTTAGATTGAATCAAGGGCAAGTAAACTCAGTAAGGACCTCGAAAACCGAGGGGCAATTTAATGCTTATATAGAAGAATTCAATAGAAAACTTGAAGAACAGCAAAAGAAAGAAATAGAAGTTGCAGCGGAAGCTCAAAGAGAGGCTCAAAAATTAATATATGAGAGGAAACTTGCAAATCTAAACTTTAAATTTACCGCAGAAGATTTCGATACATCTGTAAGAGATTTCAATGAGGGTGTTTCTAGGTTCGTAGAAGCTTCAAGCAGACCAGACAAATTCTCCAAAAGCCTGATTAGCGGCGACTCTGCAGAAGGACAAGGGGGTAATCAGAATCAGACTGCACCAGCAGCTGGCAATACCTCTAATGCTGTTCAGGGAAGCTCCAGAGAAGCTGAAAGGGCAAAACTAAAAGCAGATCTTGACAAAGTAATAAAAGGTATAGACGAACAAGCTCAAAAACTTAAAGAAGGTATAACTGGAGTTACTATTGATGTTCAGGGTTTTAAAAACGGTATTGAAATAATTGAAAAAGGTGTTAAATTGGCTGGCGACAGACTTCAGAATGTATTTGACGAAACTGGAGCTAGCGCAACTACATTTGCAAATCTACTAAGAGATGTATTCAACAAAATACCAGAACAAAAAGCACAGAATTTATTTGATATAGCAACAACTGCTGACCCCGACACTCTGCAGAGAGCGGCTTTAGACCAAGCAAGAATAGGAGTTTTGGAAAAATCAGAGGGGTCTTTAGCTGAGAGAAATAAAGCGGCTAATGAGTTTATCTTGCTAAAAGAAAAAGAAATAGCGTTGATAGGCGCCGCCGACACAGCCACAAAAATACAACTAGAATATGAATATCAAATAAACCTTGAAATTCTAGAGTTGAGAAAACAGATAGCTGAAGCTGGAAATACTGAAGAATCTGCTGAGTTGGCAAAGCAGATAGAAGAACTTGAGAAAAGAAAAGGAAATCCAGATCCAGGCACTAAGATTAAGAAATTAAGCATAGATGGTGAGACAGCAGCCAACAGGATGATGGACGCCGCTATTGAAGGAGCAGATCAATTTATAAATACAATATCTGATGGATTGGTTGATGCCATATCTAAAGGAGAGAGTCTTGGGGATGTACTAAGAGGCGCTGCTGACGACTTCCTTGATAAGATGGCAAAACAGGCAGTTAATAATGTCATAAGGCAAGGTATCGGAATAATTGCTCAGGGGTTTGGTGCTCCTGTTACAAGAGCCGAAGGAGGAATGATTTCTGGCGGATCTGGAATGAAAGATGATGTTCCAGCCCTGCTCATGGGAGGAGAGTACGTCATGAAGAAAAGCGCTGTACAGAAGTACGGGCCAAACTTCATGGATCAATTAAACGGAGGCAAGCTTCCTGGTTATGCTGAAGGTGGAATGGTTCAAGATTTCAGAACGAAGTCTGGATCTATCGCGTCAAAGTGGACACCGAGATCAGACCAAGATGACGTTGATATAGATGATAAAGTCCCCGATCGCAAAATGAGAACTAAGAGCGGAACCCAGGCTTCGCTATGGACTTCGTTGTCGAGCTTGGACAAGGTAAAAGATTCCGAGCTGCAAGACGAAAAAGATAAGAGAACGGACTCTGGTGTTCAATCTTCGGATTGGACTAAGAAGGCCGATTTGCCCAACGTTTTGAAGTTCGCCGAAGGCGGAATGGTCCAAGATTTCAGAACAAAGTCTGGAGCTATTGCGTCAAAGTGGACACCGAGATCAGACCAAGATGACGTTGATATAGATGATAAAGTCCCCGATCGCAAAATGAGAACTAAGAGCGGAACCCAGGCTTCGCTATGGACTTCGTTGTCGAGCTTGGACAAGGTAAAAGATTCCGAGCTGCAAGACGAAAAAGATAAGAGAACGGACTCTGGTGTTCAATCTTCGGATTGGACTAAGAAGGCCGATTTGCCCAACGTTTTGAAGTTCGCCGAAGGCGGAATGGTCCAAGATTTCAGAACAAAGTCTGGAGTTATCGCTTCTAACTGGACGCCAAAATCGGACGATGATAATGTAGACAGAAAAGACAAAATTCCTGGTCGCAAGATTAGATCTGAAAGCGGAACTGAAGCATCTACTTGGACATCTTCATCAAGTTTAGATAAGGCTAAAGATTCTGAGTATCAAGACGAGAAAGAAAAGAGGACTGAGTCTGGTGTTCAATCTTCTAATTGGACTGAAGAAGCAAATTTACCTGATGTTCTTAGGTTTTCTGAAAAAACTTCGCCATTAAGCAGATATAAAGAATACAGAATGAGTCAAGACGAAGAAGCTAGAGAGCGATCTTCAGTGTTGTCCTCTGACTGGAATCCTAAATCTAACAAAAAAGGTGAAGACGACAAGGATTCGGATTCTATGCACGAAGTTCAAAACTTCGCCGAGGGTGGAATAGTAGGAATGGTCCAGTCTTTCAGAACAAAGTCTGGAGCTATCGCGTCAAAGTGGACACCGAGATCAGATCAAGATGATGTCGATATAGATGATAAAGTTCCCGATCGTAAAATGAGAACCAAGAGCGGAACTCAGGCTTCGCTGTGGACCGCATTGTCGAGCTTGGACAAGGTAAAGGATTCCGAGCTGGAAGACGAAAAAGATAAGAGAACGGACTCTGGTGTTCAATCTTCAGATTGGACTAAGAAGGCCGATCTGCCTAACGTTTTGAAATTTGCTTTAGGAGGCATGATAAGCGGAGGATCTGCCATGAAGGATGATGTTCCTGCATTATTGATGGGCGGAGAATACGTAATGAAGAAAAGTGCTGTCCAAAAATATGGACCAAACTTCATGGATCAGATAAACGGCGGAAAGCTTCCTGGTTACGCTTTAGGAGGTATGATAAGCGGAGGTTCTGGGATGAAGGATGATGTTCCAGCAGTATTAATGGGTGGCGAATACGTCATGAAGAAAAGCGCTGTCCAAAAATATGGACCAAACTTCATGGATCAGATAAACGGCGGAAAGCTTCCTGGTTACGCTGAAGGTGGGGTTGTATCCAATACATTAAGAACTGAGTCAGGAGTCAAATCTTCTAATTGGACTCAAGAGGCTAACGAAGGGCGAGTTCCAGAAAGTTCAAAAACTCCGAAAGGAAATGTTAGAACAGATTCTGGCTTATTAGCTTCTTCTTGGACAAGTTTGGCTAATTACGCAAAAGCACAAAAAACAGAATTATCTAATAATTTAGAAGAACGAAATGAATCTGGACTACTTTCTTCTAGATGGACTCCAAAAGCTGATAAATACACGCAAATAGATGCAACTACTGGCAGGAGTAAATACGCCCCTTCGGCAATAAAAGCAGAGGAAAAAGAAGAAAGAACAGATTCTGGGGTAAAGCCATCTAGATGGACTAGAGAAGCAGATTACACTAAAGTAAACAATGTAGCTAGCCTTACGAAAGAGAAGTATAGAAACGAATCTGGTTTAGAAGCTTCTAGATGGACTAGAGAAGCTAGTTTTGATAAAGTTCAAAATAAAAAAGATTCTTCTGATGCTTTATTTAGAGCCAACTCGGGATTAATAACTTCTGATTGGACAAGATCGGCATCTATAGACAAAGCTAGTGGTAACACAGCAAAAACATCCCTACAACAAACCATAGATGATAGGATCAAACAATACACAGAAAAATCTGTACCTGAAAATATAGGAAGAGGTAAATTGATGAGTCAGAATGCTGTACCTTCAATGTTGACTGGTGGTGAATATGTTGTTGGTAAAGATGCTGCTCAAAAATTTGGCAAGGGTTTCTTGGATTCTTTGAATGAAGGAAGGGTTCAAAAATTTGCAAAGGGAGGGTTTGTATCTGGAGCTACATTCGCTCGAGACGAAGAAGACTTCAAAACTACGGATGTATTTGGAAGCAAGATAAAAGAAGGGTCTTTAAGACGACAAAAAGGAGGTGGAGACTTTGTTATACCTGGTTTGTACGGTGAAGGGCAAATAACGGGAGCTCAGAACATGCTAGATTTTTCCACACAAGCATTCACTAGTGGTAGTCGGGATGTGATAGGGGGCGTTTCTGGCGCATCTATGATATCTCTAGAACCAGAGAGTGTAAGACTTACTAATTTTGGCAGAACAAGAGAAACACCACTACAGGCTGCAACTAGGGAAGCAAAAGGACAAGCTTTTGAATTAAACCTTGAGTATCAACAGCAAGTTGCTGACTACAAACAACTTCTAGAAGACCTTAAAGAACAAGAGAAGGCAAGAAGAAAGGCTGTAATAACAAAGGCCTTAATTAGTCTGGCTGGTATGGGAATATCTGCAGGTTTAAGTGGTATTGGGGCCGCTATGGGATCAGGAGGAACCACTAGTATTGGTCAAGGTTTCCTTAGAGGGGCGACTAATGATAGTGGTGTCCAAGTTGGAGGTATTCTGAATCCATCCAGTTACAGCGGTTATAATTTGGGCGGCGGCTATGCTACAGGAGGTTATGTTAAAGGAGGTTCTTCAGACATAGATAGTGTTATGGCTATGCTATCTGGCGGAGAGTTTGTTTTAAACAGAGCCGCCACAGAAAGAATAGGTCAAGAAGAACTTCAAAATCTTAATTCTGGTTCTGATTTGCAGGGATCTGAAAAACTTTTAGATAAGTTGGACGAATTGTTAACAGCAACAAGAGAAAATTCTGGGGAAATAAATATAACTGTAAATGGTGGTAATAATGGTGGAAACCAGTCTGGTAATAGCGGTGGTAGTGCTGCTGGTCAGGAAACTGTGGTAGAAAATAAAGGTGCTACTGGGGATTCTAGAGCAAGAGAGGAGCTCGGTAAGGCCATTAAACTTAAAGTCTTAGAGGTTCTTAGAGAAGAAAAAAGATTGGGAGGAACACTTAGGTAGATATGAATAATATTATTTTGGGCCATGAGTCTTTTGTTCTGTTGGATGGTATTCATTTAACAGGCGTTGATTCTGTATCAATTTCGTCAAGAAACAATAATTCTATTGATAGCCCATTGGGTACAGAAATGGGGTTGACAACCCCATCTTCACCCACCGATCAGTCTATGACATTATCTAGAAAATTAATGTACAAAGATCCAATTTACCAAATTTTAGGCAAGGACAAAACCTTACAGGGTCAAATACATGACATTAATGACAATTCTTATTATGGGTTTGAAAGCGGATATATAAGAAGCTATTCAATCAATTGTGCTGTAGGCCAATTACCTAAAGTAAATACAAGTTTGGGTATTTTAGATGAAATTTCAACCGATATAAACAGACAAAAAAATGGTCAACCAAGAAATCGCCCCAGAAAGAAAACTCACCCAGATATAGATAGTCCATCTCAAAAAAATATTTATATAACATCAGAAGATTTTAAGGACAACAGAATTGTTGGTTTTGATTTTTCAGTATCTTTAGACCACAAAGTTTATTATGGTATAGGATCTACATCCCCATACGCAATAGAGCAAAAAAGACCTATAAAATATTCCGCTTCTGTTCAGCTGGAATTAGGTAAAACATACAACACTCAGACTTTTGATTTCTTAGATTCAAGACAGAACAAAGATGTGTCTATAGATATAGAGGGTAGAAACGGAACTAAATTAAATAATATAAAAATACCAAATGCAAGTTTAGTGGGTAGGAATTTGAGCCAATCGCAAAAAGGATCAGTAGTTATGAGTTTGTCTTATGTTGGTCATTTAGGGGGAGACAGGATCTTTTTACCTTAATTTATTTATTTTTTATTTAAATTTTATATAATATATATGGCTTATGTTAAAATAGAGGACGAAGAGTTAATTTATGACAGGACTAGAAACTTTTCTGGCATATCTTACTTTGAGGAAGTTAGTGAGATATCTTGTCCTACAAAAGGGTCTAGTGTAGAATTTTTAGCCAAAGATAAGGCTTTAACTACCAATCACAATTATTTAAATATAACTCCTGTAGGCATTAATAATTTATACGCCAATTTTAATATGGTTTATGAAGTTGATGAGGAGGAAGCTGCTAAACTAGCTAACTTTCTAGAAGAAAAAAGGGGTATCGAGCCTGTTTTTTTTGATTCTGATCCAACTATATATAGGAAAATAAATGGTTTTTGTAATCAATATAGCATTAACCAATTAGACGCTTCTACTTATAAGATATCTGCGCAATTTGAAATAACAGAATCTCCTGGAAGTTTTAATTGGACTGGATTAAATTTTTTAGATCCAGATTATGAAAGTTTATATTACGAGCAGGAAAATAGGGAGTATTCAAAGTATGATGTAGTTTACGATCAGAGGCTCGAGTTTAAATACCAGGACAAGATAAATAATTTTTATTATTGTCTTGAAGGACACAACTCTTCAGCTGATGCATCTATAAATCTCGAGGAAAGCCCTTATTGGACTAAAGATTTCTTCTGGCAACCAGATGTTGGTCAAACTAATTCTGTAAAGTTTGACGTTCAAAGATTTGGAGATAAGGATGGTTTTCCTTTGAGGAGAAAGATAAAATATAATACAGCATCTTTCCCGATTTCTTATAATTTTACAAAAATAACCACCAAGCAGCTAAAGAGTATGCTCCACTTCCTGGAAAATTTAGGTGGCTATAGAAGATTTAAACATCAAATACCATCTGTATACAATAGACCTAAGGTTTTTGTTTGCAGAAAATGGGTTCATACATGGAACAGTTTTGACTCTCACGATTTACAGGTGTTTTTTGATGAAGATCCACTAGGAATAATTCCAGACAGATCTCTTCATAATACCGAGACTCTTTCTACTAGAATTTTTGATGGTGATTCAAATTTAATTGATCAAATTCAAGGCGATATACCTGATTATTGGGCAAACATGGATCCAGAACTTCACCAATTAAAAATTGGAGCTGGTTGCGAAACAATAGGAGAGTATGCATTTGCAGGAGCTGTAAACCTAAGGGGTGATTTGATCATACCTGGGAATGTAAAAACTATAGAAAATAATGCATTTGATAGTTGCGCTTCTTTTAATGGATCTTTATTGTTGGGTGGGGGCTTATCTTACGTGGGGGATGAAGCATTCAAAGATTGTAGTGATCTTATCGAAGACCTTTTGGTTCCTCCAAACACCAGATATATCGGGGACAAAGCCTTCTTCGGTTGTAGCAATCTAGATGGGGCTCTTTCCTTAGGGAAGATTTTAAGTCATATTGGAACTGGCGCTTTTCAAGGTTGTGTTAAACTTAACTCTAAGTTAGTTATACCAAGTACATTAAAGACAATATCTGAAAGAGCATTCAGGGGATGTTTTAAATTGAACGGCGACTTAGAAATACCATCTGGAGTTGAAAATATTGAAGAGCAAGCTTTTTTTAATTGCCGTAAATTGGGTACAGATGTAATCATACCGCCAACTATAAAAACAATAAAAAATAATGCATTTTATGGATGTAAATACGTGTATAATGTTTATATAAATGCTCCAGTAGCGCCAACAATATATGGGGATCCGTTTCCAACTGCAAACATGGAAAAACTGAAGAGAATTCATGTACCTTTGCAAGCAGCTGGTTATAATGATCCTTATTGGTTGGCCAAAAGGGACGAGGGAAAATTAGTATTTGACATTACACTCTAATTATGAGCCAAAGGATAACATTAAATAGCGCTAATTCAGCAATTATAATATCAGATTCCCCTGCTTTTAAAACTCAAAATGAGTCTAGTTTTGTTTTTGCTGGGGTGCAATCTTTATCTTATGGTTTTAACAACGTAAGAGCTGATACCAGCCAAATAGGTTCTCAAGCTTTTGATGATAAAAATATAATAAGGCAGCCAGATGTTAAATTGCAAATGAGCTACAGCTTTAGCCCCACTTTTGCCAATGAGGAACTAATGGGGTTAACTTATAACCTAGATGCTAAATCTAAATTTTCAGTTATTAAAGGTTTATCTGATTCTTCTTATAATTTTTATGTTTACAATCATCCAGAGCAAGAGCAAGACGCTTTGGAATATATAAAAGATGGCGTATCTCCAAATGGAGGGGAAGTTGTTTCAATTGGCAATGCATATTTAACTAATTATAATATGACATTCACGCTAGGATCTATCCCAAGTGTAGATGTTGAATTCGATTGTTCTAATATAAAAACTGAAAATTATACATCTGCCTTTATAGAAAGTCCAGCCATAAATTTGGAATCTGGTAACAATATTGGAGTAGGGTCTATAAATATATTAGACACCAATTATTACGAAAGATCAAAATTTGGAGATATTTATAATCTAGATAGAACAAGAATAGAGACCATATTACCTAAGGATATAAATTTTCAAATGGATAATTTATCCATAGGAGGTCAAAAACTAGAACTAGAAAACCATAGAATAAACCAGTTTTCTATAAGTTTACCTATTAACAGATCAAATGCATATAAGCTTGGTTCTGATTATGTGTGCAGTAGAAAACTAAATTACCCAATAGACGGAAGACTGTCTATATCATCTTTAGTTACTAATTTAGAGGCTGGATTTATAAGTGGACTTGTTAAGGGTGATCAGATATCAAATCTGAAAATTATATCTTCAGATTGCGAAAAGAAAGTGTCTTCCCAATTTTATTTCGAGGATATAAAGTTGGAAAATGTAGAATATCAAACACTGGTAAATGAACAGACAAACTATAATCTTGAGTTTTCATTTCAAATAACAGATGAAAAAGGATTTAAGACCGCAGTAACAGAGCAGGATATAGATGCAACTAGGTTTATAGATGATGAAAATAAAGTTTATGAATACATTCAAGGGGATGTTATTGAGGGTTGGCAGTCTGGAGATTTGGGCGGCTACAAAATAGCTTTTGCAGAAATTAAAAACTTCGACGTTTTGGAGGCTGCTTTTTCTGGATGCACAAATATAGATAAGCCTGTATTTTTGTCTCCGCAAATAAACGTTATTGAGGATGATGTTTTCCATGGATGCACAAACCTGCCTGATTTTTATTCCGATTCTGCTTGTAGAGTACAAGTTTTTGGGGAAAGGTCCTTTAAGAATTGTTCTTCTTTAGAAGAAATAGTTTTACCTATAAGTATAAAAGAAATAAAAGAAGAGTCTTTCATGGGTTGCTTTTCTGCTAAAGATTTATTTTTAGCGGATGTAGAAACCGTTGGTGAGAGAGCTTTTTATAATTGTTACGGACTTTCTGAGAATTTATATTTGCCGAATTCTTTGCTTACTCTAGGTGAAAGCGCTTTTGAAAATTGCAGCGGAATGGAGGGAGGCTTGTTTATAGGGGGATCTCTTACAAGAATAGAAGATAAAACCTTCAAGAATGCAAAACTTTTTTCTTTTGATCTAGAAATACCAGACAATATAACAAGCATAGGTCACGAAGCTTTTTATGGGTGCGATGGTTTTGATGGGGAGTTAATTTTAAGCTCTGAGCTATCAAAAATAGAATCTTACTCATTCTATGGATGCAGTTCTTTAACTGGTTATTTAAACATACCAGAAAATGTAATCGAAATAGAAGACTCCGCTTTTGAAAGCTGCTCTGGTTTTAATAAAGAAATATTACTGCCTGGAGTTGAAATAATAGGTGATAATGCTTTTTCTGGATGCTCCAGCTTAACTGGAAAAGTTAACTTTGCTTCTGGAATTTCAACTATAGGAGATAATGCATTTATGAATTGTAGTTCATTTGGATATGCTCTTAACATACCAAGCGGAATACAATCTATAGGAGATAGATCATTCTCTGGTTGCGTAGGAATACAAGACGCGTATGTTAATTTTGCCGCAACCGTATTCCAGGGCCAAGATGCTTTTGCTGGCATAAAGGGATGCATGTATGTGACGCCTTTCCATTATAATGCTTACAAACAATTATCTGTAGATGGGTATTTCCAGGGAATGCCTGTTTGTTATGGGTCTATAGATACAATAGTTTTTGACGCTAATACAGCAGAAATAATAAAATTTAAAAGAGGTGATATACCTACTAATTGGTACTCTAATCAAAGCAGAGCTTCCTTGTTAGTGATAGGGTCGACCTGTAAAAATATAGAACCAGGAGCTTTTGATGGTAGTGATGGATTGGAGGGTCTTTTTGTTATTCCAGATGAACTTGAAACAATAGGTGATTTCGCTTTTAGAGGGTGTAATTTTGAAGGTGAGTTGTTAATACCAGATACTATAAAATATTTGGGAAGTGGAGCTTTCGAGGATTGCACTGGTTTTAATGATTTTCTATTGATAGGAGACGGTATAGATACCATAAAAGGCAAGACTTTTAAAAACTGCTCAAACATAAATAGTGATATAATCATAGGTAGTGAAATTATATCTATCGAAGATGAGGCTTTTTATAATTGCACTGGTATATCTGGAGATATTTCTCTTGGATTCTCCGTGTCATACATTGGTGATTACGCTTTTTATAATTGCAAAAATGCGGTTGGGGATTTAGAAATACCAGAAGATGTTACTTATGTTGGAGATTTTGCTTTTTATAATTGTTCCAGCTTGGATGGAGACTTTATAACTGCAGAAGCAATAAGCATTGCTTATATAGGAAATTCTGCTTTTGAGGATTGTTCTTTAATGAGTGGCCCTCTTGTAATGCCAGCTTCTGTGACTTATATAGGAAGCGGCGCATTCAAAAACTGCAGAGGATTAAATTCAGAAATTGATTTGACTTTAACTCAGATAAATGAGATAAATTATCAATCATTTTTTGGTTGTTCTGGTCTTGTAGGATCATTGGTTATACCAGATTCTGTTCAGTACATAGGAGACGAAGCTTTTCTTGGGTGTTCATCTTTGAGCGAGAGTATTACAATAACAAATATAGCAGCCAGAAATATAGGTAATAACGCTTTTGACTCACCAATACAATTCCAAGAATTAATAATTAGCGATTCTGTGGGTGAGGTACGTCAATATGAATTTGATTATTTTAAAAATGATCCTTTGTATTTGACAATGCAGGAAGGATTGACTGGAATTAATGAATACTCTTTTTCTAACTACGCTTTTATTGGTGATCTTGATATACCATTGACATTAAAGTATGTAGGGGATGCGGCTTTTTCTGGATGCGAGTTCGGGGGTACGTATATTTTTGAAGATTCCAATATTGAATATATTGGAGATTATGCATTTTACGATCTAGATTTAATTGACGGAAATATAATTGTTCCAAATGTAGACTATGTAGGAAAAGGAGCTTTCTTTAACAACTCTTCTATTGACGGCTATATTACTTTTGGAGAAGTGATTTCAAGTATAGGGGAATATGCTTTCGCTAACTGCTCGAGCGCAATAGGTGATTTAACAATACCAGATAATGTAAGCAATTTGGGGCAGTATGCATTTTTAAATTGTTCTTCTTTAAGTGGTACGCTGACCCTTCCTAATAATGAAGAGTTTAATATTATAAAAACTGGAACTTTTAAAAATTGCTCTCTTTTAAGCGGAGATCTTTTGATTCACGATTATATATCTGGCATAGAACAAGAAGCATTTTTGGGTTGCAGTGGTCTTACTGGAGATATAACAATCACAGACGTTTGCGCTTCGACTTTGGTTGGATCAAATACATTTGACGACTCCCCCTTCTCTAGATTGATAATTAGTGATTCTGTAGTTCAGATAAATAATACTGAGTTTGATTACTTTGCATCAAGACAGATGGAAGTTGTATTTGGAAAAGGGTTGAGTGGAATTTTAGATGGAGCATTTGATAATTACAATTTTGTAAGTGAATTAAACTTACCTTTATCGCTTACTGGTATCGGGGTAAGCGCTTTTGAGAATTGCAACGGTCTTTATGGTAATTTAATCATACCAAATAATGTCTCTGGAATAGGTGAGGACGCATTTAGATCATGCAGTAATCTTTCTGGCAATTTAATTTTGCCTAGTAGAATAGAGAATATTGGTGATGGAGCTTTTGTAGATTGTGTTAAATTAGATGGATATATAAGAATATCAGACCTAACAGCCTCTTCTATCTCATCTTACCCTAATGTTTTTGGAGGCACTAACTTCAAAGAGTTAAGGGCAACTTCATCAGATTTAATAATAGAAAATACAGAATTTGATTCTTTCAATGCTTTTGTAGGCGCGTTGCTTTTGGAGCCATCTGTATTAGATGTAGGGCCATATGCATTTGTAGATAACTTCTCGTTTGCTGATACGTTAACAATAAGCGAGAATTCAGAAAGAATTGATGACTATGCATTTTCTGGTAATAGTTTTATTGGAGATCTTGATATAAATTCTGAATTCATAGGGTATGCTTCATTCGCAGATTGTAGTAGTTTCGACGGTAGGTTTACAATCAATACTGCGACACTAAATGAAGTAGGTGATTACGCTTTTTATAACTGCTCTAATCTTAGTGGCGATTTAATAGTGGGTGAGGTTTTGAGTGGAATTGGAGAATATTCATTTTCAAACATGAGCAGTTTGGATGGAGAGTTTGCTCTTTGTCAATTGCCTGAAGATTTTGATGGTCAGCTCTCCAAATACGAACCAACAATAGGTGAATCAGGGGTTCTTACATTTGAATTCGAAGAGTATGTAGAGACATCATTGAAGTATTTTGGTGACTATGCATTTGCAAACAATTCGAACCTATCTGGGAACTTAGTAATACCAGATACAACTACATCTTGGGGAGAATATGCATTTTTAAACATGTCTTCCTTGGATGGATTCTTGATATTAGGAAGTGGAGTTAATAGTATACCAGAGGGAATATTTAAGAATTGCTCTGGTTTAAATTGTTATGATGGTTTATTTAAGATACCAGAAAATGTTTCATTTATAGGTGCTGAAGCTTTTTATAACTGTTCTTCTTTGGACTGCGTATTAAGGTTGAAGCCTGGGGTAACTACTTTAACGGACGCTTTCTTTGGAACTAACTTTGATAAGTTGTTAGTGCCATCAGGAACAGTTGCTATTTTGGATGGTGATTATGACGCACTTCAAAACCTCGATATAAAATTGGGATTTGAGTCTCCAGATTCAGCATTTAGAACATTGGGAGATCTTGCTTTTGATAATTATCAGCTAACAGGAACATTGGTTTTACCAGAGTCTACGGATTACATAGGGTCTTCTGGGTTTTTAAATTGCGACTTGCTAAGTGGATCATTTTCCGTTCCTTCTTCTGTAAAAGTTATAGGTAATAGTGCGTTTAGAAACTGTTCTGGTTTTGATGGAGAATTCTCGTTAGTTAATTTACCAAGTTCATATAATGGAGAAAGTGATTTAGATGTGGCTTTATCAGGCATAGGAGAATACGCTTTTGCAAATTGTCAAAATTGGACAGGGAACATAGTGATTCCAGATGGTGTTAATTACGGAAAGTACAGTTTCCTTAATAACAAATCTCTTGACGGGTTTTTGATTCTTAATCAAACTTTAGAAGTTATACCAGAAGGAGCCTTTAAGAACTGCGAACAAATAACTCGTTTTGAGGGTGAAACCTTCACGATACCAAGAGTTGTAACAACAATAGAAGATGAAGCTTTTTACAATTGCCAAAACTTGCTTGATAGCGATATTAAGATAGGAGCGGGACTAACAATAGGGGCAAACGCTTTCTTTGGTGAGGATTTTAACGATTTGATTGTCCCTAATTATGAGGAAGTAATAATAGACGGAGACTACGAATATTTTAAAACTTTATCTATTGGACTAAAGTTCGAAAGTGTTTCTAGTGTTTCTGGTATAGGGGATAGAACGTTTTTAGATTATAGATTGACAGGGTCTTTGAGTTTACCGCAATCATTGATAAGTATTGGATCTTCTGGATTTAAAAATTGCGACTTGCTAAGTGGATCATTTTCCGTTCCTTCTTCTGTGGAGGTTATAGGCGACAGCGCCTTTAGAAACTGTTCTGGTTTTGATGGAGAATTCTCATTAGTTGATTTACCGTTACCTTATAATGGACAAAGTGATTTAGATGTGGCTTTGTCAGGAATAGGAGAATACGCTTTTGCGAATTGTGAAAATTGGACAGGAAATTTGGTAATTCCAGATGGAGCTACTTACGGAAAGTACAGTTTCCTTAATAACAAATCTCTTGACGGGTTTTTGATTCTTAATCAAACTTCAGAAGTTATACCAGAAGGAACCTTTAAGAACTGCGAACAAATAACTCGTTTTGAGGGTGAAACCTTCACGATACCAAGATCTGTAACAACAATAGGAGATGACGCTTTTTACAATTGCCAAAACTTGCTTGATAGCGATATTAAGATAGGAGCGGGACTAACAATAGGGGCAAACGCTTTCTTTGGTGAGGATTTCGATGATTTGATTATTCCTAATTACGAGGAAGTAATAATAGATGGAGACTACGAATATTTTAAAACTTTATCTATTGGACTAAAGTTCGAAAGTGTTTCTAGTGTTTCTGGAATAGGAGATAAGGCGTTTTTAGATTATAGATTCACAGGGTCTTTGAGTTTACCGCAATCATTGAAAAGTGTTGGATCTTCTGGATTTAAAAATTGCGATCTGTTTAGCGGTGATTTGTTTTTACTTCGAACTGAAATAATAAAAGATAATGCTTTTGAGAATTGTTCTGGGTTTGATGGAGATTTATTTATTGGTTCGCCAACGGAAAGCATAGGAGTTAATGCTTTCACGAACTGTAGTAGTTTTAAAGGATCAATTGATCTACCAAACTCATGCACAACATTAGGAGAAGAAGCTTTTCTTAACTGCTCTGGATTTGATAGTGTTATAGATGTAGGTAATGGTATAGAATATTTAGAAGACAGGACTTTTAAAAATTGTCAATCTGCTTCTGGTCATTTATATTTATCGGAAAATGTTACTGGAATAGGTAATTCTGTCTTTGAGAATTGTTTTAAGTTAAATAGAAATGGAAACCTGCTTGAAATACCACGTTCTGTAGATTACATAGGAGATAAAGCGTTCTTTAACTGTAATGATCTTCTTGTAGGAGAGCTTAGGATAAAAGGGTCTCTCGACATAGGAGTGGATGCTTTTGAGCCATTTAACTTTGGGATACTAGGCGTTCCAGATTATCAGACTTACATCAACTCGGGAGATTATTCTTATTTTAAAGATAAGACTTTTCAGCTTAGTTTTGAAAACTATAATAGTTCATACCTCGGAACAGAACATATAAGCGGAAAGGCTTTTTCTGGTTATAATCTAACTGGAACTTTAAACTTGCCAAGAAAGCTCCGAGAGATTGGCGATCACGCTTTTGTTAATTCTACTGGTTTGTCAGGTGATCTTACTTTTTTAAGTCAATTAAGAATAATAGGAGATGGAGCTTTCCAAAATTGTTCTGGATTTGATGGAAAATTATTTATTGGTTCATCAATAGACAGCATAGGAGTTAATGCTTTTACTAACTGTAGTAGTTTCACAGGGTCAATTGATATACCTAATTCATGCACAACATTAGGAGAAGAAGCTTTTCTTAACTGCTCTGGATTTGATGGGAATATAGATATAGGCAACGGCCTTAAATATTTAGAAGACAGGACTTTTAAAAATTGTCAATCTGCTTCTGGAGTCTTGGATCTTCCACTTAATATCTCTGGTATAGGAAATTCTGTATTCGAGAAATGTTACAAATTAAAAAGCAAAATTACAGACATCTTAGAAATACCACGTTATGTAGATTATATAGGAGACGAAGCCTTTTATCAATGCTTTAGTCTTCTTCAAGGAACACTGAGGATAAGAGGTGGTGTTGACATAGGGATAAATTCTTTTGAGCCATTTGGTTTTGAAAATTTGAGCGTTCCTGATTATCAGGTTTCTATAGATTCTGGAGATTACTTATATTTTAAAGATAAAGCTTTTCAGCTTACTTTTGAAAATAGTAATTCTTTAGCATGCAAAACAAGAGACATATATGAAAAAGCTTTTTCTGGATATAACTTATTTGGAACATTAAATTTACCTATAGGACTTAAGGAGGTTGGTGATTATGCCTTTATTAATTCTACTGGTTTGACAGGTGATCTTTATCTTAATAAATATTTAGAAACAGTGGGGGAAAGAGCTTTTGAAAACTGTTCTGGCTTTGATGGAGAATTCTCCTTAGCTCCTCTACCATATTGGTTTGAAGGAAGTCCAAATTTTGGTAATACTGTCCAGTTAGAAACCATAGGCGACTACGCTTTTGCTAACTGCGAGAACTGGTCTGGTAATTTAGTTATTCCAAATGGAGTATCTTATGGTGAATATTGTTTCTTGAATAATAGCTCCCTGAATGGTTTCTTGATATTAAATGAAACACTTAATAGGATACCAGAAGGAGCATTCAAAGACTGTTCTAAACTCACATGCTATAATGGAGTATTTAAAATACCAGAAGTTGTAAGTTTAATCGAAAGATACGCTTTCCAAAATTGTTCTGGTCTTGATTGTGACCTTCAAATAGGACCAGACGCCAGCATAGGAACACAAGCATTTGAAGGTACTGATTTCAAGGGCTTAGTTATACCTTCTTTTCTACAGGAGGTTCAATATCAAGATTATGATTATTTCAAACAAGATATAATAACTCTTAAATTTGAAAATTATAATTCACTATCTAATACTAGAAATATCGGAAGTGGAGCATTTGCTGATTATAATTTTAGTGGCGAATTAAATCTACCTATTTCATTAACAGGTATAGGTGATAATGCTTTTAATCAAAACGATTTACTTGAGGGTCCATTGAGTATACCATCTAACGTAAGGGAAATAGGATCTGGAGCTTTTGAAAATTGTAGTGGTTTTTATGGTGATTTCTCATTCCCTAAAACTGTAATAAGCATAGGGGCAAAAGCTTTTAAGAATTGCGAAAATTTAGTTGGTACGCCTGAATTTTTTATAACTACTGAAACTATAGGAGATGAAGCATTTGCTAATTGCCTTAGTTTAAATGGAACAATGGAACTACCACCAAATATTACAAGTATTGGTAGTGGAGCTTTTCTTAATGCTATAGGCATAGATGGGGTTACAATAATTTCATTGCCAAGCGACGTATTTAAGGGTGAGAATGCTTTTTCTGGAGTTGGGGGTGTTCTAGAATTGTCTCCGTTAGTATATCAGGATTACTTGCAAAATAGTGATTTGATAAATGGGGACTATTATTTCCAGGGAATAAAGATAACTGGACAGATAACTGACGACACTGTGTTTTACATAAGTGTCGATTCGAACGAAAATAATAAGTACCAAGATCCTTTTGATGGTACATTGACATCACAAAACTTTCAATCTTACGCTATTCCAAACAACTGGAAAGAAGGGATACCAAATGACCCAAAATATGGTGGACTAGATTCACGAAATCAAAATTGTTGGTTAGAAATAGGTGGTTTATGCGACAGTGTTACAACAGGAGCATTTAAAAATAGAAAATTCTTAAGAGGCGATGTCTTTTTCCCAAGTTCTGTAGACAGTATTGATGATGAGGCTTTCTTAAACTGCGAAAGGTTAGAAGGATTAACATTTGCTTCTTACGGATTGAGAGATATTGAAAATGATGCTTTTTATAATTGTAAACAAGTCACTAGCGATATAAATCTGCCAGAAACAATAGAAAATATAAAACCAGATGCTTTTAAGTATATGTATAGAGCTGGAAACCTAATCTTGAATGGAACTTCATTAACTGGAATTAGCGGTGGAACTTTTCATAGTTTCGGAGATGCAGCTTTAAATAAAACATTTAAACTAAATGAGGGTCTGTTAAATATCGAAGCCCTTGGTTTTTATCAGGCTGGAGGGATAGGTGCTTCTTTAGAATTGCCAAGTACATTAGAGACCATTGGTTACCAAGCTTTTTACTCTTTCGGTGGGGCTACTAATACCCTTAATGCCCGTGGTGAATTAAAAGGTATTAATCAATCTTCATCTTTGTCGAATATAGAAAATAGAGCATTTGAAGAATCAAACGTTACTGGTCATATAGTATTTCCAACGTCATTGCCACATATAAAATATAGGGCTTTTTACGGCTCGAAGATAACTAGCGTATCTGGATTTGATCATATGGATTATATAGGTGAAAGCGCATTCGCTAGAGATACTAGAAACGCAACAAATCTTAGAATGGATAATTTAGTTATACCAGAAAAACCTTATTTGTCTAGGAGATGCTTTTCTAGCCATCAATATGTAAAATATATTACTCTTGAAGGACAAAGAGACGATTCAGATATAGACTGGCGAGGCCAACAATTCCATGGATACAACAATGGTTACCTGTTCAGTGATCTGACAGGTTTTAACGCAAGTGGAACTAATTATTTTGCACATAGTATGTTCGGTTCTAACCACAACGTTATGATTGAAGATAATTTCTCACCGAATTTGAGCGGTATTGACCAGAACGCTTTTTATTTTTGCAGTTATCGTGGTTTTTATAACGGCACTTCTCCATCTAGACCACCTTCAATAATTAATTTGCCTAGCGGTGTTGTGTCAATTGACAATGGTGCTTTTCAAAATAATAAATGGACTAATCAATTAAATTTTTCAGGAGCTGAATCTGGATTGATTATAGGTGATAATGCTTTTGAAAATTGTGGAACCGTTTGGCAATATGCCGCGTATAGTACATTTCGGGAATACGGCCCAAGAAATTATAATAATATTTATTGGGGTCACGATGAGATAGACATAACTGGAGAATTTATTATTCCTAGCGGATTAAACTATTTGGGTAAAAGCGCTTTCAGAGGGATAAGAGGTAGAAATTTAGATATTATTTTTAGCGATGACTTTACTGGGAGTAGAACCGACCTGCAAATTATAAATGCTTATGATAATAATTATAGAGACAGAAACACGCTAGGGACAAAAGATTATTGTTTTTACGGTAGTCAGTTGAGAAAATTAAAATTATCTCAATCTATGGAAACTATTGATAATTACATGTTTTCATTTTTTACTATAATGGATCATAACAATTTTGATTCTCCGTTAGGAGTTAAGGAATTTGGAATAGAGTCTTTCATACGTTTTAATTGTGAGTCAGGGGATGGTAAGTTTACCTTTGAGTTCGGATCTGGATTGAACCGTTTAGGGAAAAAATCTTTTGCTACCTATGGTTTGCCAGAAGATCCCGTTTTTCAAGGAAAAGTAGTACCAAATCATACTTACTCTGGAGAATATATAGAGCACAGATGTATAGAGGCGTTTGATTTCTCTAGAGTAAGTGGAGCTGTCGATTTTGAAGAAGCATGTTTTAGCAGAACATGGGCTGAAGGAACTATGACATTGCCAGAAGTTAATAGTCTTGGTCAAGGTGTATTTTTCGGAGCAAGTAGACTTGAGTCTGTTGTGTTCCAAAGCTCACCAAACTTAACAACCTTGGCTGATTCAACATTTTCAAATTTAGCTAAATTAACTGGAGTAATCTTTAATAATGAACTTACATCGATAGGTAGTAATGTTTTCGAAAGTTGCCCATCTTTAATTGACTTTGATATTTCTAATACAGATATAGTAAGTCTAGGTAGCGAAATGTTTAAAGATGCCTTTAATTTAACTAATGTTAATCTATATAATGGAAAGCTTACAACATTGGGAAATAGAGTCTTTGAAAATTGTACTAGTATCGACGATCTCTATATACCAAATTCAGTAACAACGGTTGGTAGTAATTTATTTTTAAATGCAAACATAAATATATTAGACTACGATGTTAATACTAGCGTTTTAGATCCATTCTTGTTTAACGGGGCTACTATAGGCGATTTATCCTTACCCCAAACGACCATAGTAGTTAAAGAAGGTGTATTCCAAAATGCAATATTTGGACCAGATCCTTTTGATGGATTGCCTAATGGAGTGGTTACCTTTGAAGATAGTGTGTTTAAGCAAACACCTTTAAGTGGTATATTTATTCCTTCATCACTTAGCGGTTTAGCGAACACTACATTCAAAGACTCACCCAACCTTACTGGTTTAGACTTTTCTTCGTGTAGTTCACTTACTGGAATTGGAAATGAAAACTTCATGAATTGTGATTCTATCACAGGTATTGTTTTACCTAATTCTTTACAGATTATTGGGGATGGCAACTTTAAGAATCTTGATTTAATAGAAGAAATAGTTTTCCCAACATCTTTAGAATACATCGGAGATGAAAACTTTAAAAATTGTTCTGGCTTGTCTATTGTTGATTTGTCTAATACAAATTTAATAGAAATGGGGAACAGAAACTTTATAGAAGATACAAATTTAAAAACTATACTTGATCTTAATTTACCAGATAGTTTGCAAGTGATTGGTGATGAAAACTTCAAAGAAATTAATCTTAACAGTTTAAAGCTTCCTACTGGATTGAGGGTTCTTGGGGATTCTAATTTTTACGATTGCGAATCTTCGGATCAAACGATTTGGGGAGAAGGAGATCCTCCTGTGTTTAGTCTGCCAAGCGGGATTGAAAGTATAGGTAATTCAAATTGGGAGAGATCAGACGCAATACAAAGACTTAGGATAGATGAAGGTTTTTCTGGTTCGATAGGAAATTTAAACTGGAATTTATGTAATCAAATAAGTCAGCTTCTTATAAAAACAACAGATTCTAATTTTTCAATAGGCGATAAAAATTTCACAGACTTAAATTTATTGGGTGTAATTCAAATTGATTGCCCAGCATCTTGTTGGCAAGGAACAGGTAATTTCGACAAATCTAAAACAGATATGGTAATTTATGTTAATTCAACTTATGCGGCTGGTTATAATGCAACCTGGAGTGGAGATCAAGCAGTGCCAAATGGAGCTACAATAATAACTTACGACCCTCAATAACAATGCCAAGAAACAGAACTATATATCAATCTGAATCAGTTTTCGTTAGTAACAACTTAGATTCTACTGACGTTTGGGAACACGCTGAAGTAGCAAGAATACAAGAAGCTAGTTATGGTTTTTCCATGAATAAAACAGATGTCAATCAGTATGGAAAAAGCAGTAGAATAGATCATATAAATTTAGAACTGCCTACTGTTAATTTTGACATGTCTTACTTATTGGGTAATGGTTACAATGAGTCCGTTTTAGGTTTTGATATTAAAGAAGGTTATCAATTTGCAAAATATCATTTAGAAAATAATAGTGGCAAAAATTTCTACGTATTAATTTCTGAAGAAGGTCTTGATTCAAAATCTTTAGAAGTCGGAGATCCTTATACTTTAATAGGTATAGGTAATGCTTTTTTGACAAACTATTCTGTAGATATGTCTGTAGGTTCTTTGGCTAAAGTTAACCTGCAATACGAATGCTCAAATATAAATTCAATTCACGGTGTTGTAGAAGGTGAAGGCTTTTGGCTTACGCAGCTAAGTGGGGATAGTGCATCTATAAATATAGACAAAGGAATACCTTACGATAAGAAAATAAAAATTACTGCACCTAAAGGTGATATAGAAAATATACCTACTGCATTAAGACCTGGCGACATAACAATAAATTTTGAAGGTTTTGATTCTGAAAATTTATCGACCATTAGTGGTAATGGTTCTTTCCATTTACAAAGCGCCAACTTATCTATTCCATTGTCTAGATCTGAACTAAAAAGATTAGGTTCGAAAGGCTCGTATGCAAGAGTTCTTGATTATCCTATAAAGGCTACTTTAAGTGTAAACTCTATAGTTAGCAATATTGAGGTTGTAGATCTTGCTGAATCTGTAAGAGGTTGTATAAACAACTCTTTGAATAATGATATATCTATATTGGCTAAGGATTGCAATAAAGAAAATGCTATTATATGGAGGCTCAAAAATCCTGATTTGTTATCAGAAAATTTCTCTTCTAATATTGGGCCAAACAAATCTGTTGATCTTACTTTTGAGGTTGAAATAGGCAATCCAGATGATAACTCCATAGGAATACTTTGCAGTGGAGCTTCAGATAGAGATAATGAAGAAAGAGAAGACGACAACGATTACTATCCAACCAGAGTCTACGGCTATGATTATACTGGATCCGCTGCTGCTCTCGAGGAGGGAGTCTTTACTGGCGAAAGCAACATACTTTTAGACTGGCAAACTGGTGATGTAATTGAAGAATGGAAGTATAATCGATTGTTCACCCCATGGCGAGTCCCTAAATGGGGAAATTTAGATTTCATAAAAAGAATTGCTCCTGGAGGGTCTACTGAATATATTGGTGATGACGCTTTTCGAAACATAAAGGCAACAGGAGAATTGTATTTAACAAAGAATCTTACTGGTATTGGAACGAGCGTTTTTGAAAACACAAATATTGATTATCTTGTGGTTGGAGACGGACTTCCAAAACTTCCGAGTAGATCTTTTTATGACTGCGATCAATTAAAAACAGTGAAAACGGCAGATTCTATAACAGAAATAGGAGATTCTTGTTTTGCATACAGCAACAAATTAAATGAGTTTTACTTTAGTAAAGGATTAAGCGGAATTGGGGTTGGAGCTTTTCATACTTGTTCTTCTTTGCTAAAAGCTGATCTTTCTGGGTGTAATTATTTGCAAAGTATAAACGATAATACTTTCAACTCATGTACCTCTTTAGAAGAGGTGAGCTTATCGGATTCTATATTAACATTAGGAGATGATAGTTTTAAAAGTTGCACTTCATTAACTAATTTTAAATGGAGTTCAGGATTGGAGAGTGTGGGCGATAGATCTTTTAATGGATGCACAAGCTTGCTAGATCCTGTTTTTTATGATACTTTAGAAACAATCGGGGACGAAGCTTTTTCAACTTGTTATTCTTTTGATTCTGTTACTATACCAGGAACAGTAACATATTTTGGCGAATACGCATTTAAAACATGTGGAGTGAAAAGTTTAGTATTAAACGAAGGCTTATCTGAAATCTCATATCAAGCTTTTTATAATTGTGCATCTTTAAAAAGTATAAGCTTTCCCGAAACTTTATTATATATAAATCCATATTGTTTTATTTATAACTATAGGTTACAAAACCTTAATATACCAGACAATGTTTCTGGAATAGGGAATCACGCATTCTATACTTGTTACTCGGCAGCTACTTCTCAGGAGTGTTTAGACGTTGTAAATTTTGGCAGCGGACTTAAGTTTATTGGGGAACAAGCTTTTTATGGCAACCAATCACTAAGATCAGCCGATTTGCCAGAAAACATAGAATCAATAGGATATAACGCTTTTTTCAACTGTGGTTTAAGCGGGTTTGTTAACCTTCCCGATTCTTTGAATTCAATAGGAATCAACGCTTTTGATAGTAATAATTATATTGAAAGCATCAATATAGGTGCTGGATTAACAACTCTTTCCAATAACTGTTTTGAAGAATGCACAAGCCTTTCAGGTGTATTTATACCAGATTGGTTCGAAAGTCTTAATGACGGCGTATTTTTACGTTGCTATGATATAACTACAATAAGCCTGGGTAATGGTATAGAATATATAAATGACTATGCATTTGGTGACTGTAGGTCACTGACAGGTATAGATATTCCTTCTCAAATTACTGGTATTGGAAATAGCGCTTTTCAAACTGGGCTAAATATAACTAACGTTGGTTTCGTAGAAGGTTTGGAGTATATTGGTAACAGTGCTTTTGCAAATTGTTATTCTTTGACTGGAGTTTCATTCCCAAACACTTTGAGTGGCATTGGTTCAAGTTCGTTTTCTGCTTGTTCTGATTTAAGTGGTCAAATAATTTATACTCCGAACCTACAATCCGTGGGTGCTAGCGCTTTTCTTGGCACAGATATATATGATGTAGTATTTAATAATCATCCATCCTACAATAAAATAGAAGACTCTACATTCTCTAATTGTGACTTTTTAACTGGGCTTAATTTAGTACCAAATATCACAGAAATTGGATCTAGCTCGTTTGCAAATTGCGATATTTTAAGCGGAATTAACTTTAACGAAACTATTACCACCATTGGTAGTTCAGCTTTTAGTAGTTGCGTAGATTTAAGCGGTGTTAGCTTTCCAGATAGTATAGAGGATATCGGAAATAGTGCTTTTACTAACTGCTATGATTTGAGTTTTGTTGACTTTAGCCAAAATAGTAATTATGATACAATATCAACCTCTTGTTTTGAAAATTGCACATCTTTAACTAATGTTTTATTACCTGATAATGTAACTGAATTAGGTGGCTCTTGTTTCAAAGGCTGTACTAGTTTGGAATATATAGATTTAAATATTTCTGTGGAATATATAGGAGCCAGTGCTTTTCGGGGTTGCTCTGTTTTTAACAACCTAGATCTGCCAAGTAGCTTACTTACTATAGCAAACGATGCTTTCAAGCTTTGCTATGAATTAAAGTCTATGAGTGTTTTTCCAGAAAACCTTGCATCTATAGGAGACGATGCTTTCAATTCTTGCGATCTATCTGGGTTTCAGTCAATTTTAACTATACCAGATAGTGTAACCTATATGGGACTAAGAGCTTTTCAAAATAATTCAGATAATTTAAGTGGTGTAGTTCTAGGGTCTGGTTTAACTAATCTTCGGTCTAGTGTTTTCCAAAATTGCACTAATCTAAGAGAAATAAATTTAGAAAATATAACATCCATAGAAAACAGCGCTTTCAAAAACTGCTTAAATTTAACTGGGGCTTTAATTCCGCCCAATATGCAGTCTATGGGAACCTCTGCTTTTGAAAATACAGCCATTGAAAGTATAATAATACCAAACGCGATAACAGAAACAAGCACTACTTTGTGTTACTCTTCTTCGTTTTTAACTGGTATAATTTCAGGCTTAAATTTAATTACTATAGGCAACAGTTCTTTTTACGGATGTGGTGCTTTAAGTGAGTTTTATGCGGAAGATAATTTGAGAAAAATTAGTAGTAATGCGTTCTATAATTGTTCGTCAATGAGTGGTCTTGATTTAAATCAAATAACAGAATTGCAGACTAGTGCATTTAAAAATTGCGACTCTCTACCTGAGTTCCTAGAAATTCCAGATACTGTAACCGTAATGGGCACAAACATTTTTGAAGGTTGCACTAATACTACTGGTTTTTCTTGGACTTCTGGTTACAATAAAATACCAGCTGGCACATTTAAAGGATGTAATAATATTCAAACTTTAGAAATACCAAGCTACATAACAGTAGTAGATGCAGAGGCTTTCATGAATTGCACTTCTATAAGCGGAGTAAGTTTTCCACAAGGAATACAATATATAGGAGGATCGTTAAGAAACTATAATGCAGCCAATGGAGCATTTAAAGGATGCGTAGGAATAAGTGGAGAAATAATACTTCCTTCTTCATTGGAGCAATTGGGCCGTTATGCTTTCTATGACAGTAACCTTATAAGTACTTTTAAGTTTTATAGTACTACTGCTCCTCTTACAAGAGTAGACGCTTTTCCTGTAAAGTTTATCAACGACCCAAGTAATAATCCAATACACGCTCCTTCTGGGGCTGAAGCCAGTTATTCTGGACAAAGTTATGCTCCATCGTATAGCTATTACGGAGCTAAAAGCCCAGTTAATTGGGATTCTTTAAATATCATTTTTGATTTATGAATATTAAACCATCTTTAAAACGAGATAAAGAAAGTGGAGTTTGGACAGCCTCTTACACATCTGAATTTGGTCAAGAATTTAAAACCAAGGGTCATTCTGCTGGAGAAGCCATGCAATCCTGGTACAAAACATTTGGTAAAAAATTTGGTATAATAAAAGGTGGTGGATGATGCGGATCTAAATAAAGTCGGTCTGACTTTACTAATCAAAATCAACATTTATCTGACCATTGTTTTTAGCGGCTGATTTCATTTGATCCATATGCTTTGCCCCATTTCTTTTGCTTGAATAGTCTTTATAGTAATTTTCTTTTACAGGGTCAATACCGCCATTCTTTTCTGCTCTTTGATAACTTAACTCTTTGCTGTAATCCATTATGTCTCCCATGGATCCTTTTTTGTTGGCAGTCTTGTTCACAAAATCCCTAGAGCTGTGAGGGTCGATCTGAGAATCTATTGAAGCATTTGGTATAGTGAATACTCTTTTCCATTCAAGGCCGTCAGAATCAAAGTATACATGCTTGTCGTTCATTCCTTGAACTTCTTCTATGTATTGTTCTAAGCTTGGGTGTTTGTAGATATAAATAGGCACAATATATAATACACAAACGGATGTAGTTTTTCAACTACACCCGCTTGATTCTTAGTTAATAATAAACAGACACTAATCAATATCAATAGATAAAGTTTTTTTGACTTCTTTTTTAGGCATTGTTATTGTAAGTAATCCGTCAGACATTTTAGATGAAATACTACTCAATGAAACTAGGTTTTTAAGATAAACCTTGTGGGTTTTTTTCTTTTTACCACTTTTTTCAGCTTCAATTGTTAGTACTTCGTCACAAACCGTAATCTTTACATCCTTTTTGGAAAATCCAGCAAGTTCAAATTCAACGGTGTAAACGTCATCGCTGCTTTTTACCAAGTTTGTTGTGTCTTGGTAAGCCCTCTCAATATTTAATAGTTCATTAATAATTGATGTCATAATATATTACTATTGCAGATACCATGCCAATTAAAAAACCTAGGAAATATAGGACAAAATGCCGTCAACTGTGTTTGAGTAGGTAAATTTGTCCGATAACTTTTGTCCCTCTGAGTTAATTTGTCCCACCTTAGATTCAGCTTTTTCCATGGCTACAATCACTTCATCAGGATTCCAATCATAAAACGAACCTTGATTAAATGGAGATCCTTTAACAAAGAATTTTCCATCTTGGACATCAATATAACCAGAAGACTCTACAAGTATTGAATTATCTTTGTTTGCCCAATCTTTATGGGATGTTTCGTTAAGGACAATACTCCATTTGCCTAAACAGGAAGAATTAAAAGCTGGCAAATTCCAACCCTCTCCTCCAGAAAGACCAGTTAAGTCAATATCAATTGCGTTAAGGAACTCATTAACCTCTCTGTTTGTTTTTAGATAGGGTAAAAAATTAACATTGCTATACCTGTTGCCTCCCAAAGTATTGGAAATGATGTGAGACATCTCCTCCTCTTTAAAGAAAGGGTTTGTAATACAACAAGTCAATTGATACTTGCTATTGTTGCCATATTTTTTAATCCATGTTTGAATTATTTTTGCTGTGTGCTTCCTGTTTTCAAACTTGCCCATCAATCCGAAATGAACAACATCTTGAAGGTAAACTTTTTCAGTTCTTTTAAATTCTGGATCTAAGCCAAGAGGTACATGAGGAGAATTAAATTGATCCCCAGCATACTTAGAGCTAAAAATAGTTTTACTCTGAGCTTTGCATAAAGCTTTTTCTATGTCTGTAGGTTCGTTACATTCATAAAAAGTGTAAAGATACTGATTGGAATTTTTCCTGTTTTCAGATCCATTCAGGTGCCAAATCTTAAGAGATGGTACATCATCTGATAAAAAATCAAACCTTTTATTTATAGAATCCTGAAAAAAAGATCTGTCATCATCGCTTAATTGATAAGCAGATAAATCAATACTTGATTCATTCATAGGCCAGATAGCAACATCATGGCCTTTACCCTTGAGCTCCTTGATAATGTTTACGGAAACATTACCAAGGCTCAGTGAGTTTAGGGGTGCGTCTACTAAGATTTTCATTTAAAATGGAATATCTTCATCTACCGAACCTGCGGTAACAGCTTGCTTGCTTTCTGCTTTTGGATCAGAATCATTTGTCCCACCAATGAACTGAAAGGTAGAGGCGGAAATAAACATCTTGTTGTATTTCTTACCTTCAGATTCCCAAGAAGAATTTCTCAATTCACCTTGAATAATAATTGGTCTACCTTTGGTAAGGTACTGATTAGCTGTTTCAGCTTGCTTGTTCCAAAGCTCTGCGTCAATAAAACACGGCTCTTTGGCTCTTTTACCTGACACACAAAGTCTGATTTTACAAACCTTGTTATCTCCTACTTGTCTCATCTCTGGGTCTGATGCCAGATGACCTGCTGCTACTATTGTATTATACATGATTTTCGTCTAATTTATTTTTTACTTTTTCAATGAATCTGTCGTGAATGTTTATGCAACCTTGTATACTAAGATTAAGTTTTTTGGCGGCTATTTTCCACGGCACTAACTTAGTATTGCTTGTATTGTATCTTATGTCAATGATTTTTTTTACTCTTTTATCATTTTCTGTTTTAAGCATAGAGTTAAAGATGTCAAAAGCTTCTATTTTTGATAGCTTTACAAGAGAGTCGTCGTCGTCAGATAAGTCTGAGTGTACGTTTTCTAGGGGTACGTTCTTCTTTTCTTTTCTGTTAATCTCATTAAGGCACTTCCACTTAGTCTGATTAGCAAGAAATGTAGAAAATTTACTATTTTTGCTTGGATCATAATCTAACGCAGATTTATATATCATATAATCTTTATCGTCTATTATGGACTTTTTGTTTATATTAATGCGGTCATTTTTTGAATATTGATCCACTATATAAACATATATACCAGAATGCCTATTTATTAATTCAGATAAGCTCGCCCCATCTTTTGATTCTTGTATTCTTTTTATAAGGGACAGGTCACTTTCCATAATTCATATGTTTCTTTGTTTAATAGTTTATTCAGTATTTCGTTGGATGTCAAACTTAAAAGTCTTTTATCTTCAAAGTTTCCAAACGTAAAATTTACATCTACTTCGTTTTTTAGAATAGAGTTATTATCTTCTTCGTATTTGTTTGCGGGTTCTATGCCTTCTCTTTCTATCAAAACAGATAGACCATCGTTTCTCTTTACCCAATCAAGTTCATTTGAAAACCTTAGGTCTGTTATTATGTTAACAGCATCAAGATCTAGGTTTTCCTCTAGTTTGTTTATCCATGTATTATTGTCTATCTTTCTTATGACATCTGTGCCCCAACAAACTAAGAAGGGTCTGATTATTTTTTTCTCGTCATCATCTTCTGTAAAAGCAGATATCCCAGTTTTTTCAATTAAAAATTGATCTACTGATTTTTTTAATTCATCAGCGAATGAAACCTTTACCGCTTTAATTCCACTATCCCTAAGTATATCTATGAAGTTATTTCCAAGAGTATCTTTCCCAGATCTAGCATTACCAGATATACTTATAATTTTATGTTTATAATTAAGCATTTGTTTAAATGATAATTTATCATACAAATATCAACAAGTCAATACTTTTATTTAGAAATCAATTCATTTTTTAAAATGCTTTGCTTTGAGATATTTAAAATACTATACCGTATAGTAATACTTTACGGTTAGTAGTATATACTAATCGATAAGTAATTTAAATATCGAAAAGAAATCGATTGACAATAGTCTTCGATTAAGTTCGTAACCAATAACTTTTTCGGAAGTGTTGTTGAATACGTTTTATTATACAAAACCGTTCTACTTTTTTCTAAAGTTTTTTTCACTTTTTTAAAAATGAAATTTCAAATAAAAAAATTAAGTATATTTTCTACTTGACCGATACCAATTTCTGGCTAATGTGTAAATTATCACAGCGGGGAATAAAGAGGGGTGAAACCAGGAACCGACGTAACAATAAACAATAAACAAAGAAAGAAAAAATGAGCATATTCGAAGAACAAATATCAAGAAAACCTAATAATTATCCGTGGGCAGAAGACTTTATTGAAGTCATGCATAATGGATTTTGGACAGATAAAGAATTTAGTTTTTCCTCTGATGTTCAAGATTTTCAAATATCCATGGACGATCAAGAGAAAGAGATAATCGTTCGAACACTATCTGCAATTGGTCAAATCGAGGTTGCTGTTAAAAAATTCTGGGCCAAGCTAGGAGACAATCTTCCTCACCCATCTCTTACTGATCTAGGTTATGTTATGGCTAATGTCGAAGTTATACATAACAATGCGTATGAAAGACTACTTAAAGTTTTAGGATTAGAAGAAATCTTTGAAGAGAATCTAAAATTGGACTTTATTGAGGGAAGAGTTAACTATCTTAGAAAATACAATCATAGATATTATAAAGACAGTAAGAAGCAGTATGTATATTCTTTGATTCTTTTTACGCTTTTCGTTGAAAACGTATCTCTCATGAGCCAGTTTTATATAATTAATTGGTTTTCCAGAAATAAAAATGTTCTAAAAGACACCGAACAACAGGTAAGGTATACAAGAAACGAAGAGAATATCCACGCTCAAGTAGGAATCAAAATAATTAACACTATTAGAGAGGAACACCCAGAACTTTTTGACGAAGAATTAGAGCAAAGAATTTTGCATGAAGCTGAACAGGCATATATTGCAGAAGCTAAGATTATTGATTGGATGGTTAATGGTATTGACGAAGAGGGATTAAGTGCTCCTCTTCTTAAGGAGTTTATTAAAGAGCGTATTAACGATTCATTACAACAAATTTCATTCAAAAAAGCATTTGAGGTTGACAATACTTTGATTAAGGATACAATGTGGTTTGAGGAGGAGTTAATGGGAAACAATTCAACTGATTTTTTCCATTCTCGTCCTGTAGAATATTCAAAAAAAGCACAAACATTTGACCTAGATAGCGTATTTGCATGAAAAAATATTATTGGAACAACAAAACTTCGCAACAGATTTTAAACAGAGGATACCTTGACGGCGAAAGCTTGACTGGTAGAGTTCTTAGTGTGGGTGAGTCTTTTCAAAAAGACTTTGTATCTCGCGCTCCTGCAGAACACAAAGGTAAATTTTCTGATTTATGTGAAAAGTTTGAACATTATATGTCTCTAGGTTTCTACTCTCTGTCTAGTCCTGTTTGGGCTAATTATGGTAGAGACAGGGGCCTTCCCGTTTCCTGTAATGGGGTTTATGTTCCAGATACCATGCAAGGCATCTTGACCAAACAATCAGAAGTTGGTATGCAAACAAAGCATGGCGCTGGAACTTCTGGTTACTTTGGAGAGTTGCGTGGTAGAGGTCACCCTATAAGTACTGGAGGTAGTTCTTCTGGATCGGTGCATTTTATGGAGCTTTTCGATAAGGTAACATCTGTAGTTTCACAAAGCAGTGTTCGCAGAGGTTCTTTTGCAGCTTACCTCCCTGTTGATCACCCTGACATCGAAGAGTTTCTACGTATCAGATCTGAGGGTCATCCTATACAAGATCTTTCTTTTGCTGTGACTATTACAGATGAATGGATGGAAGCAATGAACAATGGAGATATCGACAAGCGCAAAATTTGGGCAAAGATTATCCAGAAGAAGTTTGAGTCTGGATATCCTTATTTGTTTTTTCAAGATACAGCCAATAAGAACGCACCTCAGGTATACAAAGATAAAGACATGAAAATTTATGCTTCAAATCTTTGCAATGAAATTTCTCTACCATCTTCTCCAGAGGAGTCGTTTGTTTGTTGTTTGTCTTCGCTAAATCTGGAGAGGTGGGACGAGATTATTAAGACTGATGCTATTGAAACCATGGTTTACTTTCTTGATTCTGTTATGGAGGAATATATAGATAAGACAGACGACATACCTTACATGGAGTTTGATAATAACTTTGCTAAACGTCATAGGGCTTTAGGCATGGGTGTTCTTGGTTGGCATTCTTATTTACAGAGTAATTCTATTGCATTTGAGAGTATGGAAGCTAAAATGAAAAATGTAGAAATATTCAAAACAATTAGAGAAAGAGCGGACAAGGCGACAAAGGAATTAGCTGAAGTTTTTGGTGAGCCTGAAGTCCTTAAAGGTTATGGTCGCAGAAACACAACAACAATGGCTGTTGCCCCAACGACAACAAGCTCTCTTATTCTTGGTCAGGTTTCTCAAGGGATTGAGCCTACTGTAAATTACTATACTAAGAACTCAGCTAAAGGTAAATTTACAATTAGAAGCCCTCACCTAGCAAATTTGTTGGAATCTAAAGGTAAAAACACAGAAGCAGTTTGGAAATCTATTCTTCATAACGATGGATCAGTTAAGCATTTGAATTTTTTGAGTGATCATGAAAAAGATGTATTTAAAACTTTCGGGGAAATATCCCAAAAAGAAATAGTAATTCAAGCCTCGCAACGTCAAAAATATATAGACCAAGGTCAGTCTTTGAACTTGATGATCCATCCAAAAGCTTCTCCAAAAGAGGTTAGTGAACTTATGATTTTTGGTTGGGAAATGGGTCTCAAAGGTTTTTATTACCAAAGAAGCATGAATCCTAGTCAAGAATTAGCAAGATCCATTATGAATTGTACATCTTGTGAAGGTTGATATTTCATTTTTTTAAAATTTCAGTGTAAAGAATTAACATGGAGTACGATTTTTCAGAACAAGCAAAAACCTTTTTAGAAAGCCAGTCAGCAAAAAGACCAGGACCAAAAGGTTCGGCTCAAACACCTGCTAAAAAAAGCGAAAAAAAAGAAGGTTCTAGCAAAAACGAGAAGGGTAGTGCTGGTAAAGATGGTAAAAAAATAACGTTTTCTGATAAAGTTATTTCTGCTTTGCAAACAAAAGTTAAAGAACATAACGAAAAACACTCCAAGAAAGTTACTCTTGCTCAACTTAAAAAAGTATATCGTAGAGGTGCTGGAGCATTTAGTTCTAGTCACAGACCTGGAATGACTAGGGGTCAATGGGCGATGGCTAGAGTAAATACTTTTCTGAAAATGGCTAGAGGCGGTAAGGTTAAAAAATCTTACAAAGCTGCTGACAGCGATATTGCAAAAGGTTCTGAAGAATACTATCTTGAAAAACAAGGTGATGCTTTCTGGGACTTCGAAGAAATTGAATTTCAACTAGCAAAAATTGATCTATTAAAAGCTGGCATTGAAACTTGGGAACAAGACCAAGAAGCTGAAGAGCTTGAGTTCTCTGAAGCTGAGAAAAAAACCTTGAACAAACCTTTTAGATTAAAGGGTGGCAAAAAAAAGTTCGGAGTATATGTAAAAAATCCTAAAACTGGCAACGTAGTTATGGTTAAATTTGGTGATCCTAACATGGAAATCAAAAGAGATGATCCTGATCGTCGTCGTAGTTTTAGAGCCAGACATAAATGCGATAGCGCAAAAGACAAAACCACACCTCGTTACTGGTCTTGTAAGATGTGGAGCAAAAAGCCTGTTAATAAATCTGTTTCTTCTGAAGCTCTTGAGTGGGATGACGAAGAAGCTGTTAGCGAGTGGGGTTGGGATGAGTCCTCTGTTATCGAAAACGATGATTATTTTAAAGGCTACGATCATTTAAAAGATTGTGAAATAATTGAAAACGATGATGTTTGATTTATGATCCTTTATGGATCTAAAACCCAAGATATCATTCTGCATTATCTCTAATGGGAAACGCCCTAGAGAACTAAGGCTTTCAGTTAAATCTATAGAAAGCAACTTCTATATAAAAGACGACTATGAGATTATCATTGTTGGGGATAACATAGATCAATTTAAAGATCTTGACGTTAAACTTGTAGAGGATAATAAGTATAATAAATACCTAGGTGCTAGAAAAAACATAGGTACAAAAAACTCTAATGGAAACATAATAGTTCATTGCGATGATGATGTTATCTTTACTAAAGACTGGTTCTTCAAGCTGGAAGAATACCACAGTAAAAACCCAGAGTGGGAAGTTCTAGGCAATAAGATATTTCTTCCAGATGGCGGCAGGTATTATGATAGAGCTATATATTTACCAAGACACAAGATGGTGCCTTACGATTTTGATGAGACTGTTGACCCGCACACATTACTTTACCAGTGCGGAGCCTTCTCTGTGTGTAAAAGATCACTTCTTGATAAGGTAGAGTGGAGTAATGAGATTCCCTTCTACGGGAAACTAAATGGTTTCGATTACAACGAGGACGTAGACTTTTCTGTTAAGCTTAAAGAAGCTGGAATTAGAATAAGCTTTGACGAAAACAATACTGTTTGGCATTATGATCACAGTTACTATTACAAAGACTGGTTTGCATACAAAAAGAAACCAGAAGAAATGAACGAAAATAAGTGTCTTGATTTCATAATGCTTTTAAACTTTTTAGATAAATGAAAGAAAAACAAAAAATAGGCTTTCTTGTTTTAGCTACCAATAAGTATACAAGATTTATTCCCGACTTAATAAAGGGGGCGGACGAGTTCTTTTTAAGAGATTACGAAGTAGAGTACTTTATATTTACTGATGACAAAAGCTTAGATGTTGAGACACAGCGTAAAGTTCACCTCATAAATACAGAACACAAGCCTTGGCCATATATGCCAATGGCCCAGTATGGTATATTTCATTCAAACAAACAATCATTTGAAGATATGGATTATCTTTATTATTGTGATGCTGATATGCGGTTTTGCGATCATGTCGGACCAGAAATACTCAGTGACAGAGTAGCCACTCAACACCCAGGTCTTTATGGGAGAAGGGGGACTCCAGAAACAAACCCTAACTCAACTGCTTATGTTTCTATGTTTGAAAACATGCAGTATTTTGCTGGTGGATTCAATGGAGGTTCTCACGACGAATATATAAAGATGTGCAAGATATGCTATGAAAACATAGAGAAAGATTTCGAAAATGACATAACAGCGGTATGGCATGATGAAAGTCATATGAATAGGTATTTCATAGACAACCCTCCTACTAAAATATTGGACCCAGGATATTGTTATGGAGAGTCTTTGCGCCCACCATTTAAACCTAGGTTAATAGCCCTAGATAAAGACCACAAAGAAATAAGATCCTAAAATGATTTCTATATTATTGGCTGTTCATAATGGAGAAAAATATCTCCGTCAAAGTATTGATTCTGTAATTTCCCAGACATCTAAATCTTGGGAGCTGCTAATAGGTTTCAATGGTACGTCGGACTCATCTAAAAATATAGCAAAAGAATATAATGAACCAAGAATAAAATTGTTTGATTATGGAAAAGACAAAGGAAAAGCCAAAACATTAAACAAATTAATAAAAGAAGCTAAATATGATTGGTGTGCAATTCAAGATGACGATGATTTATGGGAAAAACAAAAACTCGAAAAACAAATAAAACACAAAAAAGATTACGATGTAATAGGTTCCTTTATAAAGTATATAGATGAAAAAGGTTTTATCATAGGAGGTCCAAATCTAGCGTCTAACCACGAAGACATAAAAGCAAGAAGTCTCTCAGGGGTAAATCAAGTAGCAAATTTAAGTGCAATATTTAAGAAATCTGCAGTATATTCAATTGGTGGTTGGGACGAAAATATAGATGGAATAGAAGATTACGACTTGTGGTTAAGACTTCTCAGGTGCAATTATAAATTTTTTAATGTACCAGAGTATTTATGTTTTCACAGGCTCCACAAAGAAAGTAATTTCAATACAAAAAAACAAGATGTAAGTAAAATATTATAAAAACAATGATAACAATATGCATAACAACATTTAATAGGTGCGAAAGGACCATTAAATCATTTATTTCTGTGGTTGATGATCCAAGAGTGTCAGAAATAGTTATTTGTGACGACTGCTCTGAAGATTTGATTTTCAAAAAACTAAAGCAGAAAATAGAAACGATAAATAATGCTAAAATAAAACTTTTCAGAAACAAGGAGAACAAAGGGGCTTTTTTAAATAAGGTAGAATCAATAAAAAAATGTTCTAACGATTGGGTTGCATTAATTGATTCTGATAATGAAATTGACATATCATATATAGATAACCTCCCAGAAAAGAAAGACAACAAAACTTTCTACTTTCCCTCTATAGCTGTTTGCTCTAGCCCCTATTTGAACTTCAGTGAATACGCTGGTATTTTTTTAGATAAAGATGCTTTTTGTCGTATTATAGATGGAGCTTTGGCAAATACTGGTAACTATTTCTTTAATAGAAACACCTACTTAAAAGCTATAGAAAAAGAAAACAATTTAATAAACCCTTACGGCTTGTGTTCAGCTTACCCAGTTTGGTTGTGCTATAAATACATAGAAAAATTTAAAGTTAAAGTTGTAGAAGGATTACATTATAAACATGGCTTAGGCAAAGATAGTTGGTACTTAGCAAATCAAAACAAGTCACTCGGATTAATTAATTTCTTCAGAAGAAACATATAAAATAATGGCATACGGGAAAGAAAAAAAAACACACCTAGGTGGTTATATTATAAATATAACAGATCACGGAGATCCTAATAGTTATGCTACCGAAGTCTGGGATGAAATGATCAGCGCTGGTATCAAATCTGTTTTAGATATAGGTTGTGGAGAAGGTCACTCCACTAAATATTTTTTAAACAAAGGAATAAAGTGCATTGGCGTCGAAGGCGGAGAAATAGCGTATAACAACTCTCCAGTTAAAAACAATTTAGTTCTACACGATTATACAGAAGGTCCTTTTGTGCCTATCGATAAATTTGATGCGGCTTGGTGTTGTGAATTTGTTGAACATGTAGATGAAAAATACTGTCAAAACTTTTTAGATAGCTTTTCCAAATGCGATTTCATATTTATGACACACGCAAACATTGGTCAAGAAGGCTATCATCATGTTAATTGTCAAAACTCTGAATATTGGATCGAAAAAATCGAAAAGATCGGGTTTCGTTTTTCTCCTGAAATGACAAATCACTATAAAAACTTTTCTCCACAATGTATGCATCTAAAAAACCTAATTGTATTTAAAAAATGAATTTAGATACCGAAAGAATGACTGGCTTTGGTGCTTATAGCGTTGATGGATATGATGTGAATTATTTATTCGGTCTTCGGGATTTATGTGAAGATTTTCTATCTAATGAAAGTCATGTATTAGAGTTGGGTTGTAATGACGGAGTCAGTACAAGATTATTTTCTGAGTATGCCAATGAAGTTACAGCTGTTGACATCAACTTGACAAAAAAGTTCAAATCACTTTTAAATGATTCTGTTAATGTAAAATTTCACCATTTAGACTTCGATTTATTTTTTAAAAAAAATACCAATAAATATGATTTAATATATATAGACGGACCACATGATTACTCTTCAGTAAAAAGCCATATAGAAGATTGTAAAAAGATCATAAAAAAACACGGGGTGATATGTGGTCACGATTACCACTCTAAAGTTGGTGTGATTGAAGCCGTTAACGAATCTTTTGGTAAAGAAAACATTAAAATTTACTCAGATAGTTCTTGGGCGGTAACGAATATAGTATGATAATTATTAAAATACATGGTGGTTTGTGTAACCAGCTTTTTCAGTGGGCTTATGGATATGCTTTATCAAAAGAGCATGAGGTTTATTTTGACACATCGTTTTTTAATAGTCAAGATATAATGTCTTCGGTATCTATCCGTGATTATGAATTACCCAATATAATCAACAGAGAAATACCAATAGTTACAAAAGAAATCTTTGAGGATTTTTCATCTAAGAGCGTACAAATGGTTCTTGATAACTTTTACTACTCAAATATAAAATTCGAAAAAAATAAAAATTATTATTTAAATGGATATTGGCAGTCGGATTTGTTTTTTAACAATGTGAAGCAGGAGATTGTTGATTCGTTTAAATTTCCAGAAGTTGAACATTTTGATTTTAAATACTCATGTTCAATACATATAAGAAGAGGGGATTATTTAAAGCTTAAAGGAATACATACACATCAGACTTTAGATTATTATGAGCAAGCTCTTGATGTTATAAAACCTAAGGGTAAAGTGTTTGTTTTTTCTGATGATATAGAATGGTGTGAGAAAAATCTAAACTTCGAAAACCAGGTATTTATGAAAGGTAATTCTAACGTTAAAGATCTTAGACTCATGAGTTTGTGTTCTAACAATATAATGGCTAACAGTAGCTTTAGTTGGTGGGGAGCTTATTTAAACAATAATCCAAACAAAATTGTTGTCTGTCCTAAAAATTGGTTTGGTAACAATACCAATGACTCCGATATCAAAATGAAAGATTGGCTGGAAATATAGATGATTTGTTTTATTATATTTTGATATGAGTAAAGTAATTATAACAGGAGTAACGGGACAAGATGGTAGCCACATGGTTGATTATTTATTGGCTAATACTGACATTGATGTAATTGCTGGTGTTCGTAGGCTTTCGGTTAAAAATCACGAAAACATTAAACACTTGTCAGACAACTCGCGGTTTAAATTGATCGATCTTGATATCACAGACCAGTCAAATGTAGATCGTGTTATAGCTAAAGAAAAACCAGACTTCTTTATTAACTTTGCTGCCAATTCATTCGTAGGAGTTAGTTGGGATATGCCAGAAAACCACATGAATACAAATTGCATGGCGGTTCTTTATCAATTGGAAGCTATACGCAAGCACTGTCCAGATTGCCGTTATTACAATGCTGGTTCATCCGAAGAGTTTGGTAACGTAGTTACTGTCCCACAGGACGAGACTCACCCACTGCGCCCTAGAAGCCCTTACGGAGCATCTAAAGCTGCTGCAAGACATCTAGTTAAAGTTTGGCGTGAAAGTTACAATTTATACGCTATTCAAGGTTGGCTATTTAATCACGAAGGAACAAGAAGGGGTGAGGAATTTCTTACCCGCAAAGTCACTAAAGGCGTCGCCAAAATTGTACAGCAGATCAGAGAGGGTAAAACGCCCACACCCATTGAGCTTGGCAATCTAGAAGCAAAAAGAGATTGGTCAGATGCAGAGGATTTTGTGGATGGCATTTGGTTGATGCTTAACCAAGAAGAGCCGAAAGAATATGTATTAGCCTCTGGTGAGACATATACTATTCGTGAGTTCGTAGAGGCCGCTTTTGGCTTTGCTGGGTTTGGTGCAGAAGAGTGTCATTGGGATGGTCAAGGTGTTGACCAAAAATATATTCACGGAGATCAAGTGCTTGTAACAATTAATCCAAAATACTATCGACCAGCTGAAGTTAACTTATTGCTTGGTGATCCTAGTCTTGCAGAAAAGGAAATGGGTTGGGTAAGAAAAACCGACTTTTATGGCTTAGTAAAAAAGATGGTTGACAAAGATATTAATCTTTGATACTATCAACCTATGCCCAGAGGAAAGAAACAATGTCCCGAATGCTCTTTGGAGTTTGGGGCAAGAAAATCCGTGTGCGATTGCGGCTACATATTTTCTAAGGCGGTTAAGAAAACCCCTAAAATCAAAACAGAGAAGAAAATAAACAAGCGCGAAATACTTTTTCGCCTTGTCGAAAAACCCAAGGAAAACAAAAGGTTTTTCTTCATGAGGGAAATGAAATTTCTCAACGACCTTAGTAGTCGTTATTCTCTTGAGTTTCTTGGTGTTGTCACTTTTCCTAAAAAGTTTAAGTCCCTAGCTTACTTGGTTAGCCCTAAACTAAAGGGTACCATGGATATAAAATGGAGAGCTTTCAATTACAAGGTTGACAAAAGTAAATATGAAGAGTACAATATAGGAGAAAAGATTGGACAAGATATAAACATACCTAGGCAAATTAAAACAACAAAAGATTTTTTAAATGAGTGATACAACAAATTCAAGCAACCTATTGGAAAGCTTTCTGAAAGCTAATAAACAAGATCATTACAATTTCGAAGAAGAAATTGATTATAAAATATCAAGCGGATCACTTCAATTTGATCTGCACCTTGGAGGAGGTTTTGGTCCTGGACTGCACCGATTCTGTGGAATGAATGAAGGCGGAAAAACCTCCGAAGCTTTAGAGGTTACTAAAAACTTTCTATTAACACTTCCTAATTCCAAGGGTGTTTATTTTAAAGCTGAAGGTCGACTTTCTCCAGAAATGAAAAAAAGATCTGGTGTTAAGTTTGTAACTAAAACTGAAGATTGGGTCGAAGGCACTTGCTTTGTATTTGAATCAAACATTTACGAAACAGTCGTAGATCTAATGAGGCAATTGGTCTCAAACAACGATGAAAAAACCAAGTATTGTTTCCTCCTTGATTCTGTAGATGGTCTCATCCTAAGGAACGATGTAGACAAATCTTTTGAGGATTCATCGAAGGTCGCTGGTGGCGCTGTTGTAGCGGGTACATTTATGAAGAAGATGTCAATTGCTCTAGCTAAAAGAGGACACATGGCAATATTTATATCGCAAGTCAGGGCTGACATTAAGTTGGATCCTTACAGTAAAGTTCCTATTAGACAAACAAGTGCAACTGGAGGTAATGCACTTCTTCACTTTGCTAATTGGATTATTGAGTTTGAGGCTAGATATAATAAAGACATGATTCTTAAGAACCCATCCATTAAGAAAATGGACGCTCAAAAGAATCCAGCAGTTGGTCATTATGCAAGTGTAACAATTAAAAAGTCTCCTAATGAAAAAACCAATACAAGACTAACATATCCTGTTCGTTACGGCAGGACAGCTGGAACATCTATTTGGATCGAGAAAGAAATAGTTGACCTGTTATTTGCTTGGGAATTTCTAGTTAAAAAAGGTTCGTGGATTAAGACTACGGAAGACTTCGTGGAACTTCTTTCTGAGAATAGTCTTGAGTTCCCAGAAAAAATCCAGGGCGAATCTAATGTATTTAAAGCTATTGAGAATGATGGTGATCTCTCTGCTTTTCTTGTTGACTACTTCAAAAAAGCTATAGGTGAATTAACATGAAATTTTTAGATCCCCTAGGAAAAGAAAGAAATTTAAAGGGAGCTAAAAAATATTTAATAAACTGGGAGGAAAAAAGCCGAAGTAAGTTTCAAAAAAATGTTAAAGATTTCTTAAAAGACTACTGGTCTAACGACATAGTCTTTGAAGAATTTAGAATTGTTGGAACAAGGTTATCCTTGGACTTCTATAACGCCAATAAAAAAATAGCGGTAGAAGTCCAAGGTGATCAGCATGTTAGATATGTAAAGCACTTTCATAAAAACAGGCTGAAATATTTAGAACAATTAAAGAGAGATCAAAAGAAGCTTGACTTTTGTCAGATGAATGATATAAAGTTGGTAGAGGTCTATACCACAGATGAGATAAACGCATCTTTATTTAAAGATCAAGATATATATTTATGAATGTTGAAGACAATATAGAATTTGCGATACCAGAAAACTTTTTAGATAAGCTTTATGAGTTGACAGGTTCTGCTGACAAGTACAAGGGTTTTATCCTTGTTTATTCTGACGAGAAGGGGAATCCTATTATTTTTAATAAATGTGAATCTCACCTAATTGAGATGGGGCTTATTAGAACTGTCGAGTCTTACCTACAAGAACCAAAAACAAACAAACATGATTTATAATTTAGAATTAGAGAAGCAGCTTTTAGCGGCTCTTATTAAAGAGCCTGAGATTTTTAGTGAGATAGCTAACTTCATAGATCATGATGATTTTTATTCTGAAGAGTCCAATCTTCATAAGACCATCTTTACAATAGTCAAACAAGCTATAGAATCAAGCGAGGATATAGATGAGGTTATCATTGCTCAAAGAATAGCCAGCATAGGGTTATCCTTTGAGGATAAGTTAAATCCATCCGACTATATAAAATCTCTAGCATTAAGAAAGGTTCCAAAAGGAAACCTAATTAAGACAGCTAAAGAATTAAAAAAAGTTTCTGTAAGGAGGGGTATATATAAAGCTGCTCAAGACATGGCGAAGCAGATGAAAAATGTTTCCCCAGAGACAACTTATCATGAAATAATAGAAAAAGCAGATAATGTTTACAATTCTAGGATAAATCTTTATGAGATCGGGGAAGATGAACCCGTCAACATATATGATGAAATGGAATATATGATTGAGGATAGAGGTAACAATCCCATCGAAGAGTTTGGAATGATGGGTCCTCATAAAAAAGTTAACGATATGTATGGGTCTATATTAAGACCAGGAAATATTACAGTGGTAGTAGCTAGATCTGGTGTTGGTAAAACACAGTTTTGTATGCACTATGCAACTAAAGTAGCTTCTGTTTATGATGTTCCTGTTCTTCATTTTGATAATGGTGAGATGAGCAAAGAAGAACTTATAATGAGACAATGTGCTTCTATATCTGGTATCTCCTCACACCTCCTAGAAAGTGGTAAGTGGAGACAAGCTGGTGAAGAAGTAGTAACTAAAGTAAGAGAGACTTGGGCTAAAGTTAAAGACTTAAAGTTTTACTATTATAATGTTGGCGGTATGGATGTTGATTCGATGGTCAACACACTTAAGAGATTTTATTACTCTAAAGTAGGAAGAGGAAACTCTATGATTTTTTCTTTTGACTATATCAAAACAACAAGCGAATCTTCTGACAATAAGAACGAATGGCAGATAGTCGGAGAAATGGTTGATAAGTTTAAGAAGTGCGTCCAGAAAGAAATACTCCATGACGGAGAGCCTGTTATCCCTATGATTACCTCTGTCCAGTCAAACAGATATGGAATAACTAACAACAGAAATGCTCAAAACATCGTTGATGATGAAAGCATTGTATCTCTTTCTGATAGAATTATTCAGTTTTGTTCTCATATGTTTATCCTTAGAAATAAGACCGCTGACGAAATTGAGGTCGAGGGTGGTAGGTTTGGAACTCATAAGTTAATTAATATTAAGTCAAGGCACCTTGGCAAAGATGTGGCTGGAGCACTTGAACCAGTTCAAATAGGTGATTCCCTAAGGAAGAATTCTGTTAACCTTGAATTTAAAAATTTCAATATTACTGAGCGTGGAGACCTTCGAGACATCGCTAGATCAATGGACGGCGGTGGTGAGATAGATGGCTCTGAGGTTGCTCCTTTGCCTGATTTCCAAAATGTCTGATATGCACAAACAAATTTTAGAAGATCTTGGTTATAAGCTAATTGATTGCGGTAATCACTGGAGAACCAGTGCTGTTTATAGGGATGGAGACAACTCTACAGCGGTTCAGATATACAAAGATACTGGTGTATGGACTGATTATGTTGCAGAGAGTGGTCATAAACCTTTAAAGCAATTAATACAATTAACCTTAAAAGGAAACCCGACCAAACTAAAGTCAGTACTTAAATCATTAAATTCAGAGCCTGACAGCCTAAAAGAATACAAGCCAAACACATTAATTGAAATGGAAAAAATTTATGAAGACTCTATTTTAGAGAAACTGTTCCCTAATTACAACTTCTATAACAAAAAGAATATATCAGAGCAAACTCAAAATATATTTAAAGTTGGATTAGCTGGGTCTGGTAATATGTATAGGAGAATGGTTTTTCCAGTTTATAATGAGCACTCACAAATAGTCGGTTTTTCTGGCAGGAGGTTTGATGATGGCAACTCTGCTAAATGGAAGCACATAGGAAAGAAAAACAACTGGATTTACCCAGCATACACGCCCAATACAGAAACTGTAGACGATATAATTACTGAATCAAAAGAAGTTTATCTCGTAGAAAGCATTGGAGATGCAATGTCTCTATATGATCAAGGAATTAAAAACGTTTTAGTTATATTTGGCTTGTCGGTTAGTTCTTCTATCATAAGTTACTTGTCTGGCAAAGAGATTGACAAAATTACAATTGCTGGTAATAATGACTTTAGTTCTGAAGTTAACAGGGGTTTGATTGCTTCCATAAAAAACTATTTAAAGTTGTCTAATTATTTCGATCTTGATTTGCTCTGCATAAAAGTTCCTCCGAAAGGGTTTAATGACTTGGGCGATGCTCATGAATCAGACCAGGATCTAAAATTATGGTCAAACAAGGATGTTGATTTAAAAAAACAAAGACAATTCATATTAGATTTTGTTTCTAAAAATGAAAACAAATTTTCTAAATCTTATATTAAAAAAGCAAAAAAAATAAATGAGTGAACCAATAACAACATTATCAGCTAGTAGAATCAAAACAGCAGAAAGTTGTTCTTGGTTGTATTGGTGCAAGTATAAACTTAAGTTGCCAGATAGAAGTAATGATGGCGCAAGGAGAGGGTCTATTTGCCATTTGATTTTCGAGCTACTTGGAGAACCCAAAAGAAAAAAATACTTTGATGAGATTATCCGAACTCTTGATATCTTTAGTGTCCCCTCTATAGAGAGGCTTGTAATGAAACACGCAACCAGAGAGGGTATTGACGACGATGAAAACGTCAAGATGATGAAAGAGATGACTCTTAACGGCTTGATGTATGATTTCTTTGGCGATACCGATGAAGAGCCTACAGAAGAGCACTCTGAAAAAGATTTTCATATAGTCGTTAATGATGGTACTGTAAAATATAAGATAAGAGGTTTTATAGATAAGTTGTTTTTGTATGAGGATAAAAAGTTTGCTCTTATTAGAGACTTTAAGACAAGTAAAGAAACCTTTAAAGGTAAAGATGCCGAAGATAACATGCAGGACTTGATGTATAGTCTGGCGGTAAAGCATTTATTTCCAGAATACGAGAATAAACAAAGTGAATTTTTATTTTTAAAGTTCGATTTAATACCCGATGTAAAGAAAAGCGGTATAGTGAGGATGGAGCCTTTGGATGAACACGACCTTCATGGTTTCGAGCATCATTTAACCGAAATTCAAAACTACTTAGACAATTTTAACGAAGATTCTGCCACTAAAAATATGGCGGCTTACAAAGGATTCCCAGAAGATGGCTCTTTCAGTTGCAAACTTTTATGTGGTTTTGCTAAAGAAAAAGGCCAACTTAAAAAGGATGGAACTCCCATGTGGCACTGTGGCATGAAGTTTGATTTCTTCTATTATGATATCAAAGATTCTCAAGGTAACTTTTCTAGGTCCTGTTTTGATGATGAGTTCTCTGAGGATATGGTTCCAGAAGGAGGGTCTTATGAAATGAAATATTATGCAGGTTGTCCTGCTCATTCTTCTTGACATAAATATACTTTTGTGATATCATTATCACAATGAAGCCCATATTCAAATCAACTTATTCAATAGGTAAAAGTATACTAACTATTGAAGAAATCATTAATATATGTAAGGACAAAAATTTTAAAAACCTCACTCTTGTTGAGGACAACCTTACTAGTTTTATGAAGGCGTTTCACGCTTGTCACAAAAACGACATAGATCTTACATATGGCCTTAGGATTACTATGTGCAATTCTTTAGATAGTAAAGACTCTGATCACAAGTCTGTTATATTTGCTTTGGATGATAATGGGTGTAAGTTGATGAATAAAATTTATTCTAAAGCTTTTGTTGATAATGATGGTCGTATTACTTATGAAGAACTCAAGTCTTTTTGGGACAACAAGTCTCTTTGTTTTGTTGTTCCGTTTTATGATAGCTTTATTCATCAGAATAATTTATTTCTCAAGAATTGCATACCTGAACTTGATGGTTTGAATCCTAGGTTTTGGGTTGAGAACAACAACTTACCTTATGATCGCCTTATTTGTCAAAAAGTTCTAGAGTATGCGGAAGACTGTTATGATATTAGTCATGTTAAGTCTATATACTATAAGAACAAAGAAGATGTGGAAGCTCTTCAGACATATAAGATTCTTTGTAATAGAAGCTTTGGTAGACAAGCGACATTGTCGTGTCCTAACTTAAGTCACTTTGCTAGTGACGAGTTTTGCTTTGAATCATATATAGAAAATACTAAGTAATGAATAACGATTTATTAAGATACAACAGAAATCAAAAGTATATAATTTTTGATACAGAGACAGAGGGTTTGAATTTGGTTAAATCAAAACCTTGGCAAGCGGCTTGGATTGTAGCTCAGGGTAACAAAATAATCAAGAAGTATGATAAGCTTATATATTGGGATGATTTAAATGTATCAAAAGACGCTGCAAGAATAACTGGTTTTAGCCAGTCTTACTACGATAAGAATGCTGAAGACCCGAAGAAGGTGTGGGCTGAATTTTCTAAGTACTTATATGACGACTCATATAAGATAGTTGGTCAAAACTTATTAGGTTTTGATGTTTACATGATAGACGTTTGGAGAAAACTTATTGGTCAGCCTTTACTGCAGGATTACATAAACAGAATTATTGACACAAAAGCGATAGCTACAGCTATTGCTAAAGAGTCTCCTGTACCCAATCATGATTTTATCTATTGGCAGTATAGATGGCTCAACTATAGAGAGAGAGGTTTAAAAACATCTCAATTAACACTTTTAAAAAAATATGAGATTGACTTTGATGCTAAAAGATTGCATGATGCTCTTTACGATATTGAAATGAACTTCGAAATATTCCACAAACAACTTTACGATATAGAACTATGAGATATAAAACCCCATTTCCTGTAGGAGTTAAACTCCCAGAGATCAGTGTTCCCGACTCAAAGCTACATGATCTAGAACTAGAGCCTGGCGCTTCTTCTTTAGATATTCTTAAACAGCTTTGTCGACAAGGCCTCAGGGATAAAGGTCTTGTTAAAGCTGGCAACAGAAAAGATTATTATGATCGCACCCAGATGGAGATTGAAATCTTGAATGATCTAGGTTTTGTAGATTATATACTACTAAACTGGGATATTATGAATTTCTGCAAAGAGAATAAGATTCCAACTGGTGCTGGCAGGGGAAGTGCGGCTGGTAGCTTAGTGCTTTTTCTTTTAGGTGTAACAAATATTGACCCAATTAAATATGAACTATTTTTCGAAAGATTCGTCTCCAAAAGCAGAGCAAGGAAAATATTTCACGATGGTGAAGTACTTCTTGACGGCTCTTTACTTGCTGATATTGATAATGACATCTCTTATGATAGGAGGGCTGAAGTTATTAAGTATATTGAAGATAAATACGAAGGCAAAACTTCCAAAATTTTAACTCTAAATACGCTAAGTTCTAAGCTTTGCATGAAGGAGTGTGGCAAAATCGTTGGCGAGTTGTCTGAAATGGATGTAAATCAAATCAGTGACACTATACCCAAGCACTTTGGAAAGGTAGCGAAGCTAGATGTGGCTTATGAGGAAAGCGAATCTTTTAAAAAGTTTGCAGATCAGCATAAAAAATCATACAAAATTGCAAAAAAACTAGAAGGATTAATTAAGAACACTGGTGTTCACCCTTCTGGGATATCAATTAGTTATTTTAGTCAAGGAGACATTATGCCCTTGCAAAAAACTAACGATGGAGCTTTAGTTTCTGGTTATGACATGGATGATGTAGCTAGCCTTAGTGTTAAGTTCGATATTCTTGGTCTGAGGACGCTTTCCGTGGTTAATGATACATGTAGTCAAATTGGAATCAAAGCTTCTGAGATCGATCCTGGTCACGAAAGCATCTATGCTGCATTGGCTTGTCTTGAACAGCCAAAAGGATTATTTCAGATTGAAGCGGATACAAACTTCAAGGTGTGCAGACAGATAGCTCCCAAAAGCTTAGAGGAGTTGTCTGCTGTTGTGGCTATTGCTCGTCCAGGAGCTTTAGACTTTAAGGACAGGTATGCTGACTACGCCAGAACTGGAGACTTCCAATCGGTTCATGAGTTCTTTGATGACATACTTAGTTATACTGGTGGTATTCCGCTTTACCAAGAGCAGTTGATGAAGATGGCTGTGAAGGTTGGCTTCAGCTTGGACGAGTCAGAGCAGTTAAGGCGTATCGTCGGCAAAAAGAAGGTTGAAGATATGCCAGCATGGAAGGCAAAGATTGAAGACAAAATCAAAGAAAAGAATTTAGATCCTGTTATCGGAGAGGTGTTGTGGAAAGTCGCAGAAGATTCTGCTAACTATTCATTTAACAAATCCCACAGTATTTCTTATGCTTATCTAGCTGCGATCACGGTTTACCTTAAATTCAATCACCCCCAAGAGTTTTTCTTGAGTCTACTTAAGATGTCTAGGTTTGAGCCTAATGCTCACGAAGAAATAGCCAAAATCTCTCAAGAGTTATCTTTCTTTGATATTAAGCTTTTACCTCCAGACTTAAACCTTTCTGATTTTGATTTTAAGATTGAAGGAAAAAATATTCGTTATGGACTTAATTCTATTAAAGGTGTTTCTGACAAAGTCATAGAGTCTCTTATAGATTTTAGAGAGTCAAGATTTGAAAATAAATACGACATATTTATTGCAGCAAAAGACTGTGGGGTAAACATTGGAACAATGTCTGCCTTCATACAAGCAGGACTGCTTGACTCTTTCGTTTCTTCAGACCGTTGTCGATTGGTGTTGGAGGCTCAGAGTTTTAACATATTAACTGACAGAGAAAAAAGAAATCTCATAGAGCTTGGTCCTAAGTTTGACTTTGACATTTTAAAAACAATACACAGTTGCAGGTCCGAAAATACACCAGCTGATGATGGAAGAGTTCTTTTTGCCGATAGAAGGTTTAATACTTTTAAGAAGAAGTATGATCCATATAAAAACATCTACGAACAAAACTCTAGCCACATAAAGTTTGCGAATTGGTACTTCGAAACAAAACTTCTTGGATATAGTTATTCATACAATATCAGAGAAATATTTGTTAGTGGAGACGAAGCTTCCTTCAAAACGTCAGAGGAAGTCAGAAACTCAGAAGAAAGAAAACGGGTCAAGTTTGTTGGGGATGTCACTGAAGTGACTAAGAGAACAAGCAGAAACGGTAATAAATATGCTAGAGTTGAGCTACAAGATGAGTTAGGTTCTGTTTGTGGTTTATTTTTAGACTCAGATAGAGAAGAAAGGTTGACAGAATACCTAAACTCTGGTAAAAAGTTACCTAAGAAGGGTAGCATTGCCATAATAACAGGTAGTGTAGGACAAGATATAGTTTTCATTGATAAAATTGAAACTATAGAAGAAAAAATCTATATGAAACTTTCTGAAATAAAATGAGTGTATATAACGATGTGATATTTAAAGAATTTAATTTAACTCCTAGGGCAAAAAAAGCTTATAAAGATGCTTTTAAACTTTCTAAAGAATTAGAACACAAAAATGTTAACAACCTACATGTGATGTATGGTTGTATAAAAAACTCCTGTCCTAAATTCAGGAGGTTTTTACTTAATAATGGGGTAGCTATTAGAAAGCAAGATATTTTAGACTGTTTTTCTGAGGCTGAATCAAATTACCAAGAAAAATTCTTTTCTAATAGTAATTCAGATCCTTGGCATAGAGAGGTATCTGCTACTATTAAGGATGCAAATCAAATATCTTGCAATTTAGAGCAGTATTATATAGGAATTGAACATATATTTTTGTCTGTCATCAACAAATCTCCTTATATCTTAGAGCTTTTCGATGATTACATTTTAGATTTGGAAATGTTTAAAGAAGAGATGGATTCTTTTCTAGAAGGAGACGATGAGAGAATTTTACCTTCTTTTAATTTAGAAGATTTTATAGATAAATCCGTTTCCCTTTCCGAGGAAGCTAAAGAGCAAATAGATCCATCTTCTCCCGTTGGTGATTCTTTGCCAGATTTTGCCACAAACTTAAACAATCTTTATTACGAAGGAAAGCTACCAGATGTATACGGTAGGGATAAAGAAATAGATATTCTTATCGAAACAATATCAAAGAAAAACAAATGCAACGCAATTTTAACTGGTTCAGCGGGAGTAGGTAAGACTTCTGTTGTTGAAGCTTTGGCCTCAAAAATATCCAAGTTAGATGTACCCTCTAATTTGATTGGCGTGGAAATATTGAGTGTTGATCTTGGTTCTATATTAGCTGGGACTCAATATAGAGGCCAGTTTGAACAGAGATTTAAGAGTATACTAGACCAAGCTAAAAACAACCCAGGATTAATTTTGTTTTTTGATGAAATACATACTCTGTTTGGAGCTGGAAGCAATCAAGAAGGTGGTTTAGATGCTGTCAATATGCTTAAACCTCTTTTAGCTAGAGGCGATATAAAATGTATAGGGTCAACAACTAAAGAAGAGTATTTAAAAATCTTCAATAAGGATGCAGCAATGAAAAGAAGGTTCTTTGAAATAGAAATAGAAGAACCCTCTAAAGAAGATACAAAAAAAATACTTTATAATTGTAAAAATAAATACGAAACATTTCATAATGTGAAGTTTTCCAAGAGTATTGTTGATTTCATAGTTGACTCTTCTGACGTTCTTTTGAGTAACAAAAAATTCCCAGACAAAGCTTTCGATGTCTTAGATCAAGTTGGGTCAAGAGTTAAATTGAGAAACAATAAGGACAATAGCGAAACAATGGAACCTTACAAAGACTTAGTTAAGTCCATGTTGGATTCTTCGCTATCAGAGGATGAATTTAGAGATAGATTTAAAGAAGTTATGGATGGTTTTCAGGGAGCTATAGACACCCTAAAACAAAACCCAATAAAAATCAAAAAAAATGATGTTGTAGAGATAATATCCGAGCATGGAAACGTTTCTGTTGATCAAGTTAAAGATTGTTCCAAGGGTTTTAGATCTTTTCTTGCTAGAATGTCTAGTGAAGTTTTTGGTCAGGACCATATCTTAACTGAGATAGAAAAATCTCTTTCTTGTGCTAAGGCTGGCTTGGTAGATGATGACAAACCTTTGGCTAGTATGTTTTTTGTCGGCCCGACAAGCGTTGGTAAAACCTATACAGCAAAAAAAATAGCAAAGAACTTTTTCGGGAACGAGAAAGCTATACTCCAAGTAAACATGAGTGAACTCCAGGATAAAACTGGCATTAGTAAACTCATAGGTTCTAATGCTGGTTATGTTGGTTATGAGGAAGGTGGCATGCTGACCAAGTTTCTTTCTGAAAATCCTAATTCTGTAATCCTTTTTGACGAGGTGGAAAAAGCAAGCCCAGACATTTTAAATATCTTATTACATATATTGGATGAGGGCTATGTTGAGGACAGCAAGCATAATAAAGTTAGCTTTGCAAATTCCATAGTAATATTGACAAGCAATATAGGCCACAAAGAAGCAAGTAAGACTAGTATGGGTTTTATTCAAGACGAGGAAGACAAAGATTCTTCTTATAAAAAATCCATAAACAAGTACCTTAAACCTGAGCTTGTTGCTAGAATAAATGATGTATTTGTCTTTGATGATCTTTCTGATAAGGAATTCAAGTTAATTATAAAGTACGAGTTAGATAAAATTAAAGAGAAACTACATAAAAACAAAAACATAAAGTTTAATTTTAAAAAACAGACGGTAGAATTTATCTTTGATATGATTAAGTTAGAAAACTTACATGCTAGAGATATTAAAAAATTCATTAAAAATAAAGTTCAAGTTCCAGTTTCTAAGGCTGTTCTATCTAAAAAAGAAAATTCAGAAATATCTATAAAAGGTATTGACAACTCAATCAATGTAATATAATATACATATTATATGACAAATACAAAACAAAACAAAATCATGAAAGCAATCCGTAACAGCAAAGGTCGTTTCTTCGGTCTTTATACAAAATCTGGGGAAGCTCTTAATGCTCAGTTTGTTGCTGAGAGCCCTCAATACGTGACTGTTTTTGATCGTAATGCAAAAACTAAAAGAAAGTTTGCGAAAACAAGTCTTAACGGTCTTCGTTTGCAGGGCTCCAAAATTGGATCTGTGTAAATTTTTTTATTAGTAAACCTTATCTAAAGGCCTAGGTAGAAATACCTAGGTCTTTTATTATAATAATTGAGATGATACCTAAAGAATTTTACAATAACGGCCTTTTCTGTTCTGAGATAGAGGGCAAGATAACAGATGAAAGTAATCTTTTTTATGGTGTGGCATTAAAACTTTTCGAGAAAGAAAAAATCGAAGATGATATACTGGACATAAGGCCCAACATACACAACTTGGACTTTGACTCTTTTGATATTTTAACAAAAAACTCCTGTTATACCGCTAATGTTTCTTTTGATGATGAAAGTTTTCTACTAAACAATGAATCTGAATTTTTAAAAAACAACTCTCATGATATGCTTCCTGAATATGTTGGTTGTGGTAAATTGAAAGTAGGTGAGAACTTAGGTTATTTAATTTTCAAAAGCGACAAAGGAGTTTCTTTATATGATGTTGGCTCATCATTTGTTTTTTTATCAAGGTTTAGATTTCTTCAGTGTTTAAATATTTTAAAAACATTTAAAAGCAATATATCATTTGTTGATCACGCCGATTTTATATTTAAACATTTTGATATAGCCTCTTCTATACCTCAGATAGCTGAAAGCAGCATATACAAAATACATAAAAAAGACCAAATACAAAAAATAACAGAGCCAATTAGAGAATATTTCTATTCATCTTTAGATCTAAATATTCTTAATGGTGACGATTTTTGTCATGGCAACTTAAATATTGACAACATCTCTACAAATGGAGATCTTTTTAAATTTCATGATTTTCACTGTGGGTTTTCTGGAAATGGTTTTCTTGATTTGTGTTTTATGTCTTTGAATTTTTCATATGACAACTATATGTTTACTTGTTTGATTAAGGATTATTGTGAAATTAATGGTTTAGACTATAATAATTCCAAACCAATTTTTAGATCATGTTTACTTGCAGCGTCCTGTGTCTTTATGTACAAAAGATTTAACGAACTAATTATAGAACAGTGTCTTTTCGAAAACAAAAGGGAAGATAAGGTGACCTCCATATTGTATTCCCTTGATAATGCTCAATGGTGCTTCAAGAGGCTACCGTTTTATGAGTCTATAAAGAGAGATTTCCAAAAGATATATCAAAGCCCTTCAATGATTTTGGATTAAACAAATAATTAGAAAAACAAGTTCTCGATCTTACTATAATCTAAACATAATAGCATGCAATTTTACAAACCAAACTCTCAAAACACGGGTACTGCATTCGGATTTAGGATTGGCACTCAAGGCAAGACAGAAAAACCTTGTCTTTACATGACTGCAGTTAAACAATTCTCTTGGGATGCCAAGAAGAGGAGCGGATCATTTTCTGGTAACGCCAAAAATCCAGATAAGTGTGCCATCGTTAAGTTTAATGAGTTTGAAATAGGTGGTTTTATATACGCAATAGAAAACTACGATAAATTTAGCGCCTTTCATAGCTTCGATGATAACAAGACGGGTATATCGTTGAACCCTTACTCTAAGAAAGATGGCACCAAAGCCTACTCTTTCACCGTGACAAGAAACTCTTCCAATAAATTCGGCATGGGTATTGAAATGTCAGAGGCTTATGCACTATGCCAATACTTCAAGTACGTTCTAAACGAAACTTTTAAGTTTAATCCTATCTCAAAATAATGAAAAAAAAGAAAACTATATTGATACATTCAAACTTTTGCAAAGCCTTCACAGGTTTTGGCAAAAACAGTAAAAACATTTTAAAGTATCTTTATAAGACTGGTAAATATAACATTGTAGAAGCTGCCAATATGAAAAAGGTGGGAGATCCCGCCCTAAAAAAACTACCATGGAAATGCTTTGGAACTATTCCTAATAATGTAGAATCTCTTCCTGAAGCAAATAAGCGTTCGGCTGGCTACGGGTCACTAGAGATAGACGATATAATTCAAGAAGTTAGACCAGACATTTATCTTGGCATCGAAGATATCTGGGCTTTTACAGATTACAACAAAAAGCCTTGGTGGGGAAAGGTCACCCCGATGATCTGGACTACATTAGACAGTCTTCCAATACTACCTCAAGCTATTGATTTTGCCCCAAAGTTGGAGCATTATTATGTATGGTCATCTTTTGCTGAAAAAGAATTTAAAAAACTCGGTTATGATAACGTGAAGACTCTTAGAGGTTCTCTTGACACTAGAACTTTTCATAAGCTGAAAGACGAAGACAGGTCTAGACTTAGAAGTCAAAACAACATTAGTGATGATGACTTTATTATTGGTTTTGTCTTCAGGAACCAGTTGAGGAAATCCGTACCAAACTTACTTGATGGGTTTAAACTTTTCAAAGAGAATCATAAAAATGCGAAATTACTTCTCCACACTCACTGGTCTGAGGGTTGGGATATTACCAGACTAATTGAAGAAAAAAATATATTAAATGATGATATATTAACAACATATTATTGTCCTTCTTGTAGAAGCTATGAGGTTAGACCTTTTGCAGAAGGAAAGCAAAAATGCAAGTACTGTGATAAGCAAGAGTCAGAAACGACAAGTGTTTCAAAAGGTGTTTCTGAATCCCAGCTAAATGAAATTTACAACTTAATGGATGTTTATTGCCATCCATTTACAAGTGGCGGTCAAGAAATACCTATTCAAGAAGCCAAACTTACAGAACTTGTGACCTTGGTTACAGATTACTCTTGTGGGGAAGACAGCTGCTCTGAGGAGAGTGGTGGTTTACCTCTTAGTTGGCATGAATACAGAGAACCAGGTACTCAATTTATAAAAGCTTCTACGGATGCAGACAGTATTAACCAAATGCTAAACACTGTTTATGATATGCCTGAGGAAGAAAAAGATAACCTACAAAAGAAATCTAGACAGTGGGTTATCGATAATTTTTCTATTGAAGTTATAGGTAAAAAGTTAGAAGACATATTCGATTCTATTCCTTACTTAGATGAATCGGAAGATATAAAAAACTTTCAATACGATGAGTTCTATGAAATGCCAGAAGGTTTATCAAACAAAGAATTTATTATAGACTTATATAAAAACATATTAAACGACGATATTGACGAGAGAAACAAGGGTTACAAGATGTGGTATTCAAAGCTCATGTATGGTCAGGTAGACCAGAAAGGCTTGTACCACCACTTCATTAATGTTGCCAAAACTGAAAACTTGAAAAAACCAATTTCGTTTGAGGACATGCTGTCAAAAGACGACTTCGGTAAAAGAGTTGCAGTCGTAGCTCCAGGTTCCGCTACCGACTTATTACTTATAAACTCTTTGCTTAAAAATTTACAAAACAAGCATAAAGAACACAATATATATGTGTTTACTAAGCCTGAATTTTTTGATTATATAGAGGACAATACTTATGTTTACAAGTGCTTGCCTTACTCTAGTGTTTTAGACAACCCAATTTCTCTTGAGGGTTTTGGGGAACACGAAGGCTTCTTCGAGGCTGCTTATTACCCGTGCTCTACAACTCAAAACATCCCCTGTTACATTCACAACGGAAAATAAAATGCCGCATTTATTAAAAGAATATTCAAAAAATCTTGGCGTTGAGCCGAGTATGCCGATGGTCAATAAACATTTTTATCCTATTGAGCCTGATAAGTATGTCGTTATATATAATGAAAAAGATATACAATCAAAGGATTACAATTATTATCAAATTGTTATTGGTTTAACAAAAAACATCCTACATTCAAATGGTTATAAAGTTGTAGTTATAGGATCTTCGAAGAGCTTAATAGAAGGTGCTGATTATTACTATCCAAATTTAAGTTTCAGGAAGTATTGCTACATAGTTTCTAAGGCTTCCGCTTTTATATCTATAGATAACGCACTGACTCAGTATGCTAGTTGTTGCAAGGTTCCAGTTGTCAATCTCTATGGTAATATATATCCTTCCATAACGACGCCATACTGGTCCAATAAGAAAAATAAAATAGACCTATCTCCAGATTGGGATAAAAAGCCATGCCTGTCAGTTATTGATCCTAAAGAATCAATCAACAAGATCAAGCCAGAAGATGTGGCTTCTTCTTTACTTAGTGTTTTGGGTTTCTCTAGTGAGGCGAAAGTAAGATTCAAAACAAAAAGAAGAAACAAAGCAAAGCATTTTCAGGTTGATGTAATTCCGACTCGGTATGTAAAACTACCTTTGTTTGATAGAAATCTTTTAAATATAAGACTTGATCAAGGTGAAATTAACGAAGAGGCTTTATTTCATTATTGTACAAATCACGCTTGCAATATAATTACAAAAGATTCGCTGCTAGAATTAAACTCTTTGCAAAAAATATCAGCCAATATCAAAACAATAATATTCAAAGTTACAGAAGTCCCAAGCAAAATACCCGAAGTTTATTTTGAGGTTCTTAAAAAACTAGATGTAGAGTTTATGTTTTTGGTTACAAATAAAGACATAGTGGACGAAATAAGATTGGAATATTTTGATCAAGATGTTGAATTTGTAGATCTTAATAAAGAAAAGCCTTCCGATTTATCTATTGATGACAAATTTATCTCCTTTAAAACTGTAATAGATGGAGATAAGTCTTACAAATCTTTAGCTCATTGGAAAAAAAAGATTGACTCCGATAATAATATAATAGATAATCTCTACTACTGGGAAGAACTAGATTACTTTTATATTTATGAGCAAGAAAACAACTAAGAGAAAAGCCGCAAAGAAAACAACAACGAAGACACAGCTAAAAGCCAAAAAGATTTTTGGTCCAGATGTTTACAAGAGAGATCAACATGGTCTTCTCGACTGTGTGGATTACATTTTCAATGAGGATGGCTCTGTGAATTGGAGGGCTATGATTAAGCCAGAGTTTCTCTACCCCAACAAGGGTTGGTTTGATATGCGAGGGCAGCAAGTCCCAAGCTCTACAGAGGGTCTTAGAGACAATCAACTTTTAATTATGTTGGGGGGCATCAAAGACCTAGCTAGGTTAAGAGGTTTTCACACTGTAGGTTATGATGTAAGAAACGTAGAAGACGGTTATGTTACCGCTCGTTGTGATATAGAGTGGATTGGTAATTATGAGTCTTCTAATAATAATGTCTGTTACGAAGATTATGCCAACGCCTCTCTAGAAAACACGGATGCATTTTGCGAGAAGTTCTTAGAAACTATTGCTTGCAATAGAGCTTTTGTCCGTTGCGTTAGAAACTTCCTTAACATTCACATTGTAGGTGCAGATGAGATCGATAAGTCTGGCAATAGATCTTCTCAGGATCAAGGATCAACTCCTCCACAACCATCCAGCAATTCGCCTATAACGCCTTCTGAGCTTCTTGAAAAGACTTTGAGGGACAAACATGGCGTAGACTCCTTTGAGTCGTTTAAGGACAAACTGAGAGACTTCTGGAAGGACGGCAAGTATGTTAACGAAGAGGTTAAAAACTGGAGCTCTTTCAATGATATCCCTGCAAAAGAGTCTAGGAAATTAATTGGAATACTATCAAAATGATAGAAAGAATATTTACTGGTTCAAAATTCAAAGTTTTAGTTGACGATATCTTTGAATTGTTTGAAGAAGAAAATAAAAACGAGGCACACCAGTGTGGTCTTCTTCATGATCAAGAATCCATAATTAGAAATCTTGGTCATGAGGCCCTGCTGGAGTGGGATGTATTTGTTTGGGGAAACAAAAACGAAAATGGTAAGTATGATGCCATCGCTATTTTTATTAACGATAAAAACGTTAAATTTAATAAGTTTATTTTTTCTGAATTTGTTTGGCTTTCAAAAAACCCGAAGGTTGGTTATAGGCTGCTAAAAACAGCTATTGATTACGCTAGAGAGAGAGGTTTTGAATACGTATCTATTAGCAGTGTAGAGAAAACAAAAAAGTCGGAAAGAAACGAAAGGTTTTATGAAAAGATAGGTTTTGTAAAAGACACAACAACATATATAGCTAAATTATGAACAAAAAAGTATCAAAAAGAATAAGAAAGATCATCAATCCACAAGATGAGGTGACAAGAAGGGTTTACAGGAGAGCTAAAAAGCAGTATAAAATGGTTCCTAAAAACCTTAAAGAAGATTTTCTTAAGTCTCTAGACCATATGATTAATGGCGACTCTTAATTAAATTGAAGTTTTGTAATACTTGAAAATGTCAAATTCGTTTCCAGATGTATTGCACAGTAACATAATACCGCTGTCCGTATAAGACAGTCCAAAGTCTACTGAATCATCTTCTGATTTATTATCTATTATTTTAAATAATGGGTATCCAAAGTTTCCAACTTCCTGTGAAGTTCCAGTTGGAACTATAGTTATTTTTCTAGACTCTACAGAATAAAAATCTTCTTGTTTTCTGAATTCAAAAGTATAATCAAAAGTAGTATTTACCCACTTACCATACTCATCTAAAATCATAGAATTATATTCTGGTTCTCCTCCTAAATAAGAGTATTCTTCATATATAGGTTTCACTTGTTGTGGGTTGTCTTTATCTACAAAAATCTTATCTAATATTCCAGATTCATAGTATAACACAGAGTCTATATTTCTCTCTCTGTATTTAATAGACGCTGAAGATCCAGAGCTATTAATTTTAATTTCTGAAGAGGAAACTACGTTTTCTTCTGGCTCTATATATTTGTCCATAGTTAAAGGTCCTACTATAAACTCTTCACCTTTTCCTATAAGAGAATATGGTATGAATTTTAACCATGTTTTTTGGTTGTATTCTAAACCAACTTCTTCAGTATAGTTTTCGTATACATCTTTTTGTTGTATATCGGTTATTTTTTTAACAAAGGAAAAACCTTCTAAATTTAAAGAATCACCTTTGTATTGATAAAGATCTATATGAGAGTATTCTGTATAATCAGTGTTGTTTAACAAATTAACCTCGACCTGTATCTCATCTTCTGGTATTTGCCCAGTAAAATAAGGAAGTTTAATTATCCCGCTATTAACTACAGGTGGTTCTTTTATTCGATCCAGGATGTAGCCGCTACCCATATCATCTGAATAAAATCCGAATGGGTTATTGACATCCTTTGATCCTGATGATATAAGGAATGAACCATTTGGGCTATAATCCATTATTAGAAGAGACCATGAACCTTCGTTTTGAAATCCTGAAAATTGTGAGGAAAAATTATCATAGCTAGCATATTCATATAATTCTTTTTCATTAAATTCCCATGTTAACTGGCCCTCCCAAGGGTAATAAGATCCTTCGTGTAATACTTCTCCAGATGTTATATATCTAGATGCTGTTTCAATTCCATCGGACTTGTACATCTTTCCAGTATACAGATAACCTGATGGTTGTAGATTGCCACTAAAAAACACACCAAGAGATTCATCATAATCCGTTGTGCCATTGCTATCAACGGTTTTTACGCCGCTTATCTCTAAGTTATTTGCATATAAGGATATATATCCAGAGGGACTGTAAACACTTGTTTCGTCTATTACTGTAGCTATAACTCCAAAATCTTTTTTGTAACTACCAAAAATCAATTCATTAGCTCTTTCTGTAAATAACAGTTTATTGCTTTGTCCACTTTGAAAATTTTTCTCAACTATGTTGCCATTTTCATCGGTTATATCAAAAATAATACCATCGCAAAAAGGGCTTTGTCTTACATTCTCTTTGTTGTATAGAATATCTCCATTTCTATCCCTTATTTTGAAAGTTACTTCAACATCTTTTTTTGTATGTATTCCGCTACCAGAGCCCAAGGTGGTTAAATCTTGAGAGTCGTAACCAAATATCGGCTGAAATTCTTTTATATCTTTCATTAAATTAATTTATTATTATGCCATCTAAAACAGCGCCTTCTATTACGGTATCTTCTTGAAGAGAGTCTATATTTAGGTTTGTATAGTATATTGGTGAATCAAGATAATGAGTATAATAATCATTATTATCGAATTCAGCTCCAAGAGCTTGTAGTGATAATCTATACTGACCATTAGCGGTTATCTCTTCGAAATCAAAAGAAGTTTCTTGCGTATCGTAGTATGTATAATCCAATTCAAATGCAGGTCTAATACCTAATCTATATCCTGTAGCATTTTTAACATTTCTCCAAGTTCCTTCTATGGTCACGGTTGTGTTGCCGCCTAGAACAGATATATTTCTGGCTGTCCACGTAACCCTATCTGGGGTGTTTAATGTAAAGTATTTAGATTGATCTACTTGGTAATCTTCTGAGTAAGGGTTTACATAAACACTTTGATCTGAAAAGTTTGTTTCTTCTATTTCTCTATACTTTCCGCTTTTGTATTGACTCGCTATAACCTCATATGAATGAGAATCTTCTTCGTTAATTGTTGTGACCTTATAAACCCTATCTGATGTGTCTTTTCTTTTAAATCTATATATGGATCCTTTTGGAATCAATGGTGTAAAAATTGAGCTTTCATCGTTTTGGTCTACATATAAGGTATAACCAATGCTATCTTCATTAGCTGCTACTCCAGAAGCTATTTTTATATCTTTTATTTGTTTTGTTTCGTTGATTTTGATGTCATCATCTACTATAGCCCCTTGTGTTTCTCTAAGGTCTAGCCATTTATCGGAAAGATTAAAACTTTCTGCCGTGTTTCTTCCGTCTCCTACTGTAGTGAATCTATACCAATTATAATTTAGGTCGCTATTATCATAGTCTGCGAAGTCATCCGCCCACTCTCCGTTTGTTTCTCCACTGGTTGCTGATATATATTTGTCGTAAGTAGTGCTGTGTGTAAAAGCTTCTCCTGTAGAGAATACCCAGCCAGTGTATTGAGTAGAATACCATAAGAAGTGTTTTGTGCCGTTTTCCTCTCCAGTGTAAAACGGATATTCATCTCTTAATACTTTTGTATTTAAACCCTCAAGTTTTTTGTCTCTAAATCCTTCTTGGTATGAATCAAATTCATAGTAACCATCTAATCTTTTGCCTTCAAAAGCAGACGGGGTGTTAAATAAAGTAAAGAAATCGTGTCTTGATCTATCTTGCAAAAGTATTTCTTCAATGTCTTCTATCTGTTGTGTTCCAGTTGGTATGTATACAGTAAGATAGCCCTCAAAATTATCATCATCATAAAAATCAGATATCCTTATTGAATTATTTTCTTGGTTCACACCTAAAACTCTTCCAAAATTACTTGTTAGTGTTTTTAGCTCATCCTCAATAATTATCAAGTCGCCAGGTCTTACAAGTATTCCTTCTAGCCCCGTAGAAAATGAAACATTTTCGTTTTCTTGTGTCGCTTTATAAAGAAGGTGGCTTCCGAACCTCCTTGCTTGTGCTCTAGATGTAACGCCGAAAGCGTCTATTTTTGTTTTAATTATACCTCTTTCTCTTATATCTTGTTCGTTTTCTAGATACTCTACTTTTGGTTGGTAATCATCTTCTGCATCATTATAGCCCACTTCTAGAGCATTGTATTGTTCGTCTTTAAGAAGCGCTGAGTAATTAAATACTCCTTCGACCACATTCGTGTTGTTGAAAACCATTACTGGTTCTTTTATCCTATCATCAGAAAAAGAAACGACTGAATCCGTAAAATAAAACAGTCCTTTAAAGTTGCTGGCTACAAGGTTCAAGGCATCGAATACTTTTATATCTCTTTGAAATAAAGTGTTGCATGTGTATCTTGGTTGTCTCCCACCCTTTGCTGCATTTACTTGTACTATATTATCAGAAACCCCTTCGAAGTAACCATTTACGTCAACTGCATCGCAAAATCTACCTATTTTATATAGTTGCCATTTGTTTATTTGATTCTGCTCTATTAAGTCTCCTAGACCTATTTGATAGTCAGTCAAAAGATCATAAAGTATCCATGCTGGATTGTCTGTCCATCCTAGTTTAAATGTACCATCCCAGTCTCCATCGTAAACTCTTGTTTGGTCTGATTTACCAGCATTCTCAAGATCTTCAGCACTTAGCCAATATCTTTTGTCTGTACCTCCAGGGTTTAATGGCGTATAATTAGAAGGTATTTTCACCTTTTTCATCCTAACGTCATATGACCTTGATGGTATTTCTCCGAAAGTTCTTGAATCTAATTTTGTACCCACTAAAGCTGAAAAGGGGTAGTTCAAGGTTCTTGGTACGATCTCCGTAACCTTTGCAAGGTTTGCTGTTTTTTGAATTAGAGTCGAGTTAGATTCTGTAGATAGTTTAGTTACTTTTATATACCTTTCTCGGAAAATTTGCTCAAATCCATATTTTTGACTTACTTGTGGGTCTGGCAACTCGAATGACTCAATAACAGATCCGCTGAATTCAGACTCGTTGCCATTTTTATCGTTGTATAATTGTTTTACATAACTTAATTGAGACTTATTATTAATATTGTCTGGGTTGCCAATATCTACAGCTGCTCCACCTTCGATCAAAGATAGGACCCTGAAAAAACGATCATATGACTTCACAAATTGTCCCTTTGCACTTGAGTTTTGTGGCGCTATGTAACCAACCTCCACCCTAAAGTTTACAATTGTGGGCATCTTGGACCCGACTATTTTACTTTTATCCCAACTTTTTTCATCTACATGAATAGTGTCCCATAATCCCTCTATATTCAAAGTTATATAACAGGATTCAACGTTTGGGTTGTATATAACGTGGGTGACTGGCTGTGCTTTTTCGTTATAGTCTTGTTTAAAGCTGTTCCAATCTGAAAAATTGAATGATCTAAATCCAAGGTGCTGTGGTGAAGAAGGTCTTTTGTCGCTACTGCCCTCTTCTACGGCCAGTAGCCATTCATTCTCTCCAGTCTCCAAATTAATCGCCATCTTTGGTATTGTATTTGGCTCTGGAATACCTTTTCGTCCATCTGAATTACTCCTTGAGTTCTGCTCGCTTACAATTAAAGATCTCTGCCTTGGGTTGCCGTCCTTGTCTGTTTTATTACCGTCTGCATCAAAATTCCACAAAGACTGCATTCTCCTGTTTAAGTCTACATTAAAAGGGCCTAATAATCTTTTTTGTATATCTCTATCTAAATATATATTTTTAAAGAAACTCAGTGGCGTTTGTTGGTTGGGTCCTGATCCATCTCTATATTCAGCTAATACATTTAGAAAATTGTATTTTGTTGATCCTCCTCCAGTGATTTTAGGCATCTTAAAAACTCCAAGGCCTGTTACTTTATTGTAAAACTCAATTTCAGAATTAAGCATTGCGAAGCACTTTAATTGCCCTTCTGCTACCACTTTAGTGCTGGAGTTCACAGACGCTTTCGTTAATTCTCCGACTTTACTTTTGACCTCGGTGTTAATAAAATTCAAATAAAAACCTTTGATCTTTCCGTTCCATTTCCCTGTTTGGCTATCTAATACAGGTATCAACATATTTATAGAGTTTTTGTCTCTTGAGTACCAATCGTAATTGCCGCTATATTCCTCTAATATAAAATCAAGTTCGTTGGTTAGTGGCGTTCCATCTAATTCATTTGTGAATTCGTACTCATTAGCAGAAGTGTAACCGTCTAGTACATAACTAGAATCGTATTTAAAGGCTATGTAGGGCTTTGCTAATTCTTGCTGTGAAGTTGCATTGGAATTTTGTATTTCAAAGTCGGAGGCTCTTCCAAATTTATTTTTTACTTGTGTTATAAAGCTGGCCGAATTAAAGTTTCCAGAAGAAAGCTTAAACCCATAAGCCTCTAGTTTTTTCTTTAGATATTCCCACTCATAAGTGTTACCACGTTTATTGGCATTTATATTTATAAGATCACTCAACCCAGTTCTAGCTACGGAATTACGCTGGATTTCTTTTCCTCCTTGTGTATATGGTTGCACACAAGTCGTATTTCCATAACTATAAGGACTACAAACTCCATGTGAAAAAAACGATTTCCAAGTTCTAAATATTTCATCTTCAATATGAGACCATGATGGAGAATACTCCATAATTAGGGTTGGGTTTTTTATGCTTCCATCTATTAACGCTCTATAAGGACAGCTTTCATTATAAAATTTCTGACCTTGGGTAAGTGGCCACTCATACCTACCGCCTTGTGATGAGGATTTTGTCCACCTTTGATCTCCATATTTTTTAATCCCTAAGCTTTTGGTTTTTTCTTGTTTTCCTTTGTGGTAGTTCACCAAATTTGCTCTCACCCAATAAGACATTGGTTTCGAATTAGAAAAAGACAATCCAGATACACTTAATAAATTAAGATTAAAATAATATGTTTCATACTCTAGTATATTGTTGTACTTTCCATATCTATTCTTAACAACGCTCATAGTTGTTTCAAATGCCTGTTGTCTTCTTGGATTTTCGTAACTTAAAGATGTTATTTTTGCTATTTCCTTCAATCTAGCTATAATATCAGTCTCTACATCATGTCCCTCAAAAGACGATTCGCCTACTCTTATTTTCTCTGAAGAAACCGACTGCTCTATAGGCACACCATTTAAATAAATGCCCTGCAACAACTGGCTGTTGTCGAGTCTAGACCCAAACCTATTGCAAAGTCCGTCTATTGGTCCTTGACATATTAAATCTACTGCTTCCGAAAACTGATAAGAAGCTCCTAGCTTATAAGAACCAACTCTTGGAGGTGTCAATACTGGTGGTTTCGGAGGAGGTGGTTTGCCACCGCCTTTTTTTGATCCAGCGTAAGTGAATTTTTTATTTAAATGTTTCATTTCTTATTGTGGAGCTGACACCTCGGATGGAGCTTCAGATTTAGTATTGTCATTTCTGTAAGAATTTGACTGCATCGCTTGTAAAGGAAGCACGTTTTGTGGGTATGTCTTTACTGTACCCTGAATAACTTGAGAGCCCACTCTCAACCTACCGTAACCAACAGGGACGGCTACCCCTTGAGCCGCTACATTAGCTCTATTAGCAAAAGCAAAGGATTTAGTTAATGCAGTTACTGATTGTTCTGCTGCTACAGCATCTGGAAAATCTGGTTTGGGGGCTAGCAATAAAGATAGTCCAGTAGAAAGAAAAATACCACCAACAATACCTAAAGCTGCACCTATAGTTCCTCCAACTATACCACCAGCTATCAATCCAGCAGCTCCAACTACAGCTGCGACAACGCCTTGGCCACAAACTATAGGAACAAAGTCTATTCTCTTTGGTCTTTTATCCCCCAGGCTTTTTTTATCCATTACTGTTTTACCATCCACAACTAAGCAGTAGTTTAAACCCATTTGAGAAAGACTATTTAGTTTTTTTAAAAATCCAGATTTATTACAATCTATAGCGTCAATTAGCGTGTGGATATTATCCAGACTTAAATTTAACTCTTCTCCGAATTCTTTAGCTAAGATTCCATGTAGTTTTATATTAGTCATCTATTGAAATGTTATGTTTTATTACCTCGTTCTCAAATTTTTCAAGCAGATCCAATTCCGTCTCTGGTTTGCTTGGTTTGTGAATATAGTATTTTTTTGTGTTTAATGAATAAATAGAAAATGGCACACAACTATTTTCCGACATAGAAATATCAAAATCTGAAGGTTTTTCATCTCCCACTAAATGACTATGAAAAATAGTTATCACTTTATACTTTTCTTTAAACATTAAATACTGCAAAGGGTCTAGTACAAAATTATTTCTAGGATCATTAGCTATATTTTTCCCTTCTTGAAATATATATTCTTCATTGTCAAATCCTACTAATCCGCAAACTTCGTTTATCAAAGAGCCTTCACAAAAATCAGAGATTTCTTTTAAGGATTCTTTTGTGTTTTTTAATCTTTTGGTTTTCATTTTTTCTAATTAATTAACCTTGGAATCTATATCCATCTGTACCAGGAAAACCTCCAAAAGGAAGAGTTCCAAACTCTCCTTCCACAAGTGTTTCTTTACCAACATTTGGGGTTCTTGTTTTTAAGAATTGCAAATCTAAAAAATCGTAACCCGCTTTTGTGTAGGGTTGTGTCTTTTGTCCACCTCCAAAAGGATAATTTGAATCCTTATACATCAAATCGTTTCCGTTTTTATGATCTTTAACATAAAAGTTTCCGTCTTGTGCGAATGGTTCTTGCCAAAAATGATTGCATGCTTTCAAAAGATCTCCGTTGGCGGCTTCATCTTCTTTAACTATCTCGTCCCATGTTTTTATCAATTCTACAGCATAGGTAGCACCCTCTTCGGTTGTGTTTTGTTCTGTCTTTAGTTTATTAATTTGACCGTTAGTTAAAGATTCTGTCCAAAAGCCCATCGAAGCTACCTCAATATCTTGTTGCGACCACTTCTTTTCGTATCTTGTCGGTTCATCTGTAAACCTATTTATATCTGTGGGTAATAAACCAGAAGCGTCAACTACAGGCATGTTTGTAGTTCCTCCAAAAAACACAAAACGATCAGTGTCAGTTGTAATCATGTTTTTTATGTAAAACGTGCTTTGGGACTCTATAAAAACAGATTCCTTTTCTTCGTTATTAGGGTAAGTCAAGCAAGACCAATTAGCCCTGATTCTTGCCCTTGAATTTGCGGTTCCATCTACTGAATACTTATCTTTTCTCAAAGTAAGAACAAAGTTTTTGCTGTTTTTTACGTCATAGCCTCCTTCAGGTAGAGTTGGTAAGCCGTTTCTATTTTGAACTCTAAAATAATCACCTTCTTCATTAACACCTACAAGTTTAATCCTGTGTGTTTTTTCTGCGCAATCACTTTGATCACCGTATGGAGCGTGTGTTTTAAATTCTATATATGGTTCTTTTTGTAACCCCAGAACAAACTGACTGTGATTAGTTGAGTAGCCGACAGTCTCTTTTGATGTTTTAAATATGATTTGATCTACGTCTTCTTGTCTCAGCTCTTCTTCTTCTGCTTGAGGATAGAAATCATAACGTTGAGGATCTCCTAGGTATTCTATGTCCAACATGAAGGTAAACTCTTTATAAAGGTCTGAGACATTAGCACTCAGCCATTGACTATCTCTAGTTGCTACGCAATCGATATTGCTTGATCTGGTTTCAGGAAAGGCGTTTTCATAAAGCGTTGAATTATAATTTACAGTTTGATTGTCGAGATGCCTATAACCCCACCCATTTTTATTGTATTTAAAAAGGCTTTTTGTGTATTCTGCTAGGTCTGTATAATTACTTTTTAATTTAAGATAGCCTTGGTGGACGTTCTCTTCGTAACCTTGAATGTTCCACATTTGCTGCTCGTAAACCTCAGTCTCCAGAAATATTTTCTGCGACGAACGTCTTGCAAATCTTTTTTTGCATTGATGTAACTTCTTTCCGCAACCATCCTTGTCCCAAAATTCTGGATTATTCCTAGGGTCTATGCCAGGTCTTGCATATTTTCTGCATACAAAATAAGTTAAAGAAGATCTAAATATATTTGGATTTCTTACGTCTTGTATTCTAACCCTATCATTTACAATATAAACCAAATGTCCTGGGTGGTAAGCTTTTTGAGCATTATAAAGATCGTTTGGGTTAGAAAATATAAATTCTTCTCCGTATTCCTCCATTCCTATAAAGCTTCTGTCTTGCGTTATTGCTTTTTTTCTATCTGAAAGGTTGGGTCTTATTATCTCCTCATTGGATCTACTACCAATATCTTTACCAAAAGTGAAAGGTTTGCCATCTTCTCTCTCCACCGCTATACCTTTGTAATCACACCCAGACCCTCTGTAATTCCAAGAGCAGTATTTGGCTAGCACCTTTCTGTTGGTTAGGTCCCTTGACTCTATATCCAACGGGGATGTCAACTCTAGCTCTACAAATACTTTATTCTCTTGCCTTTTTTGAGAAACAAAATAAATGTCTACAGAAATCTCAGCTTTCGGGTCTGATTCTCCCCAAGGATTTCCGTTGTCAAAGTTCTCTTCGTCAAGAAATTTCAAAAAAGTCCTGCGTCTTTCTACTTTTGCGTTCCTAAAGTCTTCGTTATTAGATAACAGGTTTGTCAAAAGTAAATCCTTATTTGAAATTCTTATTATAGGTCTATTAGGTTTTCCGCTTGAGTTTATTGAAAACCCTTCTACCTCCATTGGTATAGGGCTATACAATTCACCCTGCCAATAGACACCTCCTCCAAATACAGATCCGTTGTGTACGTTTAAATAACTCTTTGGCTTTGTTACTGTGTTTGGGTATATTCTGTAAAAATCTATAACAGCTGTAGGCTCCATATCGAAGACAGCTTTTGTTACTTTATCCCTAGACCTTTCTAATCCCATACTATATACGTTACACTATTTTTTATATAGTATAATCTAAAAGCTCTTTTTAAAAAAAATAAATGGATTTTATGCATTTTTTAACTAATATAATCTTAAATGAAGAACATCATCTATAGAGTCAAAGATAAAAAAGGTAAGTATCAGCAAAGTTATTCAGCCTCACTTCCCGATTCGTATTCCTGGGCAAAGTCATGCGCTGAATTGACAAATGGTCAAGTTTACGAAGACAAGCTAAACGATTTCGGCTTGACAGAATCCTCAATTAAAATTTTCCCCAAGAATACCGATGAAAATAAAAAAGATTGACCTTCAAGATGATGAATTTAAAGAAATCTTAAGACTCTATTTAGTAGAGTCTCAACCTTACAAGGGTTTCTCATCTTCTTTTTCTAATATATACATCAATGACCGCTTAGAAAAATACATTGAAAGCGATCTTTGTAAAAGTGACTTCTCTTCCTGTTTTGTTTCTGACGAAGGGGAGAGTTTGTTTTTTCTATTTTGTAAAAAGAACGAACAAAAAAACAGCTTAGAAATAATATTTCCATTTCCAAATATTAACTTTTTCTCTTGGCAGTCTTTCACAAAATGGCCCTTTGCTTTTTGTCACCTAATGTTAGACCAACTTAAAAAGTCTGGACTGGATAGAGCTTACGGTACGATAGAGAGAAAAAACAAAAAATCCAACTACGAAAGAGCTCTGATGAGGTTTGGTCATAAAATGTTTGAAATTCAAGAAAACGAAGGCGATAGATTTAAAAAAGTTGTAATCAAAAAAGAAAACCTAATAAAAGCCCACAAAAAGCTCTTGGCTTTATACAAAAGACAGGAAAGATGAAGCACTTACATTTAATATTTAAAAAAATAGATTATGATGATAAGGAATTTCAAAAAATCTTTTCTTTTTACTATTTAAATTCTTTTCCATATGGAGATGCGGACTCAATGAAGACAATATCTTCTAGGGTTGAAGGTTCAAAAGCCCTCCTGGAGGATCTTAGGTCTAGCGATTTAAGTTTATGCGTTATGGATGATGATGATTATATGTTTTTTACTTTCTTCAAAAAAGAAAAAGACGGAATAAATCTTAGCTATGCTTTTCCTAATCAGCTTACAAGAAGGCTTGGAACTTTATATATATGTCTTTGTTTTTACAAACAAATGCTTGAAGCCTTTGATTATTTTGGTGTAAATGAAATATACGGAGATATAGAGAGGGTTTTTAAAAAAGCCAACTATAGAAATTGGCTCAAAAGACATCTAAAAGTAAGATACGAGGACAATAAAGATGGCGGTATAGATAGATGTTACTTCCCAAAAAAAGAAATCAAAGAACATTATGAAGAGCTGCAGATTAAAAATAATAGGAACAAACTCGACAACAAAACATCTTGATGGTCTGCTCGTTGAGCTGGATGATTTTGTTTTCAGCCAAAAACCTCAAGTATTGCCTTTCGAAATAAGCGGTGAAAAACATTTGTTTGATTTAAAAACTGTTACATTTTGCGGTAATGGTGTTTTGCTTTCTGGTTTTGTATCAGATGAAAAGAACAATGTCGGTAGAATCTCGTTGAAATATTTGCCATAGTAGGGTTTTTTGTGTATGTATTGATATGTCAACTTCAACACAATCAAGTCTTTTAAAGCAAGTAGGTCATTATGGTGGTGAGAGGGTTACTGATAGCACTGTAAACGGAAAGTTTATGGCTATTCATGCCCTCACCGAATGTGTAATCGGCCCTGCAACAGTAGGTAGCATATCAGGTTTTGTAGGAGCTACGCTTCCTCTTGGTGATGTAATTGTGGGCCGCTGGTCTTCATTAGAAATCTCTGGCGATGCTATCGTTTATTACGAAGATTAAATATGAAACTTATAAATATAGGAGGTTTAAATTTAATTCGCTCTTCCTTTAAGAGGGCGGTCGTGGCAGTTACTTGTTGTACAGCATTATGGAAAGATTCTGTATTGTGGAAAGATTCTTGTTTGTGGATTGAAGAATAATATAAAATATGAGCTTATTAAATGAAGAACCAAATCAAACCACTGAAGCTCAGAAAAAAGCATCAAGGATTAGATACATAAACCTAGCAATAATTAAAGAAATAACAAGATTCTGGAACGAAAGCAACGATTTAATATGGAAAGATCAAAACCCTCAAAACATTCTTAATGAATTAGGGGAGGATGCAGATGAAATCTTAGAAATAGATGAAGAAATATTAAACTTGCTCTCAAACATACTTGGCGGTCGTAGGCAATCAGAACTCGATTCTCTTTTAGCTAAGAAATCTCAAAGACAATAAAAATTTAAATCATGGCACTCAATACTTTCATACCTACAAGCGGATCAACTCACTTAACGTTCCGCAATAATTACAATACAAATATCACAGAGATCGAGACTCGAATATCTGGTCTTGAGGTTTTTAGTGGGGATTTATCACAATACTCCTTAACTGGTCATCAGCACGTAGTTGATGACGTTTCTGGTCTTGGGACAATGGCTACCGAAAGTAGTGGTGATTATTCTCCAACTGGTCATACTCACTCTGAATACGCTGCTACAAGCCATACTCACTCTGAATACGCTGCTACAAGCCATACTCACTCTGAATACGCTGCTACAAGCCATACTCACACTGTAACAGATATTAATTCTGCTGTTGCCCCAAGTGGTTATGTTATTACCGCAGATGGTGGTGGAAATTCAACCTGGGAAGAATCTCAGGGCGGTGGTGGGTCCGCTAAATTTAGCGTTGTTACTGTAACTACTGCAACTTATACCCAAATCCCACAACACACTCATCACCTTTATGACGATACAGGTCTTGGTGGTGGAGAAAGCGGTAGTGGTAGCGGTAGCGGTAGTGGTAGCGGTAGTGGTAGTGGTAGTGGCGGCGCAGAACCTTGTATTGTTGTTGATCTTCTCGACCCAACATTACATGAAGCTATAACTGTTCACAAAAAGATAGGTAACGATTGCGATGTTTTGCTTCTTCCTCCTAGTGGTTGCACTATTGACGGTGTTGTAAGTGATGGATTGGTTAGTGGATACAATCTTTCCAGCCAGAATGAATCTATTTCAATATTCAGCGATGGTGTATCTGGATACTACATACAATAATGAGTCACAGTCCTAAATCTCCACCTTTAGCAAAAGCAACCGCTGATCTTCCAGATGTTGAAGACGGTGTGTTGGCTTATGATACCACACAGGGGAAGCCAGTAGCTAGATTAGCTGGTGTTTGGTCTGAGATCGCTGGCGAGGTTTTTGGAACACCTACTGTAGTATATGATGATGGTGCTGGTATTGGTAATACAGACCAAATCCAAGGTGATATACCATACAGCTGGAAAAGATATGACACATCTTTAAAAGGATTGGTTATTGGAAATTCTTGCACTAGAATTCCAAAATTTGCTTTTGAAGGTTGCACTGGCTTGACTGGTTCTTTAGTCATCCCAGATAGTGTTACTTATATTAATGACAATGCTTTTGCTTTCTGTCAAGGTTTTGACGGGCGATTAACTCTTAGTGACAACCTCCTTAGAATTGGATATCAAGCTTTTAGATCAAATTCATCGTCGCAGATGATTTATACTGGAGAACTTATTGTTAATGCTGAAATATTAGGCGGTCAATGCTTCTATGGATTAGGTATAACGAATTTAACAATAGGGGAAAAATTAAAAACTATAGAAGGAAATTCTAACTTTTCGTATTGCATGAACTTGACTAATGCAAATTGTTACGTTACAAAAGACGTAATAGACCAAGAAAGCGCTGGCATGTTTGAACTTACTTCACTCTCGACATTCCACGTTCGTTCTACCGACAACACTTGGACAGCTGGTCCTAATCAGACTATTGGGTTAAAAACAGGTGTCCTCGTAATTAAAGATTTATAATATAAAAAAACAAAATGAAATACGCAATAACAGACGAAAGAGGTCACATTTACGAAGTTCAAGACACCGAACCAACCGAAGAACAGTTGGGTGGTTATCTTGTTTCTCATGAAATTTCTGATGAAGATGCGGCTACTGTTGAGGCTAGTTCTGAAAGGATGTGGTATATTGGTGGTGTTCTTTACGACTTCGATGGATATATCTATCGCAGTAAAAGAGACTACATGAATGAGAAGATTGATAGAGACTTCAGTGGCGACATTGATGGCGCTAAGAATCTTCTTAGAGATCACTTTTCAGAGAAGAGATACGATGTAGAAGTTGGCGGTCTTGATATGGGTGGGCTTGCAGTTAGAACTGACAGGCATACAGTTTCTAGAATTTATCAAGCAGAATCACTGACTACAGCTGACCCCACTTTCACTACAGATTGGAAGCTTGGTAATGGATCATTCATTACTATTGACGCAACTTTAATCGGTCAACTTTCGGCAGCAATCACAGCACACATTCAATCTTCATTTGCTCAAGAGAAAGCAGTAAACTCATCTATCGATGCAGCCACCACTATTGACGAGCTTAAATCTATAGAATGGTAATATGAGTCACACCTCAAATAATCCTCCAGTAAAATACGCAGCCTCAGATCTTCCTAATGATCTGGCAGAAGGAACTGTTGCTTATGATACAACCAATCAAAAGATGGTTGCTTTTAAGCAGGGTGCTTGGGGAGATTTGGGTGGCGCTGGTGGAATAGGAAGTACAACATATGTTAGAGGTAATGCGGCTGGGGTGATTGACCAAATCAAAGGTGATATACCAGCAGAATGGAAACGCAGCGACAATTCTTTGCGTGGTTTGGTTATTGGTACTAGCTGTAAAGCAATTGGCAAAAGAGCTTTTCAGTCTGTTGTTTATTTGAGAGGGCGAATTGTAATTCCAGGTAGCGTTAAAACTATTGCGTTTAACGCTTTTAGTAATACTGCCATTGATGAACTTCATCTAGAGCCTGGATTGGAATATATAGGTTCAAATTGTTTTTACAACAACGGTAATTTAATTAATAATTTAATACTTCCAGATGGATTAAAAGAGATTGCTTCGATAGCTTTTGGCTCCACTGGTATTTCGTATCTTAAAATACCACCAAGTGTCAATAAACTGAATTTTTCTGAGCCTGGCTGGGCTGGCGGTGGTTATCAAGGTTCTTTTGCGGGAATGTATCTTTTAACTAGGGTTGATTGCTATGTCACTAAAAACATCATTGATATGAATGAAGGTCGCTGTTTTGCTGGTTGTGACAGCCTCACCGAAATACATGTTCGCTCTACCGACAGCACTTGGACAGCTGGTTCTGGTCAAACCGTCGGAGGAAAGACAGGCATCACAGTAATTAAAGATTTATAATATGTCGCACACATCTAAATTCCCACCATTAAAATACACTACCGCAACTCTTCCCACGGATTTGCCAGTGGGTACTGTTTCTCTTGACACTACCACAAACGAGCATAAATCTTTTAACGGATCATCGTGGGATGCTATAGAAGGAGGTGGTGACATTGGAACTGCAACTATTGTTTTTGATTCTACTGGTCCAGCTTATGATCAAATCGCAGGAGATATACCAGATAATTGGAAGAAGACTGACTCATCTTTAAAAGGATTGGTTATTGGAACGAGTTGTGCGACTATTGGTGACCTTGCCTTTTTTAATTGCACTGGCTTAGTTGGTTCTTTAGTGATCCCAGATAGCGTGATAACTATTGGTGAAAGTGCTTTTGATTCTTTGTGGGGCTTAACTGGACCTTTAACTATTGGCTCTGGTGTTGAGGAAGTCGGTGATCTTGCTTTTTTTGATTGTAATTACACAGAAATTAATTGCTATATTACTAGAGATGTTTTAAACAAAGCAAAGTCCCCTGTTACAAATAACAAAACTATTCATGTAAGATCAGACGATAATACATGGACAGCTGGTTCTAGTCAAACTCTAGGCACAACTTGGATAAACACTGGTCTTACTGTAATTAAAGATTTATAGGTTGAAAAAACCCAATAGTTTCATTATAATGATTGATGAATGAAGCTAAAAAACTACCAGTATTTTTTCACATTCCTAAGAATGCTGGAACTTATGTTTACAACGTTTCGTTTCGTTTAATCAGCTCTAAACTTGATATCGGGGGCAGGTTGTATAACCTTCAAGTACAAAAGGGTGACCGTATAGTATATCGTTTGATTTGCTCTGCTAAAAATGGACTAAGCGACAAATATAAACTCATGAACAATGCGGGTTGGGTCGTTGTTCAGTACGATGATTTGAATTTAGATGATCTTAATCTGTATTTTGTGGAGGTATGTTCTTCTAGTTTTGGTTGTTATAAAGAAGAAGTGTATGGTAACCTGCCAAACGATACGGATCCTTATGAATTCCTGATACTAAGAGAACCTTACAGTAGAATCTTGTCCATCTATAGCTATTTAACATCTCCTCAATCAGCGCATGAATTAACGAGCGGTTCTTTTGGAGATAAAACATTTATAGAATATCTCAACTCAGATCAACTTGAGAATTCTTGGTTGATTAAATCTTTCTTGAACATACCTCATGATACCATAATAAATGAAGATCACTATAGAGCTACCTGTGATATACTTGATGATATGTTTGTTTCTGACATGAGCGATACAGATCTTTGTCTTTCTAATGTATTTAACAAATGCTATGGTTTTAAGAATATAGATATACCAAACCAAAAGATACACTCTAATAAAACCAGCAAAAAAACAGAACAGCCGTTCAAAACTTTGGACAAACCCACGAAGATGCACTTTAGCAATCAAACAAAATGGGACAGATTGCTTTATGAAAAGTTTGCCAACAAGAAAATCATAGATAAAAAACAAACGAAAGGTAAGGTGATAAACTGCTTTTATGAAGGTTCAAATGGCGGCTTTGGAGATTTCTTAAGGGGTTCTGTCAACTTATTTAACCACTGCATGAGTAAGGGGCGTGATTTTGATATAAATATAAATAAACACCCAATTAAAAAATACTTCAAACCATCAGAAAGTATTCATGAACAATTTGATATAGATGATCTGGCTTTAAAAGCTGAAGGCATAAAGCACTTCATACACTCTTTAAAAAAACTAACGCAAAACTGTATAATCTCAACCAAACAGCAAGAAACAAAATACATTTTTTCAAATTATCACCCATGCTTAACAGATGCCCGTGATATCATAAATTATTTGAATTTAATGCCACCGATTAACAATCGATGTTGTTCTTTTTTACAGAACAAGTTGCAGTTTTCTGGTGAGGTTAACGATTCTGTTAGTAGTAAACTCAAGGAAGAGAGTTTGGAAGCAGGTAAGTTTAACATCATCCACTTTAGATTGGGAGATCAAAACAGTTTTTCTAATCATGGTAAAAATTTAGAAGAATTACACAAAGAATGTTTTGCTAAATGCTTCCTAAAATCAAATGAGGACGACAAGCCTATAATAGTTTTATCAGACTCAAACGATCTAAAAAAATACTTAAAAGAAAACAACAAATCATTACCAATTCACACCCTTCATTTACAAAGCAACCATATGCAAAGCAAGCCTTCTGGGTTTTCTGGTAAAATTGAAACTACTGATCAGGGTGTTTTCCATGCTGTTTTTGATATGAAACTAATAACATTGGCAAATTCTGTGGAGTCGTATAGTGTATACAACCACGGATCTGGTTTTGTTTATTGGATTGCTAAGATCTTTGGTGTTCCAGTCAAACTTAATTTAATTAAGCATTAAATATATGAGTTTTAAATACGGAAAAGATTTAAAAACATCTATATTAATTGTAACTTATGACAAGGATCTAGAATTTCTTAAGTATAGTTTAAAATCAATATCTAAGTTTTGCCGTCTTTATAATGAGGTTGTTGTCGTTATAGATGACCACGAAAATGATTGTGTGGAAACTAAAAAATATCTTGAATCTATTGGGCAGAAATACTTTATAAACAAAGAAGCCAAACATATAACTAGAGGCTATATCAGGCAGCAATATATAAAACTATATTCTGAAAAATATTTTGACGAAAAAACTGATTTTGTGTGCCACTTAGACTCAGATAATATATTTAATGAACTTAATTCGCCTGATGTTTTCTTTAAAGGGTGTAAACCTGTAATTGGTATGCAAAAGTGGGCTGAAATGCCTAATAATAATTTTGAGGAAAGCACTAACAAAACAGTTGGATTTGATGTCGATTATAATTTCATGAGAAGAATGCCATTGGTTTACCCAAGGTGTATTTTTAAAGAGCTAAGGGAATTTATT